CTGATACTGATGGTACTGCACTTGGTAAAACTGGATTCGCAATGGGTGTACAAAAAGTAGGTGCATTAAACAACAGATATACAGTTTACAAAAACCCTTACATGACTGAGAATACAATCTTGTTAGGATTTAGAGGAACTCAATTCCTTGAAACTGGTGCTGTTTATGCTCCGTATATTCCATTAATCATGACTCCATTAGTGTACGACCCACAAAACTTTACGCCAAGAAAAGGTGTAATGACTCGATACGCTAAGAAAATCGTGAGACCAGAATTCTACGGAAAAATCCATGTTAAAGATTTGAATAAACTTTAATAGTTTGATTTTTTAATATTGCTTAAGGGCCCTCTTTTTTGAGGGCCTTTTTGTTTTAATTGATATTTATTGTAAAGGAGATTGTTATGAGCGTAAAATTTACGAATGGTCAAAAAAACAATAAGAAAGGATATAGATTTCTTTTATCATTAAATGATGAACAAAAACTAGCTAAGTCTGAAATAATTGAAAATACAATTTCCGTAATACTTGGAAAGGCTGGGTCAGGTAAAACTCTATTGGCATGTCAAATTGCATTACACGAAGTGTTGAGTAAATCAAAGAAAAAAATAATTATTACTAGACCCACCATTTCTAAAGAAGACTTAGGACACCTTCCAGGAAACATGGAAGAAAAGATGAGTCCTTGGGTTGCACCAATATATGGAAACATGTACCAACTACTTCGTAAAGAAAGAGTTGAGCAAATGATAAGTAAAGGTCAAATAGAAATAGTACCTGTTAGTTATATGAGAGGTAGAACATTTTTAGATTCATGTGTAATTGTTGATGAGTGCCAAAACCTTGACCATGAACAAACATTAATGATACTTCAAAGAATAGGTATAAATAGTAGAATGATGTTTTGTGGAGATACCGACCAAGTTGACTTAAAACGAAATGGTGATAGTGGACTAAGTTTTCTAAAAAAGATAGATACAGTAAAAGGTTTACATACAATAGAACTACTAGAAAACCATAGACATCCAATTCTAACAGACATATTATCAGTATATAAATCATATAAACAAGCATGATTGATATTTATATTTGATATTTATTTATATAGGTAAAGGAGATTAGTATGGCTACAGCCCAGATATGGCCTGGCTCATCATCATTTTCATCTGGAAATACTCCATTTGGATTGTACGATACAGACCTTGAATTTACAGCCTCGGCAGATAACACAGCCGCATGGTGCGCTAAGAGATTAGGTTACCCTATTGTTGATGTTGAATTACAGGCGGAAAATTTTTATGCATGCTTTGAAGAAGCTGTAACCGAGTATGGTGCACAAGTAAATTATATGAACATTAAAAATAATTTATTTGTTATGCAAGGTCAAGACACTGGTTCAAATCTATCACAAAGAAATATAAAACCAACAGCAGATAATATTGTTAGAATTTCTGAGCAGTATGGTTCAGAAGTTGGTGTAGGTGGAACAATAGATTGGAGGTCAGGTTCGATAGATGTTACGCAAAGCCAACAAGTTTATGACTTAGATGCATATTCAGAAGTTTCACATAGTGGCAAAGCAATGGAAATTAAGAGAGTATTTTATCAAGGCTCACCGGCAATTGCAAAATACTTTGACCCGTATATTGGTACAGGAATGGGAAGCCAACAATTATTGGATTCATTTAGTTGGGGTGATATGTCACCAGCAGTTAACTATTTACTTTTACCTATGTATGATGACCTTCTTAGAGTACAAGCCATTGAGTTTAATGACCGTATTAGAAAGTCGGCATATTCATTTGAATTAATAAATAATAAGTTAAGAATATTTCCAGTACCTGGTTCAACATTCAAACTACACTTTCACTATATATTGAAGGAGGATAGAAATCCAGTTTCAGGTTCTTTAGGTTTATCTGAAATTAGTGATTTTTCTAATATACCATACAATAATTTAATATATTCTCAAATAAATGATTCTGGAAAACAATGGATTAGAAAGTATACACTTGCATTGGTCAAAGAATTGTTAGGAAGTATACGTAGTAAATATAGTTCACTTCCTAGTGTTAAAGGTGAAGTAAGTTTAGATGGTGATACATTAAGAAGTGAAGCATCGGCAGAAAAAGAAATATTAATTACACAGTTAAGAGAAGACTTAGAGGCTGTTAGTAGAAGAAATATGATGGAACGTGAAAATGAAATTTCACAATTCCAAAATGAAGCATTACAAAAGTTCCCTTATGGAATTTATATTGGATAAATATTATGGCATTGTTTGGAAGACAAAGAGACATAAAACTATTTAACAGTTTGAATCGTGAAATAATAAATGATATTTCAGATTTGAAAATAGATGTTTATAAACCATCATTGTCAGACTCTAAGATTAACCTATATGGTGAAGCAAGAAAGAGAGTATACTTATCAGCAGTTCGTGTAGCATGCTTAATAGATTTAGAAGACCCTGAATTTACAGATGATGAATTGGCAGGGTTTGATGTAAACCAAACAGTTACATACTATTTCTTAAAAGATATACTAAAAAGTGATGCAGACCTTGTTATAGAGGTTGGGGATGTATTTAATTGGGATGAAACATACTGGGAAGTAGATACTGTAAATGAGAGTGATTACTTTTTTGGAAAAAATCCTGACACAAATAAAGATGTTGTTGGTAAAGCCATAGAGAGTAGGTTTGGCTCGAGTATTTCAATAATTTGCCAAACACATTTAACAAGAAGAACAGCATTATCTATAGAACAAACAAACACTGGGTATTCAGAAAAATTTAATTTACCTAGTAACATATAAATATGAAACAGCGAAGTAAACCAATACCAAAGCAAGCAGTTTCAAAAACTGTTGATAGGGCAAGTCAAGTAAAGAGAGATGACAATGTCCAAAATTTTGATATGGGATTGTATCAAATAGATGAGACAATAAAGTATTACTTTGATAATGTAATTATGCCACAAGTCACAGATAGTAATGATAATGTTGTACCTGTACCAGTTGTTTATGGGTCACCACAAAGATGGAAGGCTGCACAAAAATCTGGATTTTATCGTGATAAAAAAGGAAGAATTCAACTTCCACTAATTATGTATAAACGAACAGGTATTGAAAAGAATAGAAATTATTCTAGGCATTTTGACCATGCAAATAATAATTTATATTATACATTTGAAAATAGAAACACTCAAGTAAATAAGTATGATAACTTTTCAGCGTTAATTGGCCAACAGCCTAAAAAAGAATTACATAAAGTTGTAGTTCCTTCTTATGTAAACTTGTCATATGAATGTATTATTTGGTGTGAATTTATTGAACAGATAAATAAAGTTATTGAAGCAGTTGAATATGCAAGTGATTCATATTGGGGTGACCCGGAAAGATTTAAGTTTTCATCAAGGATAGATTCATTTGATGGAGTAACTGATTTGGTTCAAGGTGGTGATAGAACTGTAAGAAGTACATTTGCAATAAATATGTTTGGATATATTATACCAGATGCATTACAGAAAAAACTTAAAGAATCAAGTCAAAAAGTATTTACAACTGCAAAGGTTTCATTTGGAAACGAAACAGTGTCAGGCAATATTTCTGAATTGATGGGAGGTGACCCATTAGAGAATCCTGATAGTGTTGGAAGACCAATAATTCCAGAAGAAAATGCATCACCTTCAGATGAACTTAGAGGAATTTCTTCTAGAAAGCTTAGAGGAAAAAAATAATCATATTTTAGAAAAAGTTTTAGATATTTATTATTGTTAACTTATTTATATTAAAAGGAGAAATGTTATGTCAAAAGACGCTGAAAATGTCACAAATATCAAGTTTACAGACGATGAGTTAAGCAAATTAAAAGATATACAAAATAGATACCAAGAATTAGTTTATAACCTTGGAAAAGTAAGAGCTCAACAGATTGATTTACAAATTAGAGAATCTGCTATTACTAATGATGTTAAAGAACTAAAGAAAGAAGAACAAACAGTTGCTGCTGAATTAAATACAAAGTATGGTCCAGGTTCACTAGATATACAGACTGGTGAATTTAACCCATTAAAAAAGCAGTAAAACTAGGTCTTTCGGTTTCTGAGTTTATATTTATATATGTAATTATTAGCACAAAAACAATGTGTTGAGTTAAATTAATTTATGGAGAAAATAGATGGCCGAAAAAATAGTTAGTCCTGGTGTATTTACATTAGAAAAGGACCTCTCATTTGTCCCACAAGGGGTATCTGAAATAGGAGCGGCGATAATTGGACCTACCGAGCGAGGACCAGCTTTCGTACCAACGCTAATTTCAAATTACGGTGAATTTGAGAGAATGTTTGGAACAGACACTGATGTGTCATATGTACCCTATACAGTTAAAGAATATTTACAAAGTGCAGGAACTGTAACAATTGTTAGAGTTTTAGATGTTGGTGGTTATACACTAACACCACTTGGAATACAATTATCAGATTCAGGAAATGCGGCAGCAGCTGCTTCCGGGTCATTAACACTTAGAAGTATTTCAGGTTCAGACTTCTTTATTACTGGTTCAGGTGGTACAATATTTAAGTTTGTTGGAACAACAGATGTAGGTGCAATTGATGAAGATTCTGATACAACAAAACTATTCTTTATCTCTGGTGCAGACGTAAGTCATGCGGCTTTATCAGCATCTTTTGAAAACTTCATTAATGAATTAAATGAAAACTCAACAACAATGGGTATTAATTTCCAAACGTCATCAGCTGCTGGACAATTTACAGTTCATATGACTGCATCAACTGCAGGTACTGGTGGTAACACGTTAGGAATTAAAATGTCAGCAACAGCTTCTCAAGTTGATACATTAGAAGGTGGTACAGCTGCGGGTGCTGGTGCAAGATTAGTATCAGTTATCCATCCAGGAAACAATGCAAACGATGCGACAGGTAATTTTGATGCTTCAACATTCGGCACGTCTACATCAACAAGTACACTGTTTAGATTATCTGGTTCTGCTGATACAAGTGGAACAGATATTACTGCATCATTTAATACAACTGACAATACATACATTGAAAATATATTTGATGAAACACCTAAGTCTGCAAAGTCTGGGTACTTACTAGTTAACTTTAGAGAATTTCAATCTAGCTCATTTGCAACTGCAACATCAGTATCATTTGTAACAAGCTCTATTGATTATGGTAATGGCGGAACAGATGCTAGCCCGGCATATAAGCAAGCAGCTACTCCAATGATTACTTCTCAGTTTATCGATGGTACAAATACTACTGATTTATTCCAAGTAAAAACTAGAGCTCATGGTGATTCAACAAACCGTACATACAAAATATCTATTACAGATGTTAAATTTGCAAGTGAAGTACCTAATAGTGATTATGGTACATTTACACTTTCAGTTAGAGACTTTAATGACACTGATAAAAATCCAGTTGTCCTTGAATCTTTTGCAGGTTTAACACTAAATAGAATGTCTCCAAACTTTATTAGTAGAGTAATTGGTGACCAAAACATAACTGTAGATGGTCAAGGTAAAATTACAGTTTCTGGTGATTATCCAAATAGAAGCCAATACTGCTATATTGCACCAGCTACTGGATTGAATGAAGGTGGTCTTGCTAAGTCATTAGTACCATTTGGATTTGCTAAAGTAAAAGAACCAACACCATCAGCATTTGGAACATGTCCAACTGCATCACTAAAAACTGAACAAACTGATGAAAATGGAAATTATCAAACATATGTTCACTATGGATTTAATTATGATAATATTTTAACAGCAAATGACAATATCAATTACTTACATGCAATTGATAAAAATGCAGGAAATGGTAACAATGTAATATTTAACCTTGCTGCTAATTTCTCTCACATTAGTCATTCAACTGCTGCAAGCTTATCATTATCAGGTTCTACTTCACCACTTAATGCAAGAAAGTTCACACTACCATTCCAAGAAGGATTTAATGGTATGAATCCAGGTATTAAGAAAAATGCAGGTGAAGATATAACTGCTGGAAATACTTTTGGATTTAATTTAACATCTGCTACAGACACAGGTGCTAAATCATACAAGAAAGCATTAAAAGCAATTAGTAACCAAGATGAATTTGATATTAATATGCTTGTAACTCCTGGTGTTATTTCTAGATTACACGCTTCAACTGCTCAACAAGCAATTGATATTGCAGAACAAAGAAGTGATTGTTTCTATATCATGGATGCAGGTGCAGTTACTGATACTATTTCTACAATAACTGGTGAAGTTGAAAACTATGATACTAGTTATGCTGCAACATATTATCCATGGGTTAAGATACGAGATGCATCTACAAACCAATTTAAGTTTGTACCACCATCAGTAGTATTACCTGGTGTATATTCATTCAACGACAAAGTTGCTCACGAATGGTTTGCTCCTGCAGGACTTAACAGAGGTGGTTTATCAACTGTAACAGATGTATACAACAGATTAACACATGCAGATAGAGATGAACTATATGATGGAAGAGTTAACCCAATTGCATCATTCCCAGGACAAGGTGTAACTGTGTTTGGACAAAAAACATTACAGGTTAAAGCATCTGCTCTTGACAGAGTAAATGTAAGAAGATTATTAATTAATTTGAAGAAATTCATTGCGTCAACTGCTAGGTTCTTAGTATTTGAAAATAACACAACAGCAACTAGAAATAGATTCCTAAGTACTGTGAATCCATATTTAGAAAGTGTACAACAAAATCAAGGACTATTTGCATTTAGAGTTGTAATGGACGAAACAAACAATACTCCAGATATGATTGATAGAAATATCATGAAAGGTGAAATATTTATTCAACCTGCAAAAGCAGCAGAATTTATAGTAGTTGACTTCAACATTTTACCAACTGGAGCATCGTTTACTGACTAAAAACCTGTGAAGGTATATATTTATAATAAATGGAGAAAATAAAATGGCAGAGTTAATCGACCCAAATGAAATAATGTTTAGAGCTTTTCAGCCGAAAGTTCAAAACCGATTTGTATTGATAATAGATGGTATACCTAGCTTTATATGTAAAAGAGTTAGTAGACCTAGTATTAATACTGAAGCAAAAAAGTTAGACCACATCAACACTTACAGAAAGATTGCAGGTAAATCTGAGTGGCAAGATGTTACTGTAGGACTATATGATCCTATTGTACCATCAGGTGCACAAGCTGTAATGGAGTGGGTAAGACTACACTATGAATCAGTAACAGGTAGAGCAGGATATAGCGACTTCTATAAGAAGGATGTTACATTCCATGTATTAGGACCTGTTGGTGATAAAGTAGAAGAATGGACACTTAAAGGTGCATTTATTACTGCTGCTACATTTGGTGATTTAGATTGGACGGCTGACGAACCACTAGAAATCGAGATGACTCTATCTTACGACTACGCAATATTACAATTCTAATCATTGTGTAATAAATATTCAGAAAAGGTCCCAGTTTTGGGACTTTTTTTGTTTTATAAATATATTTATATATACCAATGAACAACAATAGTTTTATTAAAGGAGAAAAAGTTATGAGTAGTATGGACCCAGATTATCCTGGAGCAAAAGATTCCAAAAAAACTGAAGTTTCAAATAAAGATTTGAAGCAACAACTCAAAGAACAATATCAAGAACAACAAGTAGTTAGTAAGGTAGCAACAAAGGTTGACCCAGTTAATTTTCCAACGGAGATAATTGAACTTCCAAGTAAAGGTTTAGTATATCCAAAAAGCAACCCACTATCATCAGGTTTAGTTGAAATGAAATATATGACAGCAAGAGAAGAAGATATTTTAACAACTCAATCATATATTAAACAAGGAATTGTACTTGATAAATTATTTCAAGAGTTAATTGTTAGTAACGGAGAAGGACTAGCAATTAATTATAATGATTTAGTTGTAGGTGATAAAAATGCAATCATGGTTGCAGCTAGAGTATTAGGATATGGAAAAGATTATACAGTTGATGTAATAGACCCTACAGTCGCTGATGGTTCTGTAAAACAAGAATCAACATTTGATATATCTAATCTTCCAGATAAAGAAATACATGAAGTGATTCATAAAAATCCTCACGTAGGTGAATATCCGTTTATACTTCCTAAATCACAAAAGCTAATTAAAGTACAGCTAATTACTCACGGTGAAGAAAAGAAGCTTGAGCGTAAAGTTGCAGGTATTAAGAAAAGAATGAAAGGCCAAGATGCAACAAATAGAATGTTGAGTACTAGATTGAAAACACTAATTGTAGAAGTAGATGGCGAAAGAAATGTACCATATATTAACAAGTTTGTCGATGAAATGCTACTTGCTCAAGACGCCCGAGCAATAAGAACATATGTAAGTGATATTATGCCAGACGTGGATATGTCATTTAACTTTGTCAGCGATGAAACTGGCGAAGAGAAGGAGCTTGAGATACCGATTGGTATCACGTTTTTTTGGCCTGACGCCTAAAGACAAGCCTCTTATACATAAAGCAATATTCCAACTTGTATTTTTTGGGGGTGAAACAGGTGCAGGTTTTTCATGGGATGTTGTTTATAATTTACCTATATGGTTGAGAAATTTTTATTCACAAGAAGTTGAGGATTGGTTTAAGAGAAAAAACAATCAATCAACAGATAGAAATTTTGAAAAGAAAACCAAGCAGGATAAGTCAACTGGAGTTGTCAATCCCCCATCATTTGGTACTGGAGGCCGCTAATTTTTAGCGGCTTCTTGATATTTATAATTGAGTATAAATACCACTAATAGAGGAGATTCACATGATTGGAAGAGCACTAGGACGATTCATAGCATTCATTGCTGGGGCAGGTCCATATAAAGAGTTAAAACAAATCATAAAAGACAATCCAGAATTTGCACAAGAATATCGTGATATAAAATCTGACCTAGATAGAGATATTGCAGAGGCAGAGGCTTTATTGAAAAAGATAAATAGAAAGACTGGAAAAAAAGTTAAATCACTTAAGTAATATAGGTTTAATCGATGGCTAACCAAAAAAACGTAGACAATCTAAGACAGCAAACTGATATAATGGATGAGTTAGTTTCTAAGCAGGAACGACTTTCACAATTATATCAACAGCAAAAGCAAGCTTACGATGACATGGATAAGAGAACAACTGAGGCAAAAAATTTGTCTAAGGTTCTTGTTATGAATAAAGCCAAAGAGTTAAAACATCAGGAAAAATTAAATAATTTTGTAGACAAATATGAAAAGACCTTAAAAAAGGTTGAGCGTGCACAAAATAAAATGAATATGAATATTGACAAAGTATCTGGAAAATTTGCAGATATGGCAAGAAATGTTCCGTTCATTGGTGATAACCTTGCACAGAGTATTGAGGATGGTGCCGAAGATGCTAAAAAAGCAATGGGAGCATTCTTTGATAAATCAATGACACAACAGGAGAGAATGAAAAAAGGTTTTAAGGGAATGGGTAGTGTTGTTAAGATGGTATTTGGTGGTTTAATAATGGCCGCTATAGGTGGAATCTTTTCATTTATCTTTCAACAAATTCAACGTGCACGTGACTTAATGTATGAAATAGACTCAGCAGCAACTGGTGTTCAGCGAAGTCTAAAGTTAAGTGGAAAAGGTGTTGCTAATTTAACAAGAGGTTTAAGTGGTGTAAAATATTATGGTGATGCATTTGCTTCATCAATGACGGCTGTACAAGAGTCAATGGGATTCCTTCCACAACTTACAGCTAAAGAAGCCAACCTAATGGCTAGGTTAAATAAAAACATGGGTCTTGGTGCTGACACAATAGCATCTATGTATAAAAATGCCAGCAGAATGAATATGTCATTTGACAAGTATGCTGACCATGTTGATAGAACAACCAAAATGCTCAATGAACAAATGGGCACTAACTTTACAATTGCAGAGATACAAGAAGAGATTGCTAAAGCTGGTGATGATGTACTTGCAATGTATCAAAAAGAAAACGGTGAACTTGAAAAACAAGTAATGCTTGGTAAAAAGATTGGTCTTAACTTATCTCAGCAAGCTAAAATGGCTAGAGGTTTACTTGATATTGAATCTTCACTTGAGGCTCAAATGGAAGCTCAAATGTTGACTGGTAAACAACTTAATTTTGATAAAGCAAGACAGTTGGCATTAGAAGGTGATACTGCCGGTGCAAGTAAAGCAATACTTGACCAAGTAGGTGGTGTAGCAGAATTCAACAAAATGAATATTCTACAGAAAGAAGCAATTGCTAAAGCTGCAGGATTAGAAGTTGGTGAACTTGAAAAATCACTAGAGACACGAGAAAAAATAGCAGCTGGCGACCAAATGGCTGGAGATACTGGTACATTAGCACAAGGTGCAGGAAATGTAAGTGCAGCTGAAGCTAAAGAAATGAGAGAAGATGCAATTGCAAGTCAATTCTCAGGTATAGCAGAAAAGATTGAAAATATTAAAAAGAACATTCAAAATTTTGTTCTTAAACATTTACCAACAGTTATTGATTTTTTAGAGAAAAATGGTGGAACACTTCTTAAGATAGCAGGTGTTATTACTGGTGCATACATATTAAAGAAAGCATTTAATGCATTAAAGACATTATTTGGAGGAAAGAGTAACTTCTTTGAAAAAGGTACTATGATGAATCCAATGGTTACTTCACCAATTGGCGGTGGCGGTGGTGGAGATGGCTTCACTGATATGATAAGAGGTGCAAAGAAAGGTGACATATTCAAATATCTTAAAAAAGGATTTAGTCCAAAAAATATTACAAGAACTCTTAATCGTGGTATTATAAAAGGGTTTGGTAAAAGTGGATTCAAAACATTAGCTAAGTTAGGTGGTGGTAGTGCAATAAAGGCATTAAGTGGAGCAGCAGGTCTTATAACAACTGGTGTAATGGTTGCAAAAGATTTAAGTGACGCATCAACATCAAGAAGTGGTCGTGAAAGAGGTGCTGCAAATACAGGTGCTGCCGGAGCCGCAACAGGTGCTGCACTAGGAGCTGCTATTGGTAGTGTAATTCCAGGTGTTGGTACATTACTTGGTGCTGGTATTGGTGCTGGTATAGGATACTTTACTGGAAAAGTTATAGGTAGTAGTGATGCATTTGCAAACAGTTTTGATAAAGCATCAGAAAGATTAAATGATGCATATAAAGCAAGAACCGATATAGAAGATAGACTAGTTGGAAAATATGGAGAAATACCTGCACACGTACAGGAATTAATGAATAGTTTGGATGAGCAATCCAATGCAAATTTGGAAGCAGTTTATGCCCAAGACAATGCACTATCACAACAACAAGCTGCTATTGAAGAAGCCTCTGGATTTTTTAACGATAATGAATCCGAAATTATTGGAGCAATGTTTCCACCGGAAATAGCTGAACGTGTAGAAAGGCAAGCACAAAACTTTATTGATGATGGTGGTGGAACAATGGCAGAATTCTTTGATGAGTTCCCTCACTACAAAAAACAAATGTACGACTTGTATACTTCAGGTGTTGAAGATGCTGAAATGAAACAAAGCATAATCAACAAGTTGGATGACCAAATGCAAGAAGATTTTTCTAGTATGAGACAGTTTGGTAATCGTCTTCAAGATATAAGTTCAGACGTTGGTAGTTTTTCACAAGCATGGATAATGGAGGTAATGGCATCTGATGAACGTATAAAAAATAAAGCAATTGAATTACAGGCTGACCTATATGATGAAATAGGTGGATATGAAAATGCAACTGCACAACAAAAGAAAGACATCCAGGCAAAAGTTGAAGAGGAAATGAAACAATTTAGACTGGATGAAGAGGCAAAGTTAAATGCAACAAAACTTGAAATGGAAGAAGATTATGGTAAAACATGGTGGAGTAGAATGGGTGACTTTGCAAAAGAAAAGTGGGAAGCTACAAAACAATTTGCATCAAAAGCATGGGAAGGTATAAAAGGGTTTGCAAGTAATGTATGGAGTGGTATAACTGGTCTTGCTTCAAGTGCATGGAATAGTATAACAGGTAAAGCAACTGAAGTATGGGACGGCGTAAAAGGAAAGGCAACTGAAGTATGGGACGGAATAACTGGAAAGGCAACTGAAGTTTGGGATGGTGTAAAAGGAAAGGCTAGTGAAGTTTGGGAAAGTGCAAAGGGTTATGCAAAAGGAATGTATGACAAGTTACCTGAATCTTGGAAGAGTACAATGTCATCACTTAAAGAAAAAGGACTTGCATATTGGGATAGTATAAAGGAAAGAGCAAGTGGTGTTTGGGATAGTATAAAAGGATTTGCATCAGGTGCATTTGATAAAGCTAAGAGTTTAGTTAGTAGTGCATGGGAAGGTGCAAAAGATGTTGGTGGTCAAATATGGGATGCTGTAACATTCTGGGATGATGGTATTATCACAAGTGATGGTACTATGATACAAACAGACCCTGCTGATTATATCTTGGCAACTAAAAATCCATTTAAGAGTTTTGCACAAGGTGTTGCTGGTGGAGCTGGAAAGGTATTTGATACAGTCGGTAGTTTATTTAGTGATGAGTCAGATAAAGAAGATGAAAGAGAAAAAGACAGAAATAGACAACATAAAGAACTAATGGATGCATTACATCATCTTATACGAGTAACTAAAGAAGGAACAATAACATTAAATATGGACGGTAAAAAGGTTGGTGAAACTGTTCATGCATCAATGGCACCTAGAGGAGTAATGTAATGCCAGTACCTACTAACACAAATCTTAAAGATTGGTATGAAACTAATGGAACAGCATTACATAATGTTTCAGGTACACCAACTGCACCAAATGTATATCAGTTAGATGGTGTAACATATAGCGATATTCATGGTGAAAAAGGTGATAATGCTGTAGGTGTTGGTGTTGAAATAACAAATGTTGACAATACAGCAACCAATGTAATAACTAGTGAATTTTTACCAATTTTTACTCAGCAATTAAAATATTCAATAGTTAATGGTGAATTTATGGATATTGACCCAGGGTCTGGTATTGAGGCTCATGGCCAAGGTGTAACAACAACAAACCAGGATGGTACTGATTACGGGTTTACCCAAATTTACCAAATAGGTGGTGATGCATATAGAGACTTACATGGACAATACATAGATATTAGTCCTGATGAAGGTATACAAGAAAGTGCACTACTTGGTGCAAATGCTGGAATAGGTAGTACTGGAACAAATGTTTCTGGAATCCCAGCAGCCCAGCAGCCAAATACAATATGGGATAACGTAACAACATATAGCTCAGTCAATGGAACATTTGGTGATGCACCGGCTCCAGGTGATAGTATTCTTTCTAGTGGACCCAATGACCCTATAACTGGTAATTTAACATTAACAAATATTGTTTCAGAAAATCTATCTCAATTTTTTAACTTTACACCACCATTTATTCAAACTTCACAGTATACTCAGACAGTACCAATTCGTGCTGGAAACGATTCATCACCATTAGCAGTGAAGTCACAACAATCATCAACAGAAGGTGGAACACTATTCTTGACAAATCCAGGCACTGATAATGCTCTATCACAAATGGACCATGTAAATTACTATCAAGGTACAAATCCAATAGCAACATATAGTAATGAATTGTTTGGTGCATCTGGTGGAAATAGATATGACCAAAAAGTTTTACTTGGTAGCAATGACCCAGATAATAGCCCTCTTGCAAGATATGCAATGTCAGAAGAGGCAAATGGTTCAATATTAAAATCACAATACTTAAAGTTTAATTTAAGAAAAGATTCACCAAATAAGTTTTCTTGGGGAGCAATAACAGACCAACCGTTTATTCTTAGAGGTATACAAAGAAGTGGAGGAAAATTTCCAGATGGTGAACCTGAACCACAAACTTGGGGATTTGGTTTGGCTGATGCAGACAAAGTTCCTGCAGGCCTTGGTGATGTAGCTGCACTTGTTGAAAGATTTGTATTTGATGTTATAAGAGTTGGTAAATTTGCAATAAGTCCTAATGGTATATTTTGGTTAGATAAATTATTTGGAATACAAAGTTTGTTACTATCAAGGTCTTTAGGTTCCAGAATAGATAGAAAAGAAAATAATCAACTATCTAATTCTGAACTCAATGCTGATGTTGACACAGCAATAGCTACAGGAAACCCTAATATGATTGATGATATTGTTGCAAAACAAAAGGCAAATCAAACAGCAGATAGAACTCCAAATTTCCAAACACTTACATATTTTCAAATACTTAAAGCAAGAATTAAGAGAAAAGGTGGAAGGTCTATACATCCAATTGACTTTAGAGCTATAAGAGGATTGTTTGGAAAGGCTAGAGGTCGTGACCCAGGTTTAGGTAAAAACTTTTATCAGCAAAATAGTTTAGAAGCAAGACTTGGATATCCAAACTCAGGTCAATTTAATCTTGATAAGACTAAACCTTTTGCATTACATAGTGAAACCTACGTTGGAGGTATACATGATAAAATAAATATGTTAATGACAGGTGAACAACCAGCAGATGGTCTAAACAGTCAATTGATTAAATTTAATTTTCATGGTGTAGCTGCTACTGAAAAAGATGATGGAACAGCGGCACCAGCGTCAAAACAAATAGATGCAATGTACTTTCGTGAAACTGTTACAGGTTTAACTGATTCATTTGTACCAACATATGTTCCTATAAATTATATAGGACGGTCAAGTACTGGAATGATATATCAAAACACTATTAGAAATATTGGTTTTAATTTTTCTGTATATGCAAACAGTAAAAATGAAATGGCACCAATGTGGAATAAATTAAACACATTAGCATCATATACATATCCGCATCAACTAGGTGCTGGTTTTATGGGTGCACCAATTATGACATTAACAGTTGGTGACTTATATGTAGATTTACCTGGAGTACTAACAACATTTAATATGACGTTCCCAGATAACACAATGTGGGACATATATGGTGGTGGTGTAATTCCAGAATATGAAAACAGAAAAGGTGTAAAACTCCAACCACTACAAAATGCAGATTACTGGCAGTTGCCAAGACACGTTGATATTAATGTTACATTTGCAGTTATAAATCATGAATTTGAACAAGCAGGTAGAATGAATCTATTTGGACCTGCAAGAACTGTACAAGAAGATGGTTCTGTTGACTTAGAAACAGGATTGCCATATCTTAACAACAATTATATAGAAGGTGGTAAACCAGAATATCATAAAGAACCTGCGGTTCCTAATATGAACCTAGTACCAGACACAATACCACCACTTGATGCACCAGAAGATCCAGGTCAAGATGATGATAGTGTAATTGGTGGATTGGCTGGACCATAAGGAGATAGGTAATGAATAGAGGACAATTTACATTTCAAAAAAATATAGATAATAAGGATAGGTATCAAACAACCATTATGCCAACTATACCAAAGTCTCCAAATGATATTTATGTCATAACGGTAACTGGTGATAGACTAGACTTAATAGCAAATCAGTACTATGGCTCACCAGAATTTTGGTGGATAATAGCATCTGCAAATAGTGTAGGACTAGGAACAACAGCTTTGGAAAGTGGAATTCAACTTAGAATACCTGGTGATGTACAAGATGTTGAAATACTATATGAACAAATACAAAATAGAGGATAATAAGTTATGTCATGGAGAGGAATATTTTTAGACCCTATTGACCCCAATATTCAACAAAGGTTAAACGCAAGACAGTATCAATTGTCAAAGGGTACACATACTGAGTTTGGTAAACTACGTGGAATTCGTTCTACTAATGCAGAAGGCTTCACTGCAATAGGTCTTCCTAATAAAGCAGGTAATCAATTTTATGCTGGATTGGAAGAACCTGCAGGAAAAACTGCATGGGTAAAAATGTTATCAAATGCAGTAATTTCTGATGATATTATATATAATGGTAAAAAACATACTTCTGATAGTGACTTTGTTAAAAACTTAAGACTTAACTTTCAACTTTTTGGTGGACAAATAAATGCAGATGCACCAGGAAATACTCCTCAAAAGTTTACACAAAACTCTCCAAAGAATCTTTGGTATAGACCTGGAAGTAATTTTAGAAATACACCAGCACCTGGTATAACTAGGGTTTCAATTGACCAGTCAGGTATGATGGGTTCCATTAGAAAAGCAAAAATAGATTTTACAGTTTTTACAGAAACTGATTTACATATTTACCAAATGTTATATATGACACCTGGTATTAGTGTAGTATTGGAATGGGGTTGGTCACATTATAAAGGTTCTTTTTTACCAGAAGCAGGAAGTCAAGATGAGTATGTTACTGCAATTCGTGACAGAAGTTTAGGAACAGGTGAGAGTAATGAACCAAACCAGGCAGGACTATATGATGGAATGCTTGGTGTAATTAGTAATTTTCAATACACAGTTAGACAAGATTCTGGTTATGATTGCCAAGTGGATTTAATGAGTCCTAATTCATTTGTTGTTGATGCTCCATTAAAGAAAAACAATTTAGGATTTACAATTACACCAAAAAATGGAGATGAAGATAGTGCTGAACCATTATCAGATATTAAAGCAATACGTGCATTTATTGAAGGTGAAAGTTTAACAGAAGATGGTGATATATCAAATCCAGCAATACAAGGTAATGCATTAAAAAAAGGACTAAGTGATAGTTCAACTAGGGCATGGATGAAAAAAAATCTAAACTTAGGTGAAAGAGAACTTTGGTTAAAATATAATACTAAAGGAAAAAAGGAAGATGTTATAAATTGTAGAGTATGTTTTTCACATGATGATGGTGAAAAAGGAAAATATTCAATACCTCAAATAAAATTAAGGTCAGGTCAGCCAAATAAGTTTGGTGGCCAAGTTGGTGAATACTTTGCAACATATAAAGGTCAAAATCACATATATTCATTTCAAACACTTATAGGAAAGGACCAAGATACAAAAGTTACATATGTAAGTTGGAGATTTATTGAAGACGTACTATGTAGAGTATTATCTTGGGAAATGAATGACTTAGCAAGTGGAGAACTTGCAGATAACTTTTTTGTACTTAGTGCAGTTCAAAGATATAAGCGTGCTGTTAAATTAAAAAAAGGTGGATCACGTGATGCTAAGTATGGTGGGTTTATTCCGAATATGTTTAATTGGAGATGTGTAAAAGAAGCAAAAGAAAATAATTCAGAAGAAGAAAAAGAAGTAAACGAGTTATTAGAACCAATTAGTTCAGACCCAACACTATGTATCTGGCCAGGACAATACAAAACATGGCAAAAATATAAAGACTTGTTAAAAGACTACCATAAATCAAAGCAAGAGGCTAGTGAGGAAAACTCAGATAAAGCTTTAAGTTTTGACGATGAATATAGAAGAAGGTGGGTTGTTTGCCCAGGACAAGTTACAAATGGAAGAAAGGTATGGACTAAAGCTGGTAAGATAAATGTGGAAGTACTAAAAAAAGGTAATAAAAAAATAAAAGGTACAGGTAGTATCTACGATGTAAAAGCAACTGCAATGCCATTAAGAGGTGTATATGTAAACTTTGATTTAATTGAAGATGTATTAAGAACCCTTGCAACTGAACCTAGTAGAAATAGTATTAAAGATTTTTTAATGACACTTTGTGAAAATGTAAATAGTTGTTTTGGAAATCAATGGGACCCAGTTATTGTTGATAACCCCAATACTCCAGGTATAGAAATGAAAGACATGAATGTAATGAATTCAAACTTAAGTGCATTTGGTCGTGGAGGAGAAGGTAAGTGGGAAACTGTTAGTGCAGATGCAGATTCTCCTTCAACATATGATGAAGAGGCCGAAAAGCAAATGTACTCAAATGAATACACAAATGCACATATCGATATGTCAGGTTCAGACTTACAATTTGCATATGACTTCGGAGCACTTACTAAATTTTCTTTAGTTAGAAATGTTACTATGACATCAAAAATACCAACTGGTTTACAAGCAATGATGTTTATTGGTGCAACATCTGCACTTAAAGATGATGATGACAAAGCCGGTGCAACTTCAGGTGGAGCATTTTCTGTACAATCTGCTAGAATTCAAGATAGATTATATGCATCTGAAACTGTAAAGTCAACAGACACAGATAACCCAACATTAACAGCTGATGAAACATTTATGATTTCAATGTGGAATGCGTATGGTGAGTATACAACAGATGCATTTGAAATTGCAAAGGATGGTCTAGATAACTTAGTGGAAAAGTCAGCACAGTTATTTGTTGGTGGAGGTTACTTACAAGCATCTCAGCAAATGAATATACAAGCTGAAGGTGAAGACTCAGAAGCTGCTACTGAAGAGGATGAATACTCGCCACTTCTTCCATTTAATGTTGGATTTACTACAGACGGTATATCTGGAATATATATGGGTAATGCATTTTCAATGAGAGCAGCTTTACCAAGAAGACATTCACGAGCTGCATTATTTATGGTTACAAAGGTTGGACATACAATACAAGGTGGTGATTGGGAAACCACCGTTGATGGAATGATGAGATTATCTAAACAGGCTGGAAAATAACTATGAGTATATATGCTTCTTCAGACGGAATACAAAAGGCACTTTTTACTAAAGGTGGTGAATTCTTATTAGATGGTGAAGACTATGTTGGATTTTATCATGTACACCCAGACAAAGGTCCTATGGTTGGAAAAGTTCATGTCCCTGAACCACACAAAAGACTGGTTTCAATTGAAGAAAATCCATTAATTGTTGGTTATAAAAATGCATACACTGAAAGTGACATAATTCAAGTTTCTCAAAATACAGCTTTGCCATTTACGTTTATACCTAACCCTAGTGATGAGGATTTTGAAAATGGATTTATAACAAGATATTTTATAGCAAAAAGAAATGATTATAATAAACTGTATGAAACATCAGAAAAAGAATATCCTAGAAAAATTGCAGGACTTCCTGAAGGACTATATGCAGAGATGGAATTAGATTGGCATATAACTAAAAATCTAGAACAAGAATCTTCAATTGCTTTTATGATGACTACAGAGTCTAAAAATAAAAAGGTTGTTGATGATGCTAGTAAAATAATACCAACGTTAAAAAATTACTTAAGTGACTTGACACAGTTTAGCCGATAATATTTTTATTTGTCAATATTTTTGGTTATATTAAAACAAATTTGGTTATGATTATAGAAACACAAAAAGACTTCTCTTACATTTGTAATACTATACAATCCCGTGATAGTATTATTATACCTGTACTTTCTGATATAAATAAGCATTCATTAAATAATAGAGTACATTTAATATATGTCTATACACTTTTTGATGGAAAGGATTATGTTATACCGTTTACAGGTGAAGATTCTCTTATGAATTTTGATATAAATTTATTTACACTAAATGGAAATGCAAAAACCTATGTTTTTGATAGCAAAATCATCTATAATTTATTTCAGTGCAAAAACATAAAGGATGTTAACTTGATTAATTACTTTGTTAATAACTCTTCATTAGATGTGTCTAAATGTGCCACTAGTGCTCATATTTACTATGAAAGTAAGTATTGGAAATATAGAAACATAAATGAATTTATTCCTATACTTAAGCATTATGAAATGTGTAGAAACATAAAAAACTTAATGATACCAATAATAGATGAAGATATTTCAAATAGTCCACAATATATTGAATATACAAATTTAATAAATAACTTTTCAAAAATAGAAAAAAATGGTTTACATATTAATTCATCTCTTTTTGAAGAAACATTTAAGGGTGGACAATTATATAATGTAAATGTTGACAAAATATTTACAGAATATAATATTTACACAACAACAGGAAGGCCAAGTAACAGACATGGAGGTATAAACTTTGCAGCATTAAATAAAGACGACAACACTAGAAGTATTTTTACAAGTAGGTATGACAATGGTAGTTTGGTGGAATTTGACTTTGATGCATATCACTTACGGTTAATTTCTGATATAATTGGATATGATTTTCCAAAAACATCAGTTCATACATATCTAGCAAAACAGTATTTTAACAAAGAAAACATATCAGAAGATGAATACAAAAAATCAAAGGAAATGTCATTTAGAGTATTATATGGTGGTGTACCTGACAATTTAGGTGGAATAGAATATTTTAATATGATAAGAAAATTTATTAATATTCTTTGGAATGATTATCAAAAAAATGGATATGTTGAAACTCCAATATTTCGTAGAAAAATGTATGCAAGCAATTATGAAGACTTAAATAAGAACAAGTTATTTAATTACTATATACAGGCAGCAGAAACTGAAAATAATTCAAAAGTAATTGCAAAATTGTTAAACATACAACAAACTAAAAATATAAATCTTGTACTGTCAACATATGACTCTTTTTTATTTGATTGTGAAAATATAGATGAGGATATACTTAACAGTATAACGTCATGCTTTAACCACCCAGTTAGTGTAAATTATGGTAAAACATACCAAGATATGAAAAACACCCTATCTAAGGTTGTAAGTTGATATTTATATTGTAAAGGAATAGCTTATGAACATAGATAGCATTGTTAGAGATTGGGCATATAAAGTAAATGATGGTTGCCCAGACCCTAAAAATAGGACTCATTTTCAAATATTAGAAGATGTACTAAAGTCATATAACTATCCTAAAGAATTTATTTCCAGTTATTTGTCAAATGTTATAGACCCAAATAAACCTATAAAGGAATTTCAAACACTTTGTGTAAATATTGGAAAAATTATTTCAGAAGAAAAATTACTAACTGAAGCATCAGTTTGGGACAAAGCTGTTGGTACAGAATTAATATCAGTAACAAATACAGATGCACTATTTACAGCTGCAGGCGAATCCCCACCAAAAGGTCCATTCTTTGTACAACCAGAAAGTAAAGATGCAAAACAATTAAATATTGGGGGGTCAGCTGACCATACTGTTTACATTAAGGCAAGTGATACAGGAATAACATATGCCATAACAGGTTCAAAGAATAAACTTAAAAAAATGTTTGGTAATGTTGGAAAAGGAAAAAGTGGTGGAGATGTAACTTGGAATGAAAACACTTTAGAATCTGCTGCATGTACAGGTTTATACTTTGATGCTATAAAACACTACAATAGGTTAACATCAGGAAAAGCAACTGACGCTGACCAACAAGCTGCAATATCTGACTTTGAAGGTGCACTTAGGTCAGAATCAGGTGGAGCTTCTGGACTAAAAGGAAAACTTGTTGCACTCCCAGATTTACTTGCTGCTTTAGAATTGGCAATAGGTGTACAAAAATTTGCAGCAGTTCATGGTTGTAAAGGTTGGAATTTTATTCACAAGAGTATAGGTAAATATTATGCTGCTGGTGAAAAGAATGATAATTTAGATAAGAAAGGGTTTAAGGATAACACGGCAGATACTATTATAACAAAGTCACCAGCATCTACGTTAATTGCTAACATTGCAAAAGACAAAGTTACATTTGATAGTTCAGGTAAATGTAAAACAGAATCAGGTGATGAGTTCTATCAAATAAGTAATAAAAAGTCAGATGGCGGTGCACAATTAGGTAGAATAGTAAAAAGCTTTAGGGATATGTATGGTACTAAATCTCCAAATGATACATGGAGACTTCAGTTAACAAAAGACTGGATAGAATATGGAAATAGCAAGTTTTTACTAAATGAAGGTCTAAAAGATTATTTCAAACAAGGACTAACATTTATTAAGGATAAATTTATTTCAGCATTTTCTAAGATAAAAAGTAAGGTGTCATCGTTTAGTAAAACTATGGTTAAAAGTTTATCTGTAAAGAAAACAAAACCATCGTCAAGTCTAGATAAGTTTATGAAGTCAAGATTTAAGACGGCTGCAAGACAACTTAAAGAAGCAAAGTCTTCACCAAAAAAATATAGTTATTCTGGATATGCAAGCCTGTGTGGCCAATTGGCAATGCAAGGAAATATGACAGAATTAAAAAGCCTACATTCTAAAGCAAATGGTGAATGGCAAACATTAAAAAAATTATTAGATGTTCCAAATGATGGAATAGATGGTACAAAACAATCTTCAGGTCCAGTATTAACTGTACCTAAATCTGAAAGTGATGGTGCAAAATATGCACTTAAGCTAATGATAAATTTTATGGCATACGAACATTTATCGGCAATGCTAAAGAGTAAAGCTGGAAGTGTCAAACAAGTTTCTACTGTATTGGAGGAATTTGTTGAATTAGAAAAAGAAATGTATTTTGGTAGAACTGAACTTCCACTATTTAAGGTATATGGTGTTCCACCTAGTGGAAAGGCATATGAATATCTAAAGAGTGGTAAGGAATTTAGGGAAGATAGGCTAAAGGCTATGGATATGAAAGATGCTGTAAAGGACGGACAATATATACCAGGCGTTGTAGTTGATTCAAAAGTACAAAAAGGAAAAGGACATACTTCAGTTAAAATGTGGATACTACATTCAATAAATGAAAGTGGTACACAATATACTCAAGTTGATTTACGCTCTGGAAGCGAAGACACATTATCATTTTCAGTATCAGGTGGAAGTATAAAGCCAGGAAGATTGGTATTAGGGAAGATATAATGAAAACACAACTACTATGTACATTTTCAGTAAGAAAAGGATACCACAAAACAATTGATGTAATCGTTGATACATATGATGTACTATATAACAAAATATTTGTTTTAGAAAATGTTGGTGATGACAGGGAAGTAATGTGTACATATAATGTTGAACAAGGTGAAGATTCACAAATATTGGAAAACACAATATCATTACATAGAAAAAAACAAACAAATACTTTATACACAATTAATGCATTAAACAAATTAATTCAATCAGTAAATAATGGTGTATTAGATACATCATATCAAGTAGAATGGGATAACTATAGAAACTCATTATTAACTACAGCTGATAATGAACTTAAAAGAATAGATACAAAAGTTCTTGATATTGTGCATATAAAGATTAAAAATTGATATTTATAGTAAATAATTTTTTATTGTCAAATAAATTTAGTATATTACAGATTAATAATTAAAAACTACAAAATTAAAGTGTTATGGGTAAATTAACCTTAGCGGTTCTATTATTTCTAATAGGACAATCAATCATCTGGTTTCAAACCAATGGCCAATTTATTTGGAAATGGTTTGACAAAAATCCAATAATTTTATCGATAGGTATGGGAAGTATTATATCCTATGTCTTTATTTTAGCAACTAAATATTCTTTTGAGTATTTTGATGGATTGCTATGGCCTGGTAGATTTTTAGGATTTGCTTTAGGTATTAGCTCATATGCGTTATTAACGTGGTGGTTTATGGGAGAAGGTATTACAATAAAAACATTCATATCTCTCATATTGGCAGTAATGATTATAGCAGTACAAATTTTTTGGAAATAATTTTTTTATATCAAAAAAATTTGTTATATTAGTATTAACTAAAAAATAACAAGGAGAAAAACATGGAACTTTTTGAAAAATTACAAGACCTAGTTAACTCAACACAAGCAGATATTGATAAATTCAATAGTGGAAATAAATCTGCAGGTACACGAGTTAGAAAGGCAATGCAAGAAGTAAAAAACATTGCACAAGATGTTAGAATAGAAGTGCAAAACATTAAAAATGACAAATAATAATTAAAAGGAGAAAAAGATGGCACTAGATTTAGAAGCAATCAGACAGAAGTTAAATAAACTTCAAACACAAACTGGAAAACAGGACAATTTATGGAAGCCTGAACCAGGAAAAAATCAAATTAGAATTGTACCTTATCAGCACAATAAAGACAATCCATTTTTGGAAATGTACTTTCATTATGATTTAGGTAAGAAAAATTATTTATCACCTGTAACATTTGGTGAAGCTGACCCAGCAGTTGAATTTGCTGAAAAGTTAAAAGCTACAGGTAATAAAGACGATTGGCAAATGTCAAGAAAGTTAGAACCAAAAATGAGAACTTATGTTCCTATTCTTGTAAGAGGTAAGGAATCAGAAGGTGTTAAATATTGGGGATTTGGAAAAACAGTTTACCAAGAATTGTTAAGTTTTATAGCTGACCCAGACTATGGTGATATTACAGACTTAGGTTCAGGTAGAGACGTTGTTGTTGAATACCATACACCTGAAGAAGCAGGTAATAGCTTTGGTAAAACTACTATCAGAGTTAAGCCAAACCAAACTGCTGCAACAGAGGATAAAAATGTTGCTGAAAAAATTCTAAATGGTCAAAAGGATATTTTTGAAATATTTAGAAAGGTTTCTTATGGTGACTTAAAGCAAGCTTTAGAAGAATGGTTAAACCCAGATGGTGATACAGGTGGTGCTCCACAAGTTGATACACCAGCACAATCAACTGCACAAAAGGTTGAAGGTCAAGGTGTAAAATCATCTGATGATATTAACAAAGCGTTTGACGATTTATTTAGCTAGGAGATAGTATATGGCAAAGAAAGTAACTACAAAGAGAGATGATTTAGCAAATTTGTTAGCAGATAGTCTTAATAAGAAATTTAAGGACTATAAAGTTGCTTACTTTCTTGACGGTACTGAAGAAACACCAACTGACTTGACAGAGTGGATTAGTACTGGGTCATCTATGCTAGACCTTGCAATCTCTAACAGAAAAAATGGTGGAATACCAGTTGGTAGAATTACTGAAATAACTGGTCTTGAAGGTAGTGGAAAAAGTCTTATGGCTGCTCACCTACTTGCAAATACACAAAAACAAGGTGGACTTGCAGTTTACATTGATACAGAAAATGCAATGAATGAGGAATTTGCTACGGCAATTGGAATCGACGTTGGAAACATGTTATATATTCAATTGGAAACTGTTGAGGAAATTTTTGAGGTTATGGAAAACATCATAACTAAAGTTAGAGAAAGTGATAAGGATAGGCTTGTTACTATAGTTGTAGATTCATTGGCTGGTTCAACAACCAAAGTTGAAAGTGAAGCTGATTATGGAAAGGATGGCTGGGCAACCAGTAAAGCAATTATTTTATCAAAGGCTATGCGTAAGATTACTCAAATGATAGGAAGACAGAGAATTTGTCTTGTATTTACAAACCAACTTAGACAAAAGATGGGGGTTATGTTTGGTGATCCTTGGACTACATCTGGAGGTAAGGCAGTAGCTTTCCATTCCAGTTGTAGACTAAGGCTTAAACCAATGGGACAAATCAAAGCAAGAGTTGATGGTCAAGAACAAGTTATGGGTATTAAAACTGTTGCACAAGTTGTAAAAAATAGAATGGGACCACCATTAAGAAAGTCACAATTTGAAATTTATTTTGAAAGTGGCATTGATGATTTTGGTGGATGGTTACATGTTCTAAAAGATTACAAACTTGTAAAACAAGGTGGTAGTTGGTACACATATACAGACGCAACTGGAAAGGACCATAAATTTATGTCAAAAGATTGGAATTCATTATTGGAAAACAATGAAGAACTAAGAACAGAGATTTATGATAAAATTGCAGATACAATTATTATGAATTACAAGATTGATAATTTTGGAATTGATGATGTTGAAATCAGCAGTGAACCAGTACCAGAAGGATAATAGGTTATGAATAAGTAATTGGTGGTTAACCCCACCTTTTACTTCGTCCTACACAACAACAGCCTTCTCGTGGCGTAGGATGTTAAGGTTAAAAATCCGCACTTATAGAATGATTTATTTAACCGACCAATGTTGTTAACAAGTGATTTATCTTTGGCCAAGTGACCCCAAAGAAAATTAATGATTAAGGTATATGTGGCTGATACCAATTGTTCTCTAATCGTCACTGTTGGAGATACTATAAACATATACTATATCAGCTTGGAAGCCCTGGATTTGTTTCACAATGAAGGGGCTTTTTTTACCAAAAATATTTTTTTATCCCAAATATTTTAGTTATATTATAATAAATAAAAGATAATAGCATATGTCAAAAAACAGATACTTTTCAATACTAGAAACATTGGAGGAAAACAAAGACAACCCTTCAAATCCTAATGATAGGATACTAATAGTTGATGGACTAAACACATTTATCAGAGCCTTTGCAGCAAACCCAGTAACAAATGATGATGGTATACATGTTGGTGGAATAACTGGTACATTAATGTCTATTGGCTATGCAATTAAAAATATTAAACCAACTCGAGTTATTGTTTGCTTTGATGGAAAAGGTGGCAGCCAAAGAAGAAGAAAAATATTTCCAGATTATAAAGCAAATCGTAGAGTTAGGTCAAGACTAACAAGACATGGTAATCACAATACATTGGAAGATGAATCATTGTCTATGAAACAACAATTAATGCGTTGTGCACAATACATGCAACAATTACCACTTACAGTTTTAAGTGTAGAAAATATTGAAGCAGATGATAGTATGGCGTATATTTCTCAACAAGTATATCCGAATAGTCAAAAATTTATTATGTCAACAGATAGGGATTTTCTTCAACTTGTATCTGATAAGGTTCATATATGGTCGCCAACAAAAAAGAAATTTTATTTTAAGGAAACTATAATGGAAGAGTATGGTATACCATCACATAACTTTTTACTATATAGGACAATTGAAGGAGATGCATCAGATAATATACCTGGAATACGAGGTGCAGGCAGAAAAACAATTGCAAATAGAATACCTATAATAACTGAAGATAGAACAATAACTATTGATGAAATAATTGACTTTACAGAAAAAAACTCAAAGTATAAAATACTAAAAACAATATCCGAGTCTAAGGAATTGTTAGATATGAATTATAAATTAATGCAGCTAAATGAAGTTGATATATCTGGTTCAGCAAAGACAAAAATAATGGACACAGTTAGGTCACCAATACAGAGATTGGTTAAATATGAATTCCAAAAAATGGTATTAGAAGATAAAATAAATGGCTCAATTAAAAACCCAGACTTATGGTTAAAACAAGTATTTTTACCATTAGACTCTTATGCAGGAATGACATATGACAAGTAGACTAGCAGATTACGGAAATTTATTTCAAATAAAATTGATAGCCGCACTGTTTACAGATAAGGCTTTCCTTCAACAAATCAATGACATTCTTGACCCTAAAATGTTTGAAAATGAAGCAAACTTTTTTATCATAAAGGAAATACAAAACTATTTTAATGAGTATAAATCTCCACCAACATTAGAAGTAATGAAGGTCAAGGTTGCAGAAATAGAAAGTGAACTACTAACTCAAACTGTAGTTGATACATTAAAGGATGCATATAGAAATTTAGAATCTTCAGATTTGGATTTTGTAAAACAACAAACACTTGATTTTTGTAAAAACCAATGTATTAAGTCTGCAATTATGGAATCCGTTGAATTGTTGAAACTAAATGATTTTGATGGAATAAAATCAACCGTTGATGCAGCTATGAAAGCTGGTGTAGAGAAGGATGTAGGTCATGAATATAAAGATGAAATTGATGAAAGATATTCAGAATCTGTAAGAAACACAATAACAACTGGCTGGGATGTTATAGATGATATAGCTGATGGTGGTTTAGGGAAAGGTGAATTAGGAGTATTTGTTGCACCTGCAGGTATTGGTAAGTCATGGGCATTGGTTAATGTTGGTGCAAATGCTGCAAAGGCTGGGTTAAATGTTATACACTATACATTGGAATTAAATGAGGCATATGTAGGTTTAAGATATGATAGTGTATTTACTGGAATATCAGCACAAGATTTGAAGTACAATATTGAAGAAGTTAAAAAGACAGTTGGAAATATGAAAGGTGATTTGATAATAAAACAATACCCAACAAAGTCTGCTTCAGTATCAACAATTGGTGCACATATTGAAAAGTGTAGGGTGCAAGGGTTTAAGCCGGATTTAGTAATAGTTGACTATGCTGATTTATTAAGAGACATAAGTGGAGGCCGTGAAGTACGACATATGCTAGGCAACATTTATGAAGACCTTAGAGGATTGGCTGGTGAACATGAAATTCCGGTTTGGACCGCATCTCAAGCAAATCGTTCTGCTTTAGAAGAAGATGTTATTGGAGCAGAAAAGATTGCAGAATCATATGCAAAAATAATGACAGCAGATTTTGTTGTTTCATTAAGTAGAAAAATAGAGGATAAGTTGGCAGGCACAGGAAGATGGCATGTTATAAAAAATAGGTTTGGACCAGATGGAATTACTTTTCCAAGTAAAGCAAATATGTCAAACGGCCAAATGCAAATATATGAGTCTAATTCTGTGCAAGGACAAGAGACTCAAAAGGACATGAATAATCATAATGAATACTTGAGAAAAATGTTAAAAAATAAGTACAAAGAACTTGATAAAGATAACAAAAGTTGACTTTATATAAATATATTTTGATATTTATTACAGACTGGCAATTAGCCGGTTATTTTTTTCAGTAATGTTAGTTTTATAAATTAAAGAGGAAAGAAGAAATGGAAGTATCTAATCAGATTTTATCGAATATAACCGTACATATGAAGTACGCAAAATTTATTCCAGAACTTGGAAGAAGAGAAACGTGGAAAGAATTGGTTACACGTAATAAGAACATGCATATTAAAAAATATCCACAACTGAAGGATGAAATAGAGGAAAAATATAATTTAGTATATGATAAAAAAGTACTTCCATCTATGCGTAGTTTACAATTTGGTGGTAAGCCAATTGAAATATCACCTAATAGAATATATAATTGTGCATATCTTCCTATAGATTCTATTGATGCTTTTAGTGAAACTATGTTTTTGTTGTTAGGTGGAACTGGTGTAGGTTATTCAGTACAAAAACACCATGTAGAAAAATTGCCAATGATTCAAAGACCATATCCAAAAAGAAAGAAAAGATTTTTAATCGGTGATAGTATTGAAGGCTGGGCCGATGCAATAAAGGTATTAATGAAGTCTTATATGAATGGTGGTGGTAGTAAAATAGAATTTGACTTTTCTGACATTAGACCTAAAGGTGCAATGCTTGTTACATCTGGTGGAAAGGCACCTGGACCTCAACCACTAAAAGAGTGTATACTAAAGGTAAAAGGTATTTTAGAACAGAAAGAATCTGGTGATAAGCTTACAACATTAGAAGCACATGATATTGTATGCCATATTGCAGATGCGGTATTGGCTGGTGGTATTAGAAGAGCTGCTTTAATTAGTTTGTTTAGTGCAGATGATGACCAAATGATTGCTTGCAAATCAGGCCAATGGTGGGAATTAAATCCACAACGTGGTAGAGCAAATAACTCAGCTTGCTTAATGAGACATAAAATTACAAAAGAATTTTTCTTGGATCTTTGGAAACGTGTAGAATTATCCGGGGCAGGTGAACCTGGAATTTACTTTAACAATGACAAAGATTGGGGAACTAATCCTTGTTGTGAAATTGCTTTAAGGCCATTTCAATTTTGTAACTTATGTGAAGTAAATGTAAGTAATATAGAATCACAAGATGACTTAAATGAAAGAGTTAAAGCAGCAGCATTTATAGGTACACTCCAAGCAGGGTATACTGATTTTCATTATCTTAGACCAGTTTGGCAAGAAACAACAGAAAAGGAAGCTTTAATTGGAGTATCTATGACAGGTATTGGTAGTGGCACTGTTCTTGGATATGATATGAAAAAAGCTGCAAGTGTTGTAAAAAGGGAAAACACAAGAATTGCAAAACTTATAGAAATAAATCAATCGGCTAGAACAACAACTGTAAAACCGGCTGGAACAACATCCCTTGTTCTTGGCACAAGCAGTGGTATTCATGCATGGCATAACAATTATTATATTAGAAGAATACGTGTAGGTAAAAATGAATCAATATATAATTACCTAAAAGAAAACCACCCAGCACTTGTTGAAGATGAATATTTTAGACCACATGATACAGCTGTTATTCAGGTACCACAAAAAGCTCCAGAAGGCTCTATACTTAGAACGGAATCACCTTTTCAACTTTTAGATAGAGTTAAGAGAGTTGCAACTGAATGGGTAAAATCAGGACATAGAAAAGGTTCAAATTCTCATAATGTTTCTGCAACTGTTAGTTTGAAAGAAGATGATTGGACTTTGGCAGGCGAATGGATGTGGGAAAATAGAAAACATTACAATGGGCTATCAGTTTTACCGTATGATGGTGGAACATATACACAAGCTCCATTTGAAGATATAGATGAAGACACATACAATGAAATGATGAAATCACTAACTGAAGTTGATTTATCTAATGTTGTAGAGTTAGAGGACAATACTAATTTATCTGGCGAGCTAGCTTGTGCAGGAGGCAGCTGTGAAATTACTTAGGGGTTGGATAGAAGAGTTATATATTAGGGAAACAATTAATAAATCATCAACCAAAGATTATTATTGGGAAAATGGAAAAATGGTAATGACAGAAGATTACCATCTAAACCGAGGTTACTGTTGTAAAAGCGGATGTAGACATTGCCCATATGAAAACAATAACTCATAAAGCTAAAATTTTACAAGATGAAATTAAAGCAAAAAAATTAGAATTATCTGAATTACAGAATGAGTGTAAACACAAAAATAAACAAATAAAAATGGACCAAAAAAATTCAGCTATGTGGGAATGCAATGAATGTGGATTGAGATTAAGATATCCTACACCAGCAGAGATGGATATATGGATTGATAGTTAATGAAAATGTTAAGTAGTTATGTAGGAAATACACCATTGATACCAATTACAATGGGTGGTTATACAGTTTGGGGTAAATGTGAATTTATGAATCCTGGCGGTTCTGTTAAAGACAGAATGGCAACTCATATACTGAACCATGCAGAAAATAATAATCTAATAAGAAAAGGTGATGTACTTTGTGAAGCAACTTCTGGAAATACAGGAATTGCTTTTGCTATGTTAGCAGCAGAGAGAGGTTATCAAATGACAATCATTATGCCTTCAAATATGTCTGAAGAAAGAAAACGAATGATGAAGTTTTATGGTGCTCATTTGATAGAAGTTAAGGAAGGTGACTTTGACAATGCAATACGGGTAAGAGATGAAATGTGTGAAAAGATGGGTTGGTTCAATTGTAATCAATTTCATAACCCCTTGAACATTGAAGCACACTATAAAAATACTGGACCAGAAATAGAAAAACAAATTAGACAACAACTTGATCAAAATATAGGTTGGCCACAAGCATTTGTAGCAGGAACAGGTACAGGCGGAACAATAATGGGTTGTGGAAAATATCTTAGAGAACATTATCCAGGAATGAATTTAGTAGCAGTTGAACCAGAAGAGTCAGCAGTAATGTCAGGTGGTGAAGCAGGACTTCATGGAATACAAGGTATTGGAGATGGTAGTAAATTTCTAGTTGATTTGCAAAAAATTACTGAAATAAAAACAGTACATACAAATTGTGCAAGAAAAGTAGCACGCCATTTAGCACATAGGTTTGGACTGTTTGTAGGAATAAGTGCAGGTGCAAATGTTAAGGCAGCATTTGAATGGTTAAGAGACAATGATTGTAAACATGCAATAACAATCCTTTGTGATAGAGGTGAAAGGTATTTTAGTTGCTTATGAAAAGTGTAAAGATAAAATTTTCTCAACCTGTTAAATTAAATTCAGGCCCTGCTATGAAAGAGGTCATAGTGGACAATGATGGACATAATACAATTGAAAGAAATGTACAGTACGTATTATGTAATGCAATGAGTGATATGAAATATAAAGGCCTAAAATCCTTTACAGTTAAAATCATAGATTAGTTATGAAGTGTATAGTTGGAAATAATTTAACAGCACTTTTTGCATCGTATATATTTAAGGATTTAGATTTATATAATTATAACTCAAAAATCATTGAAGACTATACGCATATACCAACAACAGTATCGGTTATTGATATTCTTAAAGAATTAAAGTTAGATTTTTCAATTAAATCATTTAAGTGTTGTTTTGATAATCGTGGAAAGCTTTCAGCAAAATTTGATGATACATTTGTAAATATATGGTGTATACATACAAGAGGAAAGTCAGTAGTAGAAAAAAGCTATATTGATAATTTGTCACATGAGGTAAATTATATATCTATAAATGATTTGTCAGCATTTGAGAGTTTACAATTTCTAAAAGATGTTTTATTGAAACATGTAAATATAAAATCAACATTAGAAAATTTAGATGATTTAGAAAATTATGATAGGGTATTGTGGTGTCACAATTTAAGAGACATTAAACCAGATGTTAGTGAATTTGTTGAAGGCTATCAATACATTTGTAAAAATTCAGAAGTTGGTGGAATGAACCAAATTTTTGATGTTGTATATAGTATTGGAAAACCATATTACAAAAAGATATATTCTGGTGAAAATGTTATATATTATGCAATGAGAAAAATACATGAAAAATCAATAGATGAAAATAAAGTCATAGATTCAAATAATACAATACAAATATTGGATAATTTAAGATTAAATTCATTTAGAAAGTTTGATTTATTAGGTATACATTCACAATGGAATCTAGGTATGAGTTTAGGCAAGGTTTTGATTCGTTGTAATGAACTTAGAGAATATTACATTGATGACAAAAAAATCTCTAAAAATATTTTTTTATCCCAATAATTTTTGTTATATTAGATTAAATAAATTAAAACAGGTTACACATTATGAGAAAATACTGGTCAGTACCAAAAATAGAAACAGGTAGATATACAAATTTACATGAAGCATTTTACTGGGAATTACAAAATATTGTAAATCAAACAAACACTGTACAAAGTCGTGGAACAAACCAAAAAGAAGTTTTATTTAGAAGTTTTGTTATAGACAACCCGACAGATTTAGGTATTTGGTGGCCAAGTAGAAAATTTAATGAAACATATACGTTAGCAGAATTTCTTTGGTATTTGTCAAGAAATCCTAATGCAACAAATATTGGTAAATTTGCAAGAATTTGGTTAAACATAAAGGATGGTGAAGATAATGTAGAATCAAATTATGGCTGTTATGTTTTTGGAAATCAATGGAACTGGTCTGTAAATGAATTGACAAAAGATAAAGATAGTCGACGTGCAACATTTGTTATAGGACAACCATATCATAAAACAAAAAATCCAAACGATATACCATGTACACAATACTTGCAGTTTTTTATAAGAAATAATAAACTTCATATGGGTGTAAGTATGAGAAGTAATGATATTATTTTTGGAATGTCAAATGATATTTTCATATTTTGTTTATTTCAACAATTAATGTATAATGAATTAAAAACTGTATACCCAGATTTAGAACTTGGTTCATATTATCACCATGCAGGAAGTTTACACCTATATGAAATGCATAATGAAATGGCACATAATATTTTATCAATTGATAGTGAAGACACAGAATACTATGGAAAGTATTATAAGTTAAATGACCATGTAACATTAGATTATATACAACAAAACAAGATGTATTTACCAGAAAAAGATATGACAAAAGAACAGATTGGTGAATATGCAAATGATATTAGTAAAAAATTATTTATATGAAAAAGAAAGAATCAATACTTAAAAGGGCAGATGGTATAATAAACAATCGCTCTGAAGAAAAGGAAAGACAGTATGGACCTTTTAGTGAAGGAATGGAACGTGCGGCTAAAATCGCAAGTGGCATGACTGGAAAGGATTTTGTAGCAGAAGATATGTATGCTGCATTAATTGCACTAAAATTATCTAGACACTCATATAATTATAGAGAAGATAATTTATTAGATGCAGTTGCATATTTAGGAGGATTAGATAACTATATAAAGGAAAAAGATAATGGCTAAAAAATTAGTACGTAAATGGAATCCAACTTATAAAAAAGCTTGGGTTAAGGTTGCTTTACAAAACGCATTGAGTAAATTGGAGTATGGCGAACTTTCTCCATCAAGTAAAAAAGTGATTGGTGATGTGTTGGCTGAATGCGATATAAAGGCAAGAGAAAAAGAGGAGATTGTAAAATGAAGTTTTCAAAAGTAAGAGATGTAAAAACACCAACACGGGCAAATCCAACAGATGCTGGTATTGACTTTTTTGTACCAAATGATATGGTTGTAACCGAATTAAGGTCAAATGAAAAGTGTCTAATTCCATCTGGTATTAAAGTTGATGTACCTGAGGGTTATGCTTTAATAGCATTTAATAAATCTGGAATTGCAACTATTCGTGAATTGCAAGTTGGAGCTTGTGTTGTTGATTGTGGTTATCAAGGAGAGGTACATATACACTTATTTAATTATGGAAAGAATACTGTGTATATCAATCCAGGTGATAAAATAGTTCAGTTTGTTTTATTGCCATTAGGACCACCTAATTTAGAAGAAGTAGACGAATCTAACTTGTATAACTCTGATTCAACCAGAGGAACAGGTGGATTTGGTAGTACTGGGATACAATAATGGATAATAGACCTAAAACAATATTTTGTGATATAGATGGTACGCTAGTAAAGCACATGTCACCATCAGAAGCAACATCTCCATATAATAAAATGGAGGTATTGCCAGGAACGATTGAAAAATTATTGGAGTGGGAAAGAAAAGGCTACAATATAATTTTAACAACTGGTAGAAGATTGTGTATGAAAAACCAAACAGAGCGTCAACTTGCTGAGGCTGGAATAGTTTATGACCAATTGATAATGGGATTTGGTGGTGGCCCAAGATACTTAATAAATGATATGAAAAAAAATGGAAGGGAGGCAACTGCCTTTGCAATAAATCTTAAACGAGATACTGAAGGAATAGGTAACATAAATTTAGACCTTCCATACTAATTGAATAATAGTTATGATAATAAGAACAAATAGTACAAACGATAAATATCAGTATTCCAAATATAAAGTTGGTGATGTATTTGAAGTAATAAATGACTTTGGAGAATATTATACAGCAAAGTTTATATCAGGTAGTGATTTTGGAACAGTTGTTGCAGTCTGTAAGTCAGATTGCGAAGAAGTTGTTATAGGTAGTGACCCTGATAGTAGAGAAGTATGGATGACAACAGATGACTAATATATCAGTAATAATACCAGCAGCCGGTTTGGCAACAAGAATGAGGCCACTTTCAAGTAACATGTCAAAGGCAATGATACCTGTTTGTGGTAAACCTATTATTTCATATATCTTAGATGAATTATTACAATATCATAATGTAAATGAAATAATCATTGTTGAAAATAAATTACATGATATTAGTGAATTTGTTAAATCTACATATTCATTTATTGAAAATACATTTAAGTTTGTTGAACAAAAAAATCCAAAAGGGCCACTACATGCAATTGAGGTTGGATGGAAAAAATCAACAAAAAAAGACAATTCTGTATTGATTTGGTTAGGTGATACAATTTGCCGTGACGAATTAAACTTTAATAGTCCAGGATTTTTAGGAGTATCAAAGGTTGAACAAAAATCTAGATGGTGCTTAGTTGATAGTAATGGTAAAACATTTTATGACAAACCTGATAATGATGTACCTACAGATTCTGCACTTATAGGTCTATATTATTTTAACAATAGAAAATGGTTTAATGATTCTATTAAGAAAGGAATGAATCAACCTCAACATAAAGGTGAACACCAAATAGCAGCATTACTATCAGAATATCTTAATTACATACCTAATTTTGAATTATTAGATACTACGGAATGGTATGATTGTGGTGAATTAAAAACATATTATGAATCAACAGCCCGTCTAATGCAAGGTTCATCTAGAGAGTTTAATACACTTGAGATAGATACATTTTTAGGTACAATTACCAAAAAGGCAACTGGTGATAAAGCACTTAAGATAGAGAAAGAAAAGAATTGGTTTAATACATTAAATGATACTCAGCGATTATTTGTACCACAAATTTTGGATTCACAACATGGCGAAATGAAAATGTCATGGGAAGCCGGTACTCCACTAAATGAAGTTTGGCTATATGAAAGAATGAATGCTGATACATGGATAGGTGTTACAAATTCAATACTTGATATATATCACAAAGTGTTTTATAAACTAGGAAAGGAAAAACTTTCAGACTGCTATGAAATGTATATTCAAAAAAACATGGACAGGCTGGATAGTGAAATGTATAATGACTTTATAGGTATAGACACTGCAAAGAAATTTATAAAACAATCAGGCCTAAAGTTATTACAGACATCAAAGTGGAGTGAAAGAATTCATGGTGATTTACATTTAGGAAATATGTTATTTAATAGTCACAATGGTAGAATTAAGTTACTAGACCCTAGGGGATATTTTGGAATGTCAAAGTTTTCTGGTGACGCACAGTATGATATGGGTAAACTTTTACATGATTGGTATTGTGGATACATGATGATAGTTTCTGGAAGATATCACATTGAAGGTTCAAAGGTAATACTTCATTGGGATGAGGAAAAGCAAAACAAGATATTGGTTAATATGTTAATTAAAATGAACGAGTATGGTTATGATATAGGAAATGTTAAGAGACTTGCAATAATGTTATTTTTAACTTGTATACCTTTTCACCAAGATAACCCAGAAAGATGTAAAGCATTTTGGTTAAGAGCCATGAATTTAATATATGAGGAATTTACATATGAAAACTGACAACATTAAAGTCGCTATCTTTGTATTAGGTGGTGCAATTAAATTTGTAAAAAAGAATCTTAAACGTGCCGATGGTACTAATGAGTATTATAAACTTATAAAATCACTATGTTCTAATCCAAAAATTGGGGAGGTACTTATTATACAAAAGAGTGATTGGGGAAAACTTGATATGTTTGAAAAGCAAGAATATGACCCACGTGGAGTTTTAAGATATATCTATGATGAACTTGACCCAAAAGATATAAGACCAGATAAGGGCCAGGATATGCAATTGACTCTAAATTACCAAAGACTTGATGAATATCTAAATCATGATGAAACAAAACCAGATTTTGGTTTAGGATTTATTGGACCAGGATATATGACAAACAATGTTATACCTAATTTCTTAGATGGTGTAAGAGACCCTAGTTCAAAGGTAAAACTTCTAGGTATGACATATAATTATTCTTCACCAATTGTTCACTATCTAAATAAATCAGACCTTCCTTGGTATATGATATGTACAGACCCTAGATATACTAAACCAATATTTAAGGCAAAAGATACTGTAAATTATCCAAAAGAAATAATTGCACAGTATAATACAACAAGTATTTGGCATAGCTTAAAGGAATACAGAAATGATGCTGAATTTGAGGACAAAACAATTAATGTAAGATATAGTGGAATTGAAAAGCTTAATCTTGTAGATGAAAAAATTATAAAACCTAGTATAACTAGAAATACAAAGTTTACAATTGTAGCAATGCAGAGTGTAACAGGTCAAGCAACAAAGGATAAAAGATTTGATGCAATAAAAGAATGGATTCTTGACCGTGATACAGACCAAGAAGTTGAAATATATGGTAAATGGAAAGAACACTTTACAGATGGTTACCCACAATTTAAGGGATATGTTACACCAGCTGAAATAGATGAAAAGTTTAAGGATACACGATATACTCTTGTAATTCCAATAGGACCTGACTGGGTAACAAGTAAATATGCTGAAGTACTTATGATGGGTGTTGTACCTTTTTTCCATCCAACATACGACACTCAAGGAAATGTTTTACCTCTTAATCATTTCTGTAGGGTTTCAAGTCCTCAAGATTTTTATGACAAAATGAAATTTTTAGATGAAGTTCCTGAAAAGAGAATACAATTGGTTAATCTATTACAACAAAATTTAATTAAAAATGTTACAGATGGTTCATTTGTATATGACATTGTAAATACATCGTTAGCAAACACAAATATAGGAGTTAGAATATGAGCGAAATAAAATGGGCAACAATAATACCACTTATTGGTGGTAGTGCAGTAGGTTGCAGTATGACAACAAAAAATCAACCAGTAGGACATTTAACATATAGTCCATTTGCATCCAATGAAAGTCACATTAGAAGACATTGGCCAGATGTACCTTATCATGTTTTGGATGAAGGAAATACTCCTGATTTAGGTAAGCTTGATTTTGTAAATAGTGTATGTCCTTGTGCAGGATTGTCAATGTTGAATTCATCTGCTATTGAAGGAAGTATAAATAAGAGAGGTAGTGATGCAGCACAAAATGAATGGATGTATAAATCTACAAGGGTAATTTTAGAAAACTATAAGCCAAAAGTTTTATGGGGAGAAAATGCACCTGGACTATTTACTAAACTTGGTGAAGGTGTTGTAGAAAAACTAAAGACAATTGGAAAAGAATATGATTATAGTTTTTCAATGATTAAGACAAATACAGAGTTACATGGTATACCACAAAGAAGAATGAGAACATTTTACTTTTTTTGGAAAGGTACTAAGCCTCCTATATTTGATTGGTATAAGAGAGATTGTAAATCACTAGCAGATTATTTATTAGAGGTACCAAAAAATGCAAGTTGTCAAGATATGTTTATGGTACCAGGTTCTGTAACTGAACACTTTAAGCCATACCAATTTATTCTTGAACGAGAAGGTAAAACTCATAAAGAATTTGTTGAATGGTGGAATCATGGAACATTATATCAATACCTTGAAAAATATGACCTTGTACATGAATGTATTGATTGGTTAAAAAAATATTATCCAACTGAAGGGTTTAGTAAAAAGAATGGAACAAATACATTTATTAGTATGTTAGAACATGTATTAAAAAAGAGGTCAATGGGACTAGGATATTGGGATAGTTCACCTCATATTTTTAGTAAATCGTTTAATGCACTAATTGGTAGGAACATGTTTAATGGTGTACATCCAACAGAAAATAGGTATTTGAATGTTAGAGAATTTTTACACCTAATGGGACTACCACATGACTTTGTAATTGAAGACGTAAAGCAAGTAAATCATATTGCACAAAATGTACCTACATGTACTGCAAGAGATATGACTGAACAAGTTGTAAAATATATAAATGGTGAATTACCAACTGCTGATGGTTTCTTTGTAAAACAAGACAATACAAATCAAAAGATTATTCAAGAATCATTACAGACATCGTTATTTTAATATGTCACCAGAGGTTCAAAAGATAATATATGAAGCAGCTATAAAGGCAGGTGATGAACTAAAAGGTAAATTACCTCCTCACCGCTTCCACCCAAAAGGAAGAAATTCATATGCACATATTTTTGAAAGAATTAAAAGTAAAATGGGAAAAAGTTATAAACAATGTGATGATTCTGATGCAGAAAAGATAATAAATCTCATAGAATACTATGTAAACAATCCTTGTTAATAACTTTTTTCATATTTTAGTAAAAATAACTGTGAAAATATTTTTTTTTCCCAACAATTCTAGTTATATTTATATATAAATAATTGATAATACTATGAAAAATGAAATGACAGATGGAATGGTTTATTCCAAAGAAATGGGACATTATGTAGATGTAGTTGAATGGCTTCAACATGTAAAGAGTGTAGCCAATACATTAATACCTGGATTTCAATATGATATGAGATTTACATCTTGCACTGATATTGAAGGAAATAGAACATATGAACCTTACATAAGAGTTGCAATGCAAGCTCATGGTGAAGCTATGGTTGAACTGTTTAGTGGTGAAGACATCGTTGCAGAATTGGACCTTTATGAAGATGATGATGGAGATGATTATGGTGGAAGACCAATTATTAGAAAGATTTGGTCGGTTGTATTTCCAGGAATTAAATTGGATAATGAAATAAGTATTTAACATTAAGTTGTTAATAACTTTATAAAAAACATAGCATTAATTAGGAAAAAATAGTTATATTTATTATATAAATCAAAATGGTTACAATATGAAAAATTTTATCAACAATGCATTATTAGTTTTAAGTGGAATATTTTGTCTATACCTTGCATACATTACAGGTACAGGTGAAATATTAAATTACATAAACTTTGCAGACCCACTAAACGAAATAGGATTCTTTATGTGTCTTACATCAATGGGTGGTGGTTTAGTTTATTGTGGATTTGCAAAATAAATGGTGGTAATAGCTCAATAGGTTAGAGCACTGGATTGTGGTTCCAAAGGTTGTGAGTTCGATTCTCATTTACCACCCAAATAATTTTTATATATCAAAAAAATTAGTTATATTATACTATATGAATAAATTCAAAATATCACGTATTACATCAAGGTTCGACAAAGGAATGTGGAACATTTATCAATTTGGTTATGATGAAGATGGAAAGTTTGTCACAAAGGTTGACAAGGTAAGAGACTACTTCTATTATTCAGCCGATAACATTGAAGACATTATGGGAGTCAATGGATTAGACTTTAGTGACACTCAATTTTATGATAGCTTTTATGGAGAAAAGGTTAATAGAGTTTATTACAATTCAATAAAAAATCGTAATGAAATATCTAGAAAGTTTGGTATGAAAACATATGAAGCAGATGTTTCTCCAGAGTTTAAGTTTATGTTAGATAAAAACCTAGAATGGTCAGACAAAAGACATAAAATGTATTATGATATTGAGTGTCATGTTGATTTGGAAAACCCAGATAGTAATAAGCCAGAACGGGCTGAACAACCAATTACATCAATTCAGTGTTACTCAACAGAAAAGAAATCGTATTTTGTATTTGCATGGCATCCAGAATTAACTGAGCAATATGAACAGCCAAAAATGTATACTGAAAATGGTACAACATATGTTATGTGTAAAACAGAAGAAGATGTAATTATGGGTTTCATAAACCTTATAAATGTCAGTCACTGTGATGTACTAACAGGTTGGTTCTGTTCTGGATTTGATATGCCATACATTATCAATAGGTGTAAAAAATTAGGATTGCCTTATGAAGATATATCTCCAGTTAAAGATATTTACATGAGAAAAAAGGGAGATTATTGGAGAATCAATATACGAGGATTAGACCATGTTGATATGATGGAAGCATTACAAGATATGAACTACAACCTTCCTAATTGGAAACTTGCAACTGCATCAAAAGAAATACTTGGTGAAGGTGAAATGGAAAAGCTCACTGAGGTTACTTGGAAGGATTGGTTAAATAACTTTGACGGATTTATAAAATATGGTATACGTGATGTACAAATACTAAAAGAAATAGATGAAAAGATACAATTGTTTGATTTATATTGTACTCTACAATCAATTAGTGGTGTAGAACAAATGCCAATGTGTTTTTTCAAATCCGTTGTTGTTGATAGTTATATCTTAAAAGATAATCACAATAAAATTATATTTCCTAATAGGATAACACGTCCTAGAAAAAACTATGCAGGTGCAATCGTATTTAACCCTACTGAACCTGGTAGACATAAAGATGTTACTGTTATGGACTATACATCACTATATCCTACAAGTATTATGTCATTCAATATTAGCCCAGAAACATTTATTTGTTCAAAGGAACAATGTGACAATATGGGTATGAATATACAAGAAATAGTTGACAAGCTAAAGGAAGAAGATACTGATTTTATTGATACAGGTGAAGATGAAACTCTATTTGGTGGAAGATATTTATTTTATGGCCATTCATATAAGGTAGGACTATTACCTAAAATTCTAAAGAAGTTATTTTTACAAAGAGTAGAAATAAATAAAGGTCTTGGTCAAGGAAAATACAAAGGTGATGAAAAAGTTGCAATGGACAAAAGACAATGGGCATATAAGTTAGTTCTTAATTCAGCCTATGGTGCTATGGGATTCAACTTTTTTAGATTATATAAACCAGAGTGTGCAGATGCAATTACATTTTTTGCAAGACAAGCATTAAAGTTTGCAACATTAAAATTTAATCAAGAACATAAAGTTTTATATGGTGATACTGATAGTATATTTGTAAAGTCAAATGGTTGTACAGAAACACAAATGAAAGACAAATTGGTTAAATTTAATGATGACTTAAGAAACGAATATGTTGCAAAATACAATCCTAAGGTTTCAGATGAGTATATGATGATGGACCTTAAATTTGAATATGATTTAGAATACATTTATTTTGGTGAATCAAAGAAAAGGTACTATGCAATAATAAGAGATACTGGTAAAAAATATATTAGAGGTATGAATATTATTAGAAAAGATGCACCAGAGTTTCTTAAGAAGGCATTAAATGTTGTTACTGAAATGGCAATACGTGACAATTTGAAAATAGAGCATTTAACCCAGTTAAGAAAAAAGATAGAGACAATCAATTATAAAGATATTGGAATATCTAAAAAGTTTACTAAACGATTTAACCAATACTTAAAAAATAAACCACAACACTTAAAGGCTGCATTATGGGCAAATGAAAAACTAGGTACAACAATTACAAACCTAGATGCACCTTATTTATTTTATATAAAGAGTAAATGTGAAGATGATATTAAGATTAGAGAACGACAAACTGCAATATGTTTGAATGAAGAAGATTTACACTTAATAGATGATAGAAAAGAAATATTTGAAATAGATTACGAAACATATTTTTCAAAGCAAGTTTTAGAACAATTAGAAGAGTTCAAATTAATTGGAAATGTTGATAATTTATTGCAGCAATATGAGAGTTTAGTTAGTTAAGAAGTATATTTATATATACAAAAAGGTTATTAATATATACATAATAAATGGAGGTTATAATGGAAAAATTAAATCCAATAGGCGATAGAGTCGTATTAAAAGCAATTGACCCAGATGAAATGACATCAGGAGGAGTTATCCTTCCAGATATTGCACAAGAAGAAACTATGTTAGGTACAGTATGTTCAGTTGGTCCAGGCGAAGTATTATCTTCTGGCCAAGTTGGTTATATGCAGTGCAAAGTAGGTGATAAAGTTATGTACCCAAAGTATGGTGCAAAAAAGATTGAAGTTGACGGAGAAGACTATTTGGTCATTCGTGAAAAAGAATTATTAGTTATTATTAAGGAGAAATAAAATGAAATCAGGTCCAAAAAAAATATCATTTGACAAAAAAGCAAAAGATGGATTGTATGCTGGAATAAATACATTATGTGATGCAGTAAAAACTACATTAGGTCCTAAAGGTAGAAATGTTGTCATTGAAAAAGATTTTGGTGAATATGTTTCAACAAAGGATGGTGTAACAGTTGCTGAAGAAGTAGAACTAACAGATTCAGTTCAAAATGCTGGTGCACAAATGGTTAAAGAAGTTGCCAAGCAAGTAAATGATGAAGCTGGTGATGGAACAACAACGGCTACAGTATTGGCTCACAGTATTATTGAGAATGGGTTGAATACAATTTCAAGAAGTTCAGCAAACCCTGTTGAAATAAAAAGAGGTATGGAAAAGGCTGTTGGTGTTATTAGAGAAAAATTAAGTTCTATGAGTAAACAAATAGAATCTGAAACTGAAATTCAACAAGTTGCAAGAATATCTGCAAATAATGATACTGAAATTGGAAACCTTATTTCTGAAGCTATGGACAAAGTAGGTCGTGAAGGTGTAATAACAGTTGAGGAAGGAAAGTCATCAGAAACAAATTTAGAAGTTGTTGAAGGTTTACAGTTTGATAGAGGTTACTTATCTCCATACTTTGTAAATTCAAATGAAAAGATGATGTGCCAATTGGAAAATGCATGGATTCTACTATATGATAAACGAATATCTAGTCTAAAATCAATAGTTAAGCCACTTGAAATGGCAATCCAAGCAGATAAGCCTTTAGTTATTATTGCCGAAGATGTTGATGGTGAAGCATTGGCAGGACTTATTGTTAATAAAGCAAGAGGTACGTGTAAAGTAGCAGCTGTAAAGGCACCAGGATTTGGTGATAAAAGAAATGATATGTTACAAGACATTGCTGTTTTGACTGGAGGTACTGTAATTTCAACAACAAAGGGAATGAAACTTGACAAAGTTACACCTGATATGTTTGGTACAGCAAAGTTAATTAGTATAACTGGTAAAAATACAACAATTGTTGATGGTGGTGGAAATTCTGATGATGTTTTAGCCAGGGCAAATGATATAAAAGACTTAATTGATAGTTCAGACTCTAGTTATGAAATAGAAAGTCTTCAAGAAAGGCTTGGTAAAATGACAGGCGGTGTTGCAATATTAAATATAGGTGCACAATCTGAAATAGAGCTTAAGGAAAAAAAATATAGAGTTGAAGATGCACTTGCAGCAACACGAGCAGCAATTGATGAAGGTATTGTACCTGGTGGTGGAATAGCACTAAGAATTGCAAGCACAGAGGCTGAAGAAGAAGGTCCATTTGTTTCAAATCCTGACCAACTAATTGGATATGAAATTGTTTTAGATGCATGCAAGGCACCATTTAATGCAATAATGGAAAATGCAGGTCTAAATTCTGATGTAATATGGAATAAAGTTAATACATCAGATGGTTTGAAAGTACCAGGATTTGATGCAAGAAATGAAAAAGTTGTAGATATGTATGAAGAAGGAATTGTTGACCCTAATAAAGTAACACGTGTTGCTCTTGAAAAAGCAGTATCAGTTTCAGGTACAATTTTAACAACTGAATGTGTAATTAATAAACTCCCAGAGGAAGAAGGCAAAGAGCCACCAATGATGGGAGGAGGATTTGGAATAGGATAATGAAAGATAATAAACAAAAGATAAATATAAATCTAAACGACATGGATGATGTTGTTTGTGAAGAATGTGGAAATCCTACATTTATTCAAGTAGTATTATTAAAACGTGTTTCAGCTGTAATGTCGCCAAGTGGAAAGAAAAGTTTTTTACCAATGCCTGTATTTGAGTGTAGTAGCTGTGGCCATGTTAATGACGAGCTTATTCCTCAACAAGCAGATAAGAAAGATAGCAAAGGAACAATTAAACTTGGCTGATAATGTTAAACATCCAAAGCATTACACTAAAGGAATAGAGATGTGGGAATATGCTCACTCTCAAAACCTTGACTTTTTTGAAGGTAATATTGTAAAGTATATTACAAGATGGCGACACAAAAATGGAATGGAAGATTTGTTAAAAGCAAAACAATATTTAGATAAACTTATTGAAAATAACTCTAAATAAATTTTAATAATTCATAAAAATTGGTTATATTATATAGATGAAAATAAAATCACCTAGAGATTTGGCAATAAAAGCAAGAATGATGGGTAAGAAAACAATTTCTTACAGTCAGTTCAATATGTATAAAACTTGCCCACATCAATGGAAATTAAATTATATAGATAAGCACAGAGACTTTGAGCCATCTATCTATTTAACATTTGGTACATCTATGCACGAAGTAATTCAGCATTATCTTGAAGTAATGTATAGCGATTCAATAAAGTCAGCTGATAGTTTAGACCTTCACAAAATGCTTAAAGAAAGAATGCAACACAACTATAAAGAAACACTTGCTGAGTTTGATGGAAAACATTTTTCTAATCAAAATCAAATGATGGAGTTTTATTGGGATGGTGTAGAAATTATAGATTATCTAAAAAGAAAAAGAGGTGCATATTTTAGTAAAAAGAATTGTGAATTGGTTGGAATAGAAATGCCAATTTTTTATGAAACTGAAGTAAACCCAAATATTATGATGACAGGATTTATTGATTTAGTTATACGTGAACACAATAAAATCAAAATCATAGACATTAAAACCAGTACAATGGGATGGAGACCTTCTCAAAAGAAAGAGAATGGTGACCAACTTAGAATTTATAAAGAATATTTTTCAAGACAATATGAAACAGATATTAGTGATATTGAAATAGAATATTTTATTGTTAAAAGAAAGCTTTATGAAAATTTAGATTTTCCACAAAGAAGAATACAAACATATTCTCCAGCATCAGGAAAACCTAGTATTAATAAAACAAACAAAAATTTGGCAAAATTCATATCAGAAGCATTTACTGCCGATGGTAAACATAACTTACAAGGTATATACCCAGCAACAAAGGGTGAAAAAAATAAAAATTGTAAGTGGTGCCCATTTAAGACAAATTATGAATTATGCCCAAAAGATAAAAGGATTACTTTATGATATATTGGTTTACAGGCCAGCCAGGTGCTGGTAAGACAACATTAGCTAAAGCAATGATAGAAAAATGTAGTGATAATTGCATTCATATTGATGGTGATGGTTTGCGAGATTTATTTCAAAATTTCGACTATAGCCCAGCTGGGAGAACAAAGAATATACAGTCAGTATTGGATTTATGTAGATTCTTAGATAATAAAGGATTGACAGTTGTTGTTTCAGTTGTTGCTCCATATAAGGAAATGAGAGATTCACTAAAGGCAACAAATGATGTAACTGAAATATATGTTCATACAACTGAAACTAGAGGTAGGGAAGACTATTTTGCAAAAGATTATGAAAAGCCTACAGAAAATTTTATTGACATGGACACAACAAATATTTCTATTGAAAAGTGTTTAGACAAAATATCATTTAATGTAAAAAAGAAGCATACATATTTTTGTGACATTGATGGAACAATTTTTAAGTATAGAAAATTTGAAACATATACAACTTCAGATGCAGAACCTATAATTTCAACTGTTGATAAATTAAATGAGTGGTATGATGATGGTCATATGATAATTTTAACAACAGCAAGACCTGAAGATATGAGAGAACATACTATCAATGAATTGGTAAATAATTACATACCATTTGATAGATTAATAATGGGGATTGAGCGAGGTCCAAGATATCTTATTAATGATATGGATCCTGATAAGCCTGGTGAAAGGGCAATAGCATTAAATTTACAAAGAGATAAAGGAATATGAAATACTCAATGTTTATAGGAAGGTGGCAACCTTGGCATGATGGCCATCAATGGTTAATAGACCAAAGAATTAAAGAAGGCAAAAATATATGTATAGCAATTAGGGATGTTGAACCAAATGAAAATCAACCTTGGACACCACAAGAAGTTGAGCAAAACTTAAATAAAAGATTTTCAAAAGAAATTGCAAATGGAAGTATAAAGGTAGTAATTATACCAGACATAGAATCTGTTAATTATGGCAGAGGTGTTGGATATGAAATTATCGAACATGTACCTCCAACACAAGTTGAAAAGATATCAGCAACTAAAATTAGAAAACAAATGAGAAAAGAGGGGTTGCTAAAGTGACAAGAAATAAATGGGCTGCAAGGCGTAGACATATTATTAAAACCATAACATGGAGAGTTGTTGGTACATTAGATACAATGGCATTAGGTTGGCTTGTTAGTGGAGACCCTATGATTGGGTTAAAGGTAGGTGCACTAGAATTAATTACAAAAATGGTATTGTATTATTTTCATGAAAGAGCTTGGTATAGTTATAGACCAAATAGGAATAGAAAGTAATGAAAATAGGAATTGTCGGTAGTAATACATATGAAAATAAAAGAAAGATTAAGCAAACAGTATTTGACTTAACAAAAAGATTTGGTGATAGGTTAATTGTTGTTAGTGGAGGAGGACAGCATGGTGCCGACAAGTATGTTAAAAAATATGCATTAGAGTTAGGTTGTGAATATAGGGAAGTAAACCCAGCTCATACACAAAAAACATTGTATTCAATTATGTCAGAAAATTGGTACAATAAACCATATAAAACAAAAAATTATTTTACAAGAAATACTATTTTGGCAAGATATGTTGATTACTTAATAGCATTTATTCCAAAGGGTGAAGAAAGTAAAGGAACTGAATATACAATTTTTGAAGCAAGAAAATTTCGCAAAAAAGTTGTCATTATTCATTAGTTTTTAATTTTATGATTATATTTATATATGTATATTCATATATAAAGGAGATAATAAGATGACACAGGACAAACTTAAATTAACATCTGTCAAAATTTCTAAAGAGTTGCACAGGGATTTTAAGATTAAAGGAATACAAGATAACCTTAATTTTCAAAAAATCACAAATAGGGCAATTCATTTATATTTAACAGACAAAAATTTTAGACAGAAGATTTTAGAAACAACACTATTAGGCAAAAATTTATAGATTATTAAGGAAGAGGTTATGGAAATCAAATTACCAAAATTAAGAAGTGTAGACCCAAATAAGCCAAAAAAGAAAAAAATATTATTGCTTTCAGATGATATGAGATTGCATTCAGGTGTAGGAACTGTATCAAAGAATTTAGTTTTTGGAACAGTTGATAGATATGACTGGGTACAACTAGGAGGAGCAGTAAAACATCCAGACAATGGAAAACTTTTAGATATAAGTGACCAAGTAAAAACTGAAACTGGAGTAGATGATGCAGATGTAAAAATATATCCATGTTCAGGTTATGGTACTCAAGAAATTGTTAGACATATAATTTCACAAGAAAAACCAGATGCAATTATTCACTTTACAGACCCTAGGTTCTGGCAGTGGCTTTATCAAATGGAACATGAAATAAGACAAACTATACCATTAGGATATTTGAATATCTGGGATGATTTGCCTTATCCGCATTGGAATGAGCCTTTTTATGATTCATGTGATTTACTTATGGCAATATCAAAGCAAACATACAATATTAATTTTAATGTTTGCCAAAAGAATCCTAGAAGAAAAGGTATAGACTTAACATATGTACAACACGGAATACCAACAGATGAATACTATCCAATTGGAAAGGATCACCCAGAGTTTAATGAATTGATTAAATTTGAACATCAGATATTTGGAGGTGTTACGCCAGGATTTGTTGTAATGTATAACAGTAGAAATATTAGAAGAAAATCTACATCTGACTTAATGTTAGCGTATAAACTATTTTGTGATAGATTAACAAAAGAACAAGCAAATGAATGTTACTTGTTATTACACACAAATAAAGTAGATGATGCAGGTACTGATTTAGGTGCTGTAAAAGATGCACTATTACCAGATTATAATGTGATATTTAGTGAAGCTAAGTTAACAACAAAACAATTAAACTACTTGTATAATATGTCAGATTTAGGTGCAAATATTAGTTCTGCTGAAGGATTTGGTTTAAGTTGCATGGAATCAATTATGACAGGTACACCAGTTTTAGTAAATTGTATTGGAGGTTTACAAGACCAAGTAGGTATTATTAAAGATGATGGAAAATATGTAGAGTTGGAAGATTATAATTCTGATTGGCCAAGTAATAGTAATGGTAGGTATAAGAATCATGGTGAATGGTCATTTGTTGTTTGGCCACAAATAAATTTACAAGGTTCACCTCTTACACCATACATTTATGATTCAAGATGTAATATACCTGATGTTACAGACCAAATTGAAAAAGCATATAGATTAGGAGTAGATGAATTAAAAACCAGAGGTATGAAAGGAAGAGACTGGGCAATTGAAAATGGATTTACAGCAAAGGAAATGTGTAATGCATTTGAACGTTCAATTGAAAGTTGTTGGAAACATTGGAAACCTAGAAAAAGATTTACTTTAATTGACTCACAAAAACCAAAACCAAAATACCCAGTAGGACATAATTTTTAGGAGAAAAAAATGAAACCATTATTAGTTATGAGTGCACCAGTTGCGACACGTTCAGGATATGGAGACCACGCTAGAGATTTATTGAGAAGTTTGATAGCAATGGATAAGTATGATATAAAAGTACTTAGTCAAAGATGGGGTTCATGCCCTATGAATGCTCTTGGCAAAGATGACCAGGATATTATAGATGTTTTACACTTTGGAAATTTACCAAAACAACCAGATATATGGATTCAGGTTACAGTACCTAATGAATTTCAGCCAGTTGGTAAATACAATATAGGTATAACTGCAGGTATTGAAACAACACATGTTTCTCATCCTTGGGTTGATGGAATGAATAGGATGAATTTAGTAATTGTGACATCTGAACATTCAAAAGAATCATTTTTGAGAACAGTTTATGACAAGATAAACAATCAAACTCAGAAAAAAGAAGGTGAACATAAAGTAACTGTACCAATGGAGGTATTGTTTGAAGGTGTTGATACAAAAGTATGGAATAAGACATCTGAAATTTCAAAAACAGTTGCAGATGAATTATCAAATATTAAGGAAAACTTTTGTTTTCTTTTTGTTGGACATTGGCTAAATGGAAATTTTGGACATGATAGAAAAGATGTTGCTGGAATGTTAAAAACATTTTTTGAGACATTTAAGAGAAAAGCAAATAAACCTGCATTGATACTTAAAACTAGTCAAGCAACATTTAGTGTAATAGACAGAGAAAATATTCTTAGAAAAATTAAGCTTATTGCAGACCAGTGTGGTGAAGGTTTACCTAATGTATATTTACTTCATGGAGATTTAGAACCTGAAGAAATGAATAGTTTATACAATCATCCAAAGGTAAAGGCCATGCTATCATTTACACATGGAGAAGGTTATGGAAGACCTCTTGCAGAATTTTGTGTAACTCAAAAACCAGTAATAGCATCAAACTGGTCAGGACATATAGATTTTCTAAAACATTCAGTTCTTTTACCTGGTGAATTGCAAGAAGTACATGAATCTGCACAATGGGAAAATGTAGTTGTTCAAGGTTCTAAATGGTTCTATGTAAACCATCTATATGCATCAAAAGTGTTAAAGGATATACATAAAAAATATAAAAAATATATTCCAGATGCAAGAAAACAAGCAAGACTTGTTCGTGAAGAATTAAATCTAGATAAAATGACAGAAAGATTTACAGAAATAATGGAAAAGCATGTTAATGTACCACAGCAAGTACAACTAAATATGCCTAAAATAACATTACCAAAATTGGAGAAAATATCATGAGTACAGACTTAAAAGAAAAAAGTCCTTTTACAAATAGAGTATCAGTTATAGTTGAAAAAGATGAAAAAGCTGGTATATCTAAAATGTGTATGGACACTGGGTATAATACAAATAGTAATTTAACAATTGGAAATAAACAAGTAGAAGAGTTTGAATCTCGTTCACCTAAAATAATTACGTCAACACGATTTGAAGACAAGCTTTTAGGACAATACTGGTATTTAACAACAATTGTTATGGAGCATGCAATGCTATATCCAGAAGGAACCAAAGATTCTTATGAATGGGTATATTCACCAGTTGTTCAGATTGAAAAAGGTGAGCAAATAAAATACCCAATTCCTGGAAGAGATGGTGAGTATTATAAAACAAGACTTGGAATAGAATTATCCGAAAGATTTCCACGTGATAAATTTATGGACGCATGTAAAAGAATGGGTGTAGCCAAGTAATGTCATACTTTTCACAACATCTAAGTAAATGTGGAGCTGGACAACAAATATCAATTGCACAGTTGGAGCCTGGAATGATAATTTCAGCCGTTTATAAAAAACAACCAAGAGGCAAGGAAAAGGGTGGTGCAAAAAAGTATATACTATTGGTGTTAAATCCAAATTTTAGAAGAGTTATGCATGCATTGTCACTTGACTTAATTCCATTAAATGCATTTAATTTATTTGCTGGTGGACAAGGAATAGAATATTCTGAAGCATATAAGTCAAAAAAGGTAAAGCTTAGAAAATTAATTGTGGGACAAAATCCTAAACAGTTTTATGCAGCAGCAATTAGAAAAATTGCAAAAACAAGATTAGGTGATAGTTATAGGACACTAAATATAGGCAACTTTAATTCACTTAGAGTTGTCAATTATGAGTTTAGTAAAAATGTTTTAGATGCATATTTGCCAGGAGAAACTGATACATCAATTGGTACACAACCACCAGGAAAAAATTTAGATGAGATTAATTTACAAGGAGAATAGGTTATGAAAATTAGTTATGCAATTACAGTATGTAATGAACACAAAGAAATAGAAAGATTATTAGCTTTTCTATTTGAACATAAAAGACGAGAAGACCAAGTTGTAGTTCAGATGGATATGAATGCAACTCCAGAAGTTATTAATGCATGTGAAAAATGGGAATCAAAACCACATGATGAGTATACATTAAATCAATTTGCATTAAATAAAAACTTTGCACAATATAAAAATAATTTGAATAAAGCTTGTAATGGAAATTGGATATTTCAAATAGATGCAGATGAAATGCCAAATGAATATTTGTTAGAAGCACTTCCTTTTATATTGGAAGCAAATGAAGAAACAGAAGCATTCTGGGTTCCAAGAGTAAATACAGTTGCTGGAATTACGGATGAACACATTGCCAAGTGGGGATGGAAAATGAATGAAGATGGTTGGGTAAACTTTCCTGATTGGCAAATGAGAATATATCAAAATAAAGAAGAAATATACTGGATAAAACCAGTTCATGAACAATTAAAAGGTTATACAAAATTTGCTAATTTACCAGCAGAAGAAAAGTTTGCACTATATCATCCAAAAAATATTGGAAGACAAGAAAAACAAAATGCCTTTTATGAAACAATATAAGGAAAGTTTTTATGGCACTTTGGTTTGTAAAAAATAAAGTTGTATATTTAGCACCTCAAAAAACAGCAACAACGTCAATTGAAAAATTTTTAAGTGATGAACTAGGGTATAGTCCATTAGGGCATAGACATACAATACTTTCAGATGATGAAATAAAATATATGAAAGAAAATAATTTCTTTTCATTTGGATTTGTTAGAAATCCTTGGGATAGAATTGTTAGTATGTATAAATGGGAAGAACAAGTAAAGAATGAACCTGCTATGAAGTCAGGTGCACTGCCCTTTGAAAAGTATTGTGAATATATTTACAAAGCATATCATGGAATAGAAAGTTTTGATTTAATTGAAGGATTTGTTTGTAATTCAATATATAGGCATATGCACCATGAAAAAGAAAAGGGACATTTTATATCACACTATAATAAAATGTATCGTAATGGTGAACAAATTTTTGACTTTATTGGAAAATATGAAAACCTTGCTGAAGACATGCAAATTGTATGTGATCAAATTGGAATAATAAACAAGCCCTTACCAATGATTAATAAAACAAATCATTCTGGTTATAGAGAATATTATTCAGATGAAAGTAGACAAAGAATTGCAGAAGTATACCTTGAAGATATTGATGCATTCGGTTATGAGTTTTAGAAATGACAAACAAAATACAGATAGTTTTACATTCTCTTCCTAGAGAAATAGATGAAGTAAAGAGAATAGTTGACCAATTAGCTAGGTCACAGTTTTATATTAGTGATGTTAATAATGTAATACTTGACTTTACTCTAAATGTATCTGATAAGTTAACAGATTGGGAAAACTCAAAAATACCAAAAGAATATTTTATAGATAAATTTACTTACATTAAGTCACTTTCACCATTTGTAAATAGATTTGATGTTAGTGATACATGTTTAGGTTGTAATGATAAAAGAAGAAATGCAATTAATTCAGATACAGATGCAACACATATTTTATATTTAGACACTGATGTATACTTTTCTGATTACAATCTTACAATGATGTTTGATGCAATAAGCCAAATAAAAAATAAGTATCATATTATATCATCAGAAATTTTGCAGCTATGGGATTCTAGTTGGGATGTTATTTCAAATGAAAGAACACGAAATACTGATAGAAGTAAAAAGCTATGGCATACAAATCCATATAGAGTTTTTGATAGAAGAGAACCATGCATACCTAAATTAAAACAGATACCAACGGTTAAGTTTGGTGGTGGATGGTTTAATCTGTTTAATATTGAATTGTTAAAATTTATTACAATTCCAGATTCACTAGGACCTTATGGATTAGATGATACATTTGTTGCAGAAGCATCAATGCACATGTTAAGAAAGGGTTATGACATACGACAATATGTTTTATCAGATATGATTGTCATTGAAGATAGAATGTTTAGAGATTACCCTTATGATAATTATGTAAAAACAAAAAGTGATATGAAAGATTTTTGGAGACAACAATCACATAAAAATTATTCTTTGGAAATGGAAAAATTTCTAAAAAGGATATGATAAAATTTTTATTATTCAAGAAAAATTGTTATATTAAATAAAATTAAAGGAAATAGAGTTATGATGAATATCGAAAACATAGGACATAGATTTACAGAGGTTATAAGTACACCTGAATGGAATGATTTACAAGTAAAGTATAATGAATGTGATGACATTTATGTATTAGGACATGGTGGCAATATGGGAATAGCAGACCATACGGCAGTTGATATGACAAGACTTTCTAATGGTACAAAAAATGCAATGTGCCCTGGGAGTTGTGTAGTTGCAACATCATTAATAAATGATACAAGTTTTGATTTATGGATGGTTGCTTGGTTAAAGCAAAGAACTTCAACAAGAACAAAATCACAAATGAAAAAATCATTAGTTTATGGAATCTCTTCTTCTGGTAAATCTATTGATGTATTAAAAGCATTGCAGTGGGCATCAGATAATGGAATGCAAACATGCTTAGTAACAGCTAATCCTATAGCTGGACAAATTAAAGGACTTACGCAAGTAGTATTAGGCGTAGAGTATTACCATACGGCAGAATGTTTAAGCCTATTATTACAATATCAACTTACACATGGTTCTGGAAAAGAATGCCCGCCTATTGGTAAAAATACACCACAAGAACTTGATAAATTAAATTGGCAAGGTGATAAAATTAGAAAGCATAGTTTTCCAGATGAAACAAGAAATATAGGTGTAGACTTTGATGGAGTAATTCATAAAAACAGTAAAGGATTTTATGATGGAACTGTTTATGACGAACCAATTGAAGGTTCATATGAAGCTCTTGAAAAATTGTCAAAAAAGTATGATGTAATAATTTATACTGCAAAGGCAAAACCAGATAGAGGTTTAATAAACGGAAAAACTGGTATTCAGTTAGTATGGGATTGGTTAAGAGATAATGATATGGCAAAATTTGTCACAAAGGTAACATCAGAAAAACCTAGAGCAGTTGCATACATTGATGACAAAGGTATAACATTTAAGAATTGGGAACAAACTCTTGGAGAAGTAGATGCACTCTAAAACTAAACAATTAAAAAAGAATATTGGTAAACACGAACTTATACCACTTAGACTTCGTGAAATGCGAGATTATTATAAAGATGAAACTGCATATATAGTAACATGTGGTCCATCATTAAATGATATTCCTGTAGATGAACTAAAGGAAAAATTAAGTGATAAGTTAGTAATTGCTAATAAACAAGCATATAATAGTTTAGGAAAGGTTGCAGATTTTCATATTCTTAATATTATAAACTATCAGCCATATACTTATGAAAGTGATGAAACTATAAATATATGGGAAGTATTTGAACAATTCCATCCAAATTTAATATTGGAAAATAAATGGCCATGTCATTTAATGTTACCTGTTGTTGGTAATCACATACCTAACCCAGAAAGAATGGATGAATCACAAGCTGGAAAATTGAGTTTTGATGATTGGACATTGGATAAAACAATATATAGACAATTTGGTCCAGGAATGATGTATGAAATAATTTTTCATTTAGCCGTATACTTAGGTGTTAAAAAAATTGTTGTAGTTGGTTGGGATATTGGGGATTTAAGCCCATACTCTGGTGATGACCCAAATGAAGTTATATTTCATGACCATTGTTATTCAACTGAAGAAAATAAATATGGTGAAATAACTGAAGCAAAATGTGGAATGACATACCGTGAAATGCAAGTTGTTATAGATTCAACAAAATTCTTAAAGGAATGGTTAAACTCTAAAGGAATTGAGTTAGAAATAGTTTCTGATAAGAGTTCTGCCCACAAATCAATAAAAAGAGTGAAGTTATGAAATCAGACAGTGATGTAAAAAATGTATTAACAGATGATGGACTTCCAGAGGAATCATTAAAAACATTTCATTCATATGAAAATAATACCACTGTAAATATTGATGATTTAAGAAAAGAATTAGGAATGGGTAGCTGGGCTGTAAGAATTGCATACAATGATAGGTTTGGTGGAGTTGTAATACAGCAACAAAGTGGGGAAGGAAATAGAAAACATTATCATCCACATGCAGATGAAAACTGGGTGATAATAGATGGAGAATGGGAATGGTGGATTGATGGGCAAGGAACAAAGACAGTAAAGAAAAATGATATTATTGTTGTACCCGTAAATACTTGGCATCATATTAAATGTATAAAAGGTCCAGGTATAAGGTATGCAATAACACAACCAGATGTAGAGCATGTATATGAAAAATAAAACAGTAGTTGTTGTTGGTGGAAGTACAGGAATTGGAAAGGGTATCGTTGATTCTTTCAAAAAACTTGGTGCTAGGGTTGAATCTATAAGTAGGTCAAATTGTGATATAACTAAAAAAGAAGATATTGATTTCTATTTTTCAGATATACATGAGGTAGACATACTTATTAACAATGCAGCCATCAATTACTGTAAACCTATTGAAGATATACATTTAGATGAGTGGAAAAGTGTAATAGACACAAACCTTACATCATATTTCTATATAATTAAAAAGTGTATTCCATTAATGAAAAGAGGAAGTAAAATAGTAAATGTATCATCAATAGCTGGAAGAAATAAGAGCCTGGTAAGTGGTGTACATTACACTTCATCAAAGGCAGGAATTATTGGTTTAACAAGACAGCTTTCACAAGAACTAGGACCAAGAGGTATAAACATTAATTGTGTATGTCCAAGCCAGACATTAACACCAATGTTGGAAAGGTCAATGTCCTTAGAAGAATTGGCAAATTTAGAAAGTAAAATTCCATTAAGACGTGTTGCTGAAGTTGATGAAGTTGTGAAGCCTATATTATTTTTATGCTCTGAAGATGCGTCATATATTCATGGTGCATGTATAGATATAAACGGAGGACAATTATGAAAGTAGCGGTTATTATACCAGCAAGATATAAATCAGGAAGATTTCCTGGAAAACCATTGGAAAATATTCTAGGTAAGCCAATGGTTATAAGAGTTGCAGAAATAGCAGAAAAAGCTGTTGGTAAACAAAATGTTTATGTTGCAACTGATGATTTAAGAATTAAAAATGTTGTTGAAAATGGCGGTTATAATGTTATTATGACATCTCCTAAACATCCATGTTGTACAGATAGAGTTGCTGAAGCAGCTTATCATTTAGATGCTGATATAATTGTAAATTTACAAGGAGATGAACCAATGTTAAATCCTAATGAGATAACTTTGGCAATAAATGCAAAACAACAATACCCAGGGTATGTAATAAATTGTGCAGCAGATTTACAAGATTTTGAAAAACCTGAAAATAGAAACATCATAAAAATGGCAATGGGACTAACCGATAATCTTGTATGTGCATCAAGAAATCCAATACCAGTTGAAAAGTCAGGAAATGCTCCAATTTGTAAAAAACAAGTATGTATTTATGTTTATAACAAAGAAGAGTTAAAATTGTTTTTAGACCAGGGAACTACTCCTTTAGAAGGTGTAGAAGAAGTTGATATATTGAGATTTTTAGAGATGGGAATACCAGTAAAAATAATAAATGTATCTGGAGACTCACATGCAGTTGATGTTCCAGGTGATATTGAAATAGTTGAAAAACTTTTGAAGGAGAGAGCTAATGCATAAGATAACACATTGTATATCGTCATTTAACAATTTGAATTATTTGAAATTGGCAGTCAAGTCAGTTCGTGAAAATTCATATTATAAAGATTCACCACTAATTATTCATGCTGAAAATTGCCAAGATGGTACTAATGAATGGTTAGCCGATAATAGTAAAAAATGGAATTTTGAATATTATGTTGAACAAAATGAAAATCCAATTGGTATTGGTGGTGGAATGAACTTTTGTGCATCAAAGGTAAAAACTGAATTCATTAATTTTTTACATGCTGATTTTTATGTATCAAAAAACTGGGATATTGAATTATTAAATAAATTTGAAAAATACCCAGATGATAAATTAATGGTATTTAGCCAAAGAATACAACCAGATATTTTTAATGATAGTCAACGGCCAGGAACAATCTTTGTACCACTAAATGAATTTGGTGAATATCACCATAACTTTGATGAAGAACATTTTTTAACATGGGCAGAGTCTTTTACTTCAATAAATGATTTTGAAATTGTTAAAACTGAAGGTGTTAGTGGAATGATAAGAAAACGTGACTGGGACTATATAGGTGGAAATGATGATAGGTTTGCCCCTGCATACTGGGAAGATGCTGACTTATTTATTAGAATGATGAATGAAGGTTATAGGTTTGTATTGACATCAAAATCTTTAGTTTATCATTTTGCATCAAGAGCATCAAGATTTCCAGATGATAACTTAAAGGCAAGGCCAGTTAATTTGGCACAAATAGAACAAAGAAGTCTACAAAGGTTTGTTGAAAAATACGGAAAAACACCAGACTTAGATAATAATCAACATTACATAGCAATGCAACCAATAGATGGTTCAAAGAATAGGATAAATCAATGAAAAAGATAGCATTAATTACAGGCATTAGTGGAATGGACGGAAGTCACTTAGCTGACTTTTTATTGTCAAAAAACTATATAGTGTATGGAATGGAAAGGCGTTCATCTCATATTAATAATATTAACACTTCACATTTGGACGGAAACATAACAATACTTAATGGTGATATGACAGACCAAAATTCACTTTTTAGATGTCTTAAAGAATCAAATCCAGATGAAGTATATAATCTTGCAGCACAATCATTTGTTGGTGAAAGTTGGAATACACCTGAACAAACAAGTAATGTAACAGGTTTAGGAGTATTAAGAATACTTGAAGCAATAAGAGAATTCAATCCAAAGATTAAATTTTACCAAGCAAGCAGCTCTGAAATGTTTGGTAGAATGGTTGAAAATCCAGCAAATGAAAATACTCCGTTTTATCCAAGAAGTCCTTATGGTGTTTCAAAACTATATGGACATTGGATAACAAAAAATTATAGAGAATCATATAACATGTTTGCTTGTAGTGGTATTCTTTTTAATCATGAAAGTGAAAGAAGAGGCATTGAATTTGTAACAAGAAAAATTTCAGATGGAGTTGCAAAGATACATTTAGGACTTTCTGATTATATTACTTTAGGTAACCTAGATGCTGAAAGAGATTGGGGATATGCACCTGATTATGTTGAAGCAATGTGGCTAATGTTACAACAAGAACAGCCTAATGATTATGTAATTGCAACAGGTAAAAAACATTCAATTCGTGACTTTTTAGATGCAGCATTTAATCATATTGGAATATCAGATTGGTCAAATTATATTAAGCAAGACCCTAGATTTATGAGGCCGGCTGAAGTTGATGTATTAAGAGGTGATTATAAAAAAGCAAAAGATGATTTAGGCTGGACTCCAAAAACTAATTTTACAGAATTGGTTGTAAAAATGGTTGATAATGATATAGAGTTACATCGTACAATTTAGAGGAAATATTATGGAAAGAAAATTAAGATTTATAGTTTGTGGTTGGTGGTTTGATGAATTTGATAATAAAAAAGGTCAAACTAGTTTTATTGAAGAATTAAAAGAATTTAGTGACAAGAATGATTTTGTTGATGTATTTTGGACATGTCATAAAACACCACCCAGTATAGTCAAGGATAATTTTAATTGGAAAGAATTTCCTAACTTAGGGTTAGAGTGGGGTGGATATGACCAAGGGTGGAGACATATTCAAAAATCTAATGAATTGGAAAGTTTTAATGATAATGATATTATATTTTTTATGCAAGACGATATATTAATACATGATTGGTCATTTGTAAAAAAATGTATTGATTTAATTGAGTCAGGTGCAAAAGTTATTGGTAATGGTGCAAATTATCCTTTATATTTTAACCCTCTTGATATTCCTCCAATAAGTAAAAACTGGATTGACCCAAATAAGAGATGGATTGACTATATTAGGGAAGATAACCATGATTTAATTCAAGGACCTTTACAGTCAATATCTGTTAGAGGAAGTTTTGTTTGTTTAACACATGAATCAATGACAGCTATAGGTGGATTTGACTATGTAGATACTCCACTTCCAAACCATGCATTAAGAACAGTTTCAAAAGGTTCACCAGATGCCCATAAACACAATTTAATGGTATATGATAAAACTAAAGTACCAACTGACATTAATGTGATAGAGAAGTTACAACTCACAAATGGCTTTGGAAATACTACAATGTATCTTAATGCATATAAGTTTACAAAAGTTTTAGGTGCACATAAATTTAAGTATTTGTCAGATACATATAGAAAATCTCCATATATGACAGAGTGTGGAAATGGAATGGTTGAATTACCCCAAGAAGGTGGAAGAACAATTAGAATTCCAATTAATGAAAGTTTTATAGCAAAATAATTTTTTATTGTCAATAAAATTAGTTATATTATATTATGAAAAAAATAAATGTACTTAAGCCAAAATTTGAAACTAAAAAAATATTAGAACAAATGCGAGAGTGTTTGGATTCTGGTTGGACAGGTATGGGTTTCAAAACTGTTGAATTTGAAGATAAGTGGAAAGAATATACTGATTTACCACATGCACACTTCATTGCGTCAAATACTGTAGGACTTCATTTGGCTCTAAACCTTTTCAAAAATAAAGATGGTTGGAAAGATGGTGATGAAATAATTACCACACCTCTTACATTTGTATCAACAAATCATGCAATAATGTACGAAAGATTAAAGCCAGTATTTGCAGATGTTGATAGCTCAATGTGTTTAGACCCAAAGTCAATTGAAGAAAATATTACTGATAAAACACGAGCTGTTTTATATGTTGGTATTGGTGGAAACACAGGCGAATTATTAGAAGTAAAGAGAATATGTGAAAAGCATAATATAAGATTAATTTTAGATGCAGCTCATATGTCAGGAACTAAAATTAAAAATGTATTTATGGGTGTTGGTTATACAACTGAACATGTTGGAAAAGAGGCAGACGTTACTATTTTTAGTTTCCAAGCTGTAAAGAATTTACCAACGGCAGATAGTGGAATGATATGCTTTAGGGATGAAGAAGATGATAAGTTAGTACGACAACTTTCATGGTTAGGAATTGACAAAGATACATATTCACGAAGTACTGAAGGTTCGTATAAATGGAAATATGATGTACCAAACATTGGATTCAAATATCATGGAAATTCTATAATGGCATCAATAGGTTTAGTTCAGTTGGATAGATTAGATGAAGACAATAAATATAGAAATCAGATTGCAGATTGGTACACTGAATATTTAACTGATGATTGGGGAAGACACGACCCTAGATGTATAGAAATTGTAAAAGATGATTTGTATGTTGCAACATCATCAAAACATTTATTTCAGATATTAGTACCAGCTGAGTGTCGTGACAATCTAATTGAATTATTATATAACAATGAAATATATCCAGGTGTACATTATATTGATAACACAAATTATCCAATGTATAGTGATAGTCATGGAAAATGTCCAAATGCACATTCATATTCAAAAAGATTAATTACATTGCCAATACATTTAGGAATAACAAAAAATGATGTAAAAAGAATTTCACAAATTGTAAAAGATTGTGAATGGTTAGGAGATTGGAAATGGATAGGATAACATTTTGCATACCAAGTAAAAGTAACTTAAGATATCTTAAAGAATGTATTCCATCAATTAGAAAGAATGCTTATAGAAAAGACCATGATATTATTGTGTTTGTTGATAGTGATGAAGATGGAACAGTAGAATGGTTAAAGGATATTAAAGATGATTACAATATATCATACTATGTAAATCCTGATTTAGGAAATAGTTTGTACGGTATTGGAATGGCATATGATTATTGCATTAAGCAATCAACAACCGATGTATTTATGATATTTCATGCAGATATGATGTTAGCTAAAGATGCTGATTTAATTGCTTGGAAAAAACTTAAAGAAAATCATGTTGTTTGTTCTACACGAATAGAACCGCCTATTCATCCAAATGCTGGTGAAAAAATATTAGTTGATTTTGGTATGTGGCCTGAAGATTTTAAGTCAAAAGAATTTGATAATTATGTAAAGTTGGCAAAAGAAAAATATGGTGACAAAACTACAGAAGGAATATTTGCTCCTTGGATGATGTATAAATCAGATTTTCTAAAAATAGGTGGCCACGATAAAATATTACATTCATGTAGAGAAGACAGTGATGTATTTAATAGAATGCATCTAGCAGGTTATAAGTTTATTCAGAGTTGGAATAGTTTTGTTTATCATTTAACAGGTAGAGGTGCAGGTAGTTTTGACGGAGATGAGGATAGACATAATGATTGGAAAAGAATGATGGCAAATTCAACTAGGGAGTTTATTAGAAAGTGGGGAACAGGTGTTCAACATGATAAAATGATGAAACCTATAGTGTCAAAAAAATATAACATTGCATTTGTGGTTGATGATTGTAATGATGCATCTGTGCAATTATTGTATCATATTGAACCTTGGTGTAGTAAATTATATTGTGATAGTAAAATTATAAGTAAATATATTAGTCTTGAAGACAAAAATACATCATATGACTTAAATTCAAAATTAAGTGATATATCATCCAAACCGTCTGAAGATATCATTGTAAAATTTTCAGCATTAACTTTAAGTACACAAGAAAGATTTAACTTTTTAACAATGCTATCAAATATATTATCAGACAGTGGACAGGTTGGTCATATGAAATACGACATATTTGATATTGAAATAAAATCTTTAGATACATATGAAAGAGAGTTAATAAATGTCAAGAATTAATAAAATACAAGAAAGAATAGAATTTCTTAAACTTGAAATTGTTCATGCAAACAGATTAGATGGTTGGACACTAGAAGGACATAAGCGTGAACTAAAAAAGTTAATAGCAGAACTTAAAGAAATACAGGAGAAAATTGATGACAAAGATAATCGCTGAAATAGGTTGGAATCATATGGGAGATATGAATCTTGCTAAAGAAATGATTAAAGCAGCAAAAGAATCAGGTGCAGATTTTGCAAAGTTTCAAACATGGTCGGTTGATAGATTAAAACCAGGACCTTGGAATGAGGACGGAAGAATTGAAATATATAAAAAAGCAGAGTTAACTCGTGAAAATCATGAAGAGTTAATATCTTATTGTAAAGAAGTTGAAATTGAATTTATGTCATCAGTATTTAGTATTGCAGATGCACAACTTTTAGTTGATTTAGGTATTAAGACAGTTAAGATTCCAAGTATGGAGTGTAGAAATATTGAACTTGTTAAATTTTGCAATGAACACTTCGAATCTATTTACATGTCAACAGGTGCAACAACATTAAAAGAAGTTTGTAATAGTGTTGATTTAATTGATAAACCACTATTTTTAATGCATTGTGTATCATCTTATCCTTGTAGTATTGAAGATGCAAACTTAAATAAAATTTTTGGATTGAAAGGGATATGTCCAACTGTTGGTTATAGCGACCATTGTTTAGGTACTGATGTTGCAAAATTTGCAATGGAGTATGGAATAAATGTTATTGAAAAACATTTTACAACAGATACATCTTTACCTGGAAGAGATAATCAATTTGCAATTACACCACCTGAATTAAAAAGTCTTAAGGCGTGGATTGACAATAAAGCAATTGCTCAACAGTATGTTGCAAGAGATTATTTACCTGTTGAAGAAGAAGTAAGAAATATTTATCACGGAAGATTTAACAATGAATAACAAAAATATATTAGGTGTAACATTAGCACGTGGTGGTTCAAAAGGCATACCAAAAAAGAACATATACCCAGTAAATGGGAAACCACTTATATCATATACTATTGAAGCAGCACTAAAAACAAAATTATTTAGTCCATATATCGTAAGTACAGATTCAAAAGAAATTGCAGATGTTGCTGAGAAAGCAGGTGCACAAATACCGTTTTTAAGGCCAGAAGAATTATCTGGAGATACTGTTTGGTCAAGAGATGCGTTAAAACATGCTGTATTAGAATGTGAAAGAATTTATGATACAACATATGATTGGGTTGTTGAACTACCATGCGTATCTCCACTAAGAAATAGTCAACATATTTTTGATGCTGTAAATATATTGGTTTCAAATGATTATGATAGTGTTACATCTGTTGCCCAAATGCAAGACAAACATCCAGTTAGAATGAAAAGAATAGTTGACGGACTTTTACATGATTTTTGTAAAGAGTTTCCAGAAGGTGAAGGTAGTAGGCGACAAGATTTAGAACCATGCTATATAAGAAATGGTGCAATATATGCAATGACTCGTGATTGTATAGTTAATGATTTTTCAAGACATGGTAAAAAATGTTATGCCTTTGTTATGGATGATGACTCATCAATAAATGTTGATACCATGCATGACTTAAAACTTGCAGAAATAATTTTAGGGAATAAATAATGAAAGTAAGAATAGATTGTCCTACTGATTTTTTATATTTGAAAGATTTTATGAAAGACAACAATATAAGAGAATCTCAAAATCCAGAATGTCTTATAGTAAATCCTGGTACTGAACAATATCTAGGTAAAGATTATTTTAGTAAATTTGAAAATCTTAAGGTTGTTGGTACACCATCAACTGGAGTAAATCACATTGACACTAAATATTTAGAAAGTAGAAATGTAAAAACATTTTGTTTACTAGATGACAGAATTGGTTTAGAATCAATAACAGCATCAGCAGAATTTACATGGTTACATATAATGAATGCATTTAGAAAGTTTAATCTTGCAATTGAATATGTTGGTGATTGGAGAGATTCTGTAAATGAACACTTTTTAAGGTCAAATGAATTAAGTGGTAAAAATATATTGATAATTGGTCTAGGAAGAATTGGTAGAAAAGTAAAGAGGTATGCTAAAGCATTTGAAATGAATGTTGATTGGTATGACCCATATATAGATGTCACATCAAAAAATCATATTGAATCATTAAGGGATTTATCAAAATATGATGTAATATCAATAAACTGTTATTTAACAGATGAGACTACAGGAATGATAGATAAGAGAATTCTTTCAACAGCAAAAGATAAAGTGGTTGTAGTAAATACTGCTAGAGGAGAAGTTGTTAAAGAAAAAGATATATGTACACTTATTAAAAATGGAAAAATTTTCTATAGTTGTGATGTTTTATGTAATGAACAAAACATTGAAAACTTAAAGCAATCTGAACTATTTAATATAAATGGACAATATGATAATTTAACTATAACACCACACGTTGCTGGTGCAACTGTAGAAAGTCAAACAAAAGCGTTAAAGTCGATTGTAAAGTTATGCAAAAAATACTTATCATAGGAAACTCACCAAGAGTATTAACTCAAAAATTTGGTAAAATAATAGACACTAAATTTGATGAAGTTGTAAGAGTAAATAGATTTAAGACAGATGGGTTTGAAGAATTTATTGGCGAGCGTGTTGATACTTGGTCACTAAGTGATGAATGGGTATATGAATACATGGATGACCCATATAATTTAACACAAAGAGATATTAATAATATTGGCAAACTAGTAATATCAACTCCAGGTTTCAAATATGAACATATAGTGGATAATCTTAAATTAGATTTTCAAGCATTTAAGAAATCATTACCATCAGTAGTAATCAAAAAAAATGTTGAAGAAAGAATTAACTCAATTTTGGATATTGAAATGTCACCTAATGGACCCTGGGCAACTACAGGACTATTAACTATTCAGTGGGCAATTGATAATTATGATGAAGTTTATATTCATGGATTTGATTGTTACTTTACTCATGAAAATATGCATTACTTTGAAGATAATAGAAAAAGTGATAGAGTATTTGATGGAAAAGAACATGACCCAGAAAAAGAAAAGCATTATCTTGACCTATTAATAAAGACTGGGCAAATAAAGACAATTGAAAATGAATACAGTATTTAATAAAGATTATTTCAAAAATAGAAACGGAAATGATGATAAGAGAATGGCATCATTTGAATCAGAGTTTAATTTTGTAATCAAACATATTGATAGAAACCCGGATGCATTTTTAGATGTTGGATGTTCAACTGGTGAAATGATTAAATTTTGGAAAGGTATGGGACTTGGAAAAAAGTTATATTATGGAATGGAGATTTCAGACCATGCAAAAAGTGTTGCAAAAAAGAATGGTATAAAATTCAATAAACATCTTTTTAATTCAAAAAACTATTTTTCAACTATAGTTTTTAGAGGTACTATTCAGCATGTAGATACGCCATTTCTTTATATGAAAAAGGCATATGAATCATTAAAGAAGGGTGGAAAAGTTGTTTTCTTAGCAACACCAAATGCAAATAGTTTATATTTTAAGTTATGGAAAACTCTTCCATTTCTTGATTACCCAGAAACAAATTATTACATTCCATCTGATATTTGGTTGGAGCAAGCAATGAAAAACTTTGGATTTAAGTTAGTTGAAAAAAGATACCCATACATTGATTCTCCATACTCAAATCCTGTAGTTGACCATGTAAAGTTTTACTTAAAGCTTTTTGGTGTTGATGTTAAATTTCCATTTTGGAGAAATAGCATGGATTTAATATTTGAGAAGTAGTAATGAAAAAATTAATTAATGAATTATATCCAATATGTAGAAGTATTACTGGTGAAGGTTTGAGAAAGTCTCTTAAAATTATTTCATCAAAATTTAATACTAAAATGAAAATACATTCAGTGCCATCAGGTACTAAAGTATTTGACTGGGTTGTTCCAAATGAATGGAATATTCGTGATGCATGGGTAAAAGACCCGTTTGGAAATAAACTCATTGATTTTAATAATAGTAATTTACATGTTATGGGATATAGTGAACCTGTTGATAAACACTTATCATGGGAAGAACTTTATAAAAAACTTTATGTTGGAATTATGCCAAAAAGAATACCATATAGAACTTCATATTATAAGAGAGATTGGGGATTCTGTTCAGGACTACAAATGGCAGATTATGAAAGTACACAAGCTGGAATTGTTGGAAAGGCTGGTAAATATAAAGACATAAAAAAATCTGATTGTAAATACCATGCATACATTGATTCAACATTGGAGCCAGGACATCTTAATTATGGTGAAGTTGTAATTCCAGGAAAGTCTAATGAAGAAATATTATTTAGTACATATTTGTGTCACCCATCAATGTGCAATGATAATTTAAGTGGCCCAGCAATACATACTAAATTAATTAAAAAGTTAGAAAAAACAAAAAATTACTATACATATAGATTTATTTTTATTCCAGAAACTATTGGTGCAATATGTTGGTTACATGAAAATCAAAAACATTTAGGTAAATATGTTGGTGGCTTTGTTACTACTTGTGCAGGTGATAATGGACCTGTTACATATAAAAAGACAAGAAGTGGTTCAATTATAGATGACATAGTACAGCATGTTTTAGAAGATTATGATTATTCATATATTAGAGATTATTCACCATTAGGTAGTGATGAAAGACAATTTAGTTCTCCAGGTTTTGATATGCCTATAGGTACACTTATGAGAACACCACCTGGTGAATTTTCAGAGTATCATAACTCTGATGATAACATTGATTTTATATCAGAAAAGAAATTAAATGAAATTTATAGCATTTATTCAAAAATTATAGTTATATTAGAAAAAGATTATAGGTATCTATCATCAAATCTACGATGTGAACCTAATTTTGGAAAGAGAGGTTTATATAATAAAATTGGTGCAACAACATTAGAAAATGATATTAAAGCATATAAGTGGATAATGAATTACTCAGACGGACATCATACATTATTTGATATTGCAAAATTAAGTAACTTTAGTTTTACTCAAATTTTAAGTTGTTCAAAAGTATTAGAAAGAAAGGGATTGATAACAAAATGTATAAAATAACAGTTGCTATTTGCTGCTATAAGCAAAAAGATTGGTTACATAGGTGTTTACGAAGTTTATCTTCCCAAACAATACCAAAGGATGATTTTGAAGTTGTTATAGTAAATGATGACCCTTGTGAAAGATTAGATTATATTTGTAATAACTTTAAGGATTTTATAAATATTAGGTTAATCAATAATGAAGAAAACTTAGGATTGCCTAAATCATTAAATAAAATATTGTCAGCATCATTAGGAAAATATTTTGTTAGAGTTGATAGTGATGATTATGTATCAAGTGATTTCTTGTATATGTTATCTACATTTTTAGATATTAATTTATCGGCAAGTCCAAAGGTATCTGGTGAAGATACTTTTTATCAAGGAGTTGCATGTGACTATTTTAAGGTTGGACCAACAGGTGAAGTACTTAGTAGACATTCATCTCAAAAAGAACCTGTTGCTTGTGGAATAATGTTTACATATGAATCATTATGTGAAATAGGTTTCTATGATGAAAACTTTAAGATGAGAGAAGGTCACGATTTACTGAGTAGATTTAATAAATCATATAAGATTTACAATTTACCAGTTCCATTGTATAAGTATAGAATGCATGAAAATAATAGAACAAATAATACTACTGAAGTAAAGAAGTATGATAAAAAATTAGGAGCAAATATATGAAAGTATTAGTAACGGGTGGTGCAGGATTCATTGGTTCAAATTTAGTTGATAAACTAATTGATAGAGGATATGATGTAACAATCATTGACAATATGTCAACAGGCCATGAAAAAAATATAAATAAAAAAGCAAAGTTTGTGCTTTGTGATATGTTTTCAGATATTAAATTACTTGAAGAATCCATGAAAGGTGTGGAAGTTGTTTTTCACTTAGCTGCATTGGCAAGAGTACAACCATCAATTGAAAATCCATTACCTTTTAATGATGCAAATATTACAGGTACATTAAATGTATTGTTTGCTGCACATAAGGCGGGTGTAAAACGTGTAGTATATAGTGCAAGTAGTTCAGCTTATGGAGATGCAGAAAGAATGCCTCAACTAGAAACTGACCCTACAAATCCACTGTCACCTTATGGGTTACAAAAATTTGTTGGTGAACAATATTGTAAAATGTTTACGGAAGTTTATGGTTTAGATACATGTTCACTTAGATATTTTAATGTATATGGTGAAAGAATGAATTTTGAAGGAGCATACAAAACTGTGGTTGCAGTATTTACTGAACAAGCATTAAATGGTGAAAAATTAAATATTGTAAATGATGGAGAACAAAGAAGAGACTTTACATATGTTGGTGATGTATGCCAAGCCAATATACTTGCAGGTTTACACGCTGATAGGTTAGAAGGTAATGTATTTAATATTGGAAACGGAGACAACTTTTCGGTTAATGAATTGGCAAAAATGTTTGATAGGCCAGTAAAGTATGGTGAAAAAAGAATTGAGCCATTTGAAACTTTGGCAGACAATACAAAGGCAAGAAATGTTTTAGGTTGGAATCCAACTGGTGATTTACCATCTTGGATAAAAAATTATCGTAATGAATTAGGAATATGAAAAACATAGCAATAATAGGATTAGGTGAAATAGGTTCTTCTCTTTATGAAGTGTATAGGGCCAAAGATATTACACCACAGACACGTGATATTGATGGAGAAATAACTGGTAATGTAGACATTTTAGATATTTGTATACCAGGACAATTACCAGATTTTGTTGATGTGGTTAATAATTATGTTGAAAAGTATAATGCAAAGATTGTAATTATTCATTCAACAGTACCAGTAGGTACAACTGAAAAAATAAAAAATGCTGTGCATTCTCCAGTTAGAGGTGTACACCCAAACCTTAAACAAGGTATTGAAACATTTTACAAATTTATAGGTCATAATGATTATTCATTAGGTGAACAAGTTGCTAAACATTATAATTCTTTAGGAATAAATTATTCTCTTTGGCCAGATTCAAGGTCAACTGAATTGGCAAAACTTTTAAGTACAACTTATTATGGTTTGTGTATTGCTTGGCATGGTGAAATGAATAAGATGTGTGAAAAATATGGTGTTGGTTTTGATACTATAGATGAATGGACAGAAACATACAATGAAGGTTATAAGAATCTTGATATGCCTCACGTTGTAAGACCACAATTATACCCACCATCAAAAAGTGGTATTGGTGGACATTGTGTAATATCAAATGTTGATATTTTAAGTAAAGATAATGATTCATTAGCATTGGATTTAATAAAAAAGTATAGACCTAAAAAATGACAGAGTATTTTTTAATATATGATAGTGATGAACCAATTAGTTTAGGTACTGATAATAGCTTTGGAGTTTTTTGGGGTGAGCAAGGTATGACGGCTTTAATGAAAATGGTAGATAAGCACCCAGATGAATTACATAAAGTTGTCATAAAAACTGATAAGGGAAAAAAAATGAGTGTTTCGGAGTTTTTATCGGCAATTGCTGAACTTAAAGTAAGAGTTTAACCATTAATTTATATATTTATATATGATATGTCAACACAGAAGAATAAGATGAAATACGGTAGCTATTTAAGTAAGATTGGATATTTAGACATTAGGCAAAAGTTTACATTACCTAAAAAGGTAAAAAACAGGTCTACTGGAGAAATATCTACAGTTGGTGGAACAACTAACATTTGTATATTTCATGGAAAACATGTACTTGAAGAAAAATTCAAAAGTAAAAAGCATGCTGAAGAACGTGCTTTGGAATTAGTAAAAAGTGGTGTAAAATATGACAAGTATAATAAGCGGAAATAATATAGGAAAACGTGTAAAGGTCACTGCAATTGTTACTACAGACAAAGGTGCATTATATCCTAAAGATATATTGAAAGTTGAAAATGTTGTAAATGACAAAGTTTTGGTCTCTACACTATCAGGTGTGCAACATTGGATAGATAAAACCCTTGTAAATCTTATTTAATACCAGTGAATTGATATTTATTTTAGTATAATAATATATGTTTTTAGGAGAACAAACAAATGAATATCACAAGAGAACAGGTAGAGGCGGCTGTTAAATCAAAAGGCTATAAGTGGTTTGAAAATGGTGACTATAATGTCAACATTGTTGGAATCAGAAATTCTGAAACAGGTAACGAAGTTACAAATAAATTCGATGACAAAATAACAATTTCATTTAAGTGTGAAGGTGAATGGGAATTTTATTGTTATGATTGTACAACAGACCCAGGAACACACTGGGTAGAAAATATAATGAGAAAAGAAGGCGTGGCAGTATTAAAGCCAGGCCAATATAAAGGTTCTCATAAAATCAGATTACATCAAGGAAGATATGAAGCATTAGGTCAACATAGACCAGTGACAGTTTATCGTGACAACAATCGTGATGATAAATATGACCTAGATGATAACAATACACAAACAGGTTTATTTGGAATCAATATCCATAGAGCTACAAAATGGGGAGGAAGAAAATCTAGCCAAGTAGACAAGTGGAGTGCAGGTTGCCAAGTAATTGCAGCTAATGATGATTGGCATGAATTTTTGGATATATGTAGAGTTGCTAGAGATAAGTGGAGTAATAACTTTACATATACGTTAATTGAATCAAAAGATATAGTATAATGAAACTACAAGACATAATTACTGAAAAGAACAAGGGTCTTTGGGCAAACATTCATGCTAAAAAGAAGCGTGGTGAAAAGTCAGACCCACGGTCTAAATCTTATAAAGCTGCTGTAAAGGCTGGTAAAAAAATTAGAAAACAAAATGAAGAACTAACAGAAGCTGAAATGGACAGACAATTTGCAAAAGAATTTGAGTCTAACTGTAAAGCATTTGTCAATCATATAAAACATGAACTTAAAACGGCTGAAGGTTCTGATAAAACAGTATTACAAAAAATGCTTAAGAATTTACTAGTAGTTTCAGGTTATCCAAAATTAATGTCTAGAATCGTAGGAGAGAAATAATGAAATTAAAAACAATAATATCGCAAAAAGCTTTTTCACCTGAAAAGGAAACAAATGAAGCTGCACCTAAAATGAGAAAGAACCCAGAAGCTGAAAATATTAAAAAAATATTTCAAATGGCAAACCTTGCTCAAAAAGGTGGTGGTTCAGGAAGATATGGAAAAGAATTTGAAAAGGCTAAAAAGAAAGCACTTAAAGCTCTAGCAGATATGCATACATATGCAAAGATAGGAGGATAATCATGAAATTAAGAAACATTATAAATGAAATATCTACAAAGGCTGGATTGACAGATGTAATCAAAGGAAGAACAACTTCTATTGAAGGAATCAAGATGTCAAAAGATTTAGCTCAGGGTATGATGGATTTTATTATGAGGTCTCCCTATGGTAGAAAATATAGTAAGCAAATCTTAAGAGGTAGAATAGCTTCATTGATTGGACCAGCTAATGCATTTGGTATCGAAAGATATTTATCTCCTAAAGCTAAAAAGGAGTTCAAAGATATATATAAAAAGCATGGACCTAAAAGAGAATCTGTTGATGAAAGATTAAATCTTGCAACTGCAAAAAGAATGGACGGACTTCATAATATGAAAGCAATGAAACAAGTCATTATTGGTGCAAAAATTATACAAAAAGATTTGTATGATGAAGGATTTGAAAATGATGAAATTCTAGAATTTTTAATGGATAGAATTAGACGAGCTGCATTTTAATGGATAAGTATATCTACAGGGCAAAATTAGATAGAGTGGTTGATGGTGATACTATTGATGCTCTTATCGATGTAGGTTTTGATATATGGGTTAAGAAAAGAATCAGATATATGGGAATTGATACTTGGGAAAGTAGAACTCGAGACCTGGATGAAAAGAAAAAAGGATTAGCTGCAAAGGCTAGAAATAAACAACTATTAAATGAAGTATCCAGCAAGCCTGGATATTTCAGATTAAAATCTTACGGTGTTGGTAAATATGGTAGAGTACTTGGTGAGATTTTTATAATGGATAGTGAAGGTAAGCAATATAATATAAATGAACAACTTAAAGCCGAAGGACATGCTTACGAGTATCACGGCGGCAAAAAACAAGTATTCAAAGGATAAAAGAAATGGCAAAAAAAGTAAAAAAGGCTGTAAAGAAAACAGCAAAGAAAGTTGTAAAAAAAGTTTTAGATTCAACAACTATCGATGAAAAAATTATTGAAAACATAGACAAGAATAGAAGTCTATATAATTTAATCTTATGTTATGTAAATTGTTATGGTGCATATGTTACAGCATTAGGTGCTGGATGTTTATTTGGCGTTAATAATTGGCTAGCACTAGGACTATTAGCAATAACTGTAGGTTGGGCATGGTGGGCAACATGTAAATGTAAACCTTGTAAAGGTGGTGAAGGAACTTGTTGTTAATGAAAAATCTAATTATATTACTTATGATATTTACATTAAGTTCATGTATGGTATCACAAAAAACATTTGATGAAAAATGTTGTAAATTAGAAGATGACATTGCAGAATTAAAAAGTAGATGTGATGGCATGGATATGAAAGAACAGCTTTTAAGAGAAGCAATTAATGATTTGCAGAACACGCCTAAAAAAGAACCAATAGCACCACACGACCCTGCAAATAACTAGGAGAAGAAAATGATTAAATTGTCTAAATTATTAAATGAAGATGGGTATAAGGGATTGCTAACGGATATTCCTGGAGCAAAAATGTATACAGCTTCCGGTGGAAATAGTGCAAAAACACAATCAACAACAAGAACTTGGGATGATGGAACTCCTGTTCTTAAGTACATTGCAAGAGCACCACAAAAGACAGTTAAATTACCTAGAAAGTTTAAGGTTGTTGATGACACAAAATATGGGTGGTGGTATTTTCAAATTGGAAATGTTTGGCATGGAATTGACAAAGATAAATATGGTACACCGCCATTTGAATATTAAATAAAGGGAGAATGTTATGATTAACTGGATAAACGGGTTTGACGCCGGAAATAAAAAAGAGAAGTACTACCTAGAATTTAGAGTTGGTACTTTCACAGTATTAGAAATGAAGTGGGAAGCAAGTAAGTTTAGATTTATGATATTTAATTTGGGATTTGAAATATGAGAAAGTTATTATTTTTATTGCTATTATTACCATCAGTAATATTTGCACAAACAACAGATACTTGGATAAATATACAATTATTAACTGATGCTTATCCAGACGAAACTAGCTGGACACTAACAGATGGTTCAGGACAACTAATTGCTGAGAGTGATTCAGTATTAACAGCTGAAACTTTATATGATGAAATAGTTGATTTATCTTCATTAGATAGTCCATTTGAATTTACACTAAATGATTCTTATGGTGATGGTTTAGCTGGATGGAATGGCTCACCAGAAGGTTGGTTACTAATACAAAATGATTGTCAAGATACATTGGCATATGTGGCTGGTGATTTTGGTACAACATATTTAGCAAACAATCTTATCATACAACCTTGTGCACCACCAGTAACTGGGTGTACAGATACAAATGCAACCAATTACAATTCACTTGCAACAATTGATGATGGTTCATGTACGTATCCTCCATGTGGTGGTCTTATTTTTAGTAATGCATATCAGAACTGTCAACCAAATGGTCAAGCATTATCTATATTTGAATGGGAAACTGCTCCAGGTAATAATTGTGAAGTTGTAAGTGTATGGATAAGTAATGAAAATGGCTTAGGACCATTTCAATTTCCAGGTTATTGGCCAGCTGGCGGACCTCATAACTTTGCATTTAATACAGGACCAGGTCAAATGCCACCTAATTGGGAAGAAGAATTTTATTGTCAGTTAGAGTTTGCAGATGGTTCAATGTCAGATACAATTGCTTATACTCCATACTCGTGTATTCCAGGTTGTTTAGACCCAGCTCAAATATCATATAATCCTTGGGCAACAATAGATGACGGTTCATGTTCAGGAACAACATGTGATACAAACACACAATATCAAATATCTCTTTCATTAACATTAGATAATTGGCCAGGTGAAACAAGTTGGCAATTTGTTGATGGCTTAGGTAATACATTTGATTATCCAGTAGGAACTTATGATTTTAATGATATAGGACAAACATATACTTATTCATTCTGTGTAGACCAAAATGCTGCATTTGAATTAATATTAAATGATGACTATGGTGATGGAATGGCAGGTTCTACATCAGGTGGTTCTATTGATGGAGCAGCTGTAATATATGATTGTGCTGGAGATACTATTTGGTATATGGACAATCCAGGTTTTGGAAATGTATTATATTCAGGACCACAAACAGCAACACCTTGTCCAGTTATTCCAGATGTTTTAGGTTGTACTGATGATGATTATGTTGAATTCAATCCAGCCGCAAACATAGATGATGGAACTTGTGCAACATTACATACTTATGGTTGTACAGACCCAGCAGCATTTAATTATGACCCTACTGCAACAATGATGGACTTAACTCCAGATTGTGACTATGAATTATGGATTGGCGATGCAGGTGGTGATGGTTGGGGTAACTCATTTATTGGAGTTTATCAAAATGGTATAAATCTTGGAACTTATACAATGGGACCAGGTAATTATCAACAAACTTGGAATATCGTATTAGACCCAGGAGTTCCAGTAGAAGTATTTTATTTTGAAATAGGTGGACCACAACAACCACCTCAGGAAGTACAATTCCAAACATGGCACAATTCATTTAAGCTAACAAATGCAGATGGTGTTGTGTTAATGCATGAAGGACAGAATCCTTTTGCTAATAATGGTCAAGGAGCACTTCAATCATTTGAATCTCCATTTTGGACAAAATATACTGGAGTACCATTTTGTGGAAATACATGTATTCCAGTAGTGTATGGATGTACAGATAGTACGGCTGCAAATTATGACCCATTGGCAAATGTAGATGATAACAGTTGTATTCCTATTATATATGGATGTACAAATATTTTTGCAATAAATTATGACCCAAATGCAACGGTTGATGATAACAGTTGTATTCCTATTGTTAACGGGTGTACTGATAGTTTGGCATATAACTACAATCCCTTAGCAAATGTTGATGACTTTTCATGTATATATCTAGGTTGTACAGATGTAACAGCATGTAATTACGATGCAATTGCAAATGTAGATAATGGTGGATGTATTTACCCAACACAATATTATGATTGTTATGGTGCATGTATAAATGATACTGATGGTGATGGAATTTGTGATGAATTAGAAATTGCTGGTTGTACAGACCCATTATCAATTAATTTTGACCCAACTGCTACAGATGATGATGGAACTTGTATACCATATATTTATGGATGTACTGATTCAACAATGTATAATTACTCTGCAACTGCAAATACAGATGATGGTTCATGTATACCTTATGTATACGGATGTACAGACCCAACAATGTTTAACTATGACCCTCTTGCAAACACAGATGATAATAGTTGTATCCCAGTAGTTATTGGTTGTATGGATCCGACAATGTGGAATTATGACCCACTAGCAAATACATCATCAGGAAATTGTATTCCGTTTATTTATGGATGTACTGATTCAACCCAGTTTAACTATAACCCATTAGCTAATACTGATAACGGAACATGTGAACCATTTGTTTATGGTTGTACTGATGCCGCTGCACTTAATTATGACCCATTGGCAAATACTTTAGATAATAGTTGTTGTTATATAGGTGGCTGTACTGATGCTACTGCACTTAATTATGACCCAGATGCATGTTATGATGATGGAACCTGTGTAACTATAATCGTAGGTTGTACAGATGTAGGCGCATATAACTTTGACCCATTAGCCAATGTATCTGACCCAGACGCATGTTTATATGATGCAGGTTGTTATGGAGGACCAGGTATACCTTATTGGTTAAATGATGGATGTTATGCTTGGGTAATTGATGTTGATGATTATTGTTGTACAAATGATTGGGATGCAAGTTGTCAATCAATGTACGACTATTGCCAAGATGGATGGCCAGTATCTATTGATGAAATGTCAGGTTCTGGTACTATTGTAATATACCCAAATCCAACACGAGATATATTAAACATTGATACAAGATTAGATGTTAATGTAGAATTATACGATATGATGGGAAGATTAATATTGTCAAAAGAAAATGCTAAAAGACTAGATATTTCAGAAATATCAGAAGGATTGTACAATATAGTCATAACATATGATAAATTAAAAATAACTAAACGAGTAATAAAGCAAAAATAATGAACAAGATTATTTACATATTATTAACAATGTTATTTACAAGTTGTGCTTTAACATATGAAGCACCGCACAAATGTGAATTAATGCTAAGAGGTGAACCTTGCTTGACTAACCATGCATGTTGTAAACCACCAACTACATATCATTATGAAACATATCCAAATTATTATAATTGGTGGTGGCTAACAAGACCAAAGCAAACAACTAATTATGTAATTGTAAAACCAAATAATAAACCTACATATAATGGTCATAGACCAACTTGGAATAATAAACCAAATAAGCCTAATAAAAATAGGAGTAAAAGAAAATGAAAAAGTTACTAATCATACTATGTATGTTACCAGCATTAGTGTTTGGTCAAGAAGTTAAAGATAATAAGTTTGATAAAATACAGAAAAGTCTTAAAAAGACATTTAAGTTTGCAACATTTTATGGTGCTGTAAATGGAGGTAATTCAGTTTCAGATGTAGATATTTTTTCAGTTACTAATGGTTTAGAAACAAATACAATTTCTACTCCATTTGATTATTCACTTACAGCTGGTGTAAGAAAGATTGCAAGATTAGGATATGAGAATAGAGCAAATACATTTTATAATGGTACAGAAAATAGTTTTAGTGATGCAGCAACAATTGGTCGAGTTTCTGGGTTTGAATTTTTATTTGAAGCTGATTATAGAAGACAACAAGGTACTAACTTTTTAGACCAAAATCACTTTTTGAGATATGTAGCAGACAGGTGGATTGTTAAGGTTGAATATTTACAAGATGGATTTGCAGATATAGAATACTTTGAAGCATCTCAACGATTTAGGCAAAAGGTTGGTAATAAATTATCATTTAATATAGGTGCAGTACAAAGACTATCTGAACCTTATGGATATGATCCTTTGGAAGAATGGATGTTATCAAATGGTAATTTACATTATACTCAATTAGCAATACAAGAAGGCTATACAATACAATTCGATGGTGAAGGTGGTGAAACCTATTACAATCCATCAGGAAACTTAGTTGCAGAAAATACGGCAATATGGGAAGGTGTTGTTATACCAACTGTATTATCAGATTATACTGAAAAGAAGAGAAATCAATTAGACCAAACATTTCAATATTCAGTTGTTATTGGATTTGATTTTTATCATTTCACAAAAGAATTTTGGTTACATAGTTGGGGTAACGTAATGCCATATCATTATGATGATGGTGGTGAATTTAGTTATCATGAATATAACGGTGGACAATGGATAGATTATTCAGGTGGCCTTATATTTGGATATTATGTTATACCAAAAAAATTAGGGTTATTTGTTGAAGGAAAATATAATAAGTACTGGAATCGTAATTGGCACGATTTTAGTTTTGGACTTAACTACGTAATATTTTAGGAGTTTACACATGGCAAAGGAATTAAATGAAGATTCAGGTTTTAAGGTTAGTATAAAAACCCTTATTGCAATTGGATTCGCAATGGCAACAGTTATCGGAATGTGGTTTGCACTACAGGCAGATATTGAAGAGGCAAAAGAATTACCAGTTCCGCCTCCACCGGATGTCACAAGAATGGAATTTGATATGAAGGATAAAAACATACGTTTAACCATAGAGAATACTCAAGAAGACGTTGAAGAAATAAAGGAAGATTTGGACAGGATTGAGGAAAAAATTGATGAACTAAACAGGAGATAAGTTATGAAATTTATTAAATTGATTATAGTTATGTTATTGCCAATAATTGGTTTCAGCCAAAGCTTAAAGGTTGGTAGTGGTGTACAAGTAGTTCACTTCAATGCAAATTGGAATTCAGCAAACGATGTTAAATGGGTAAGTGATTTGACAGACTGTAAAGTGAAAAAGTGTGACATAGCTACAGATACAAAGGCTCAAGGTAAATGGGAAATAGTTGTTGTACCAACAATTATAATTTTTAACGATGGAGAAGAGGTTAAAAGATTTCAAGCAGATATATCATTTGCTATGAAAGCAACCAAAGAAGATGTACAGGAAAAGATTGATGAAATATTATTAGAGGGATTCTAATGTGGAAATTATTTAAGGATGAAAATGATATAAATGAAAAGGCCATTGTTGGCTTTGCATCATTTATATTAATGGTATTATTTGCAATTGCAGATTTAATTACTGGATGGTGTGGTATGGAACTTGTAATAAATGAAGTAATATATAATTCATTTGTCATTGTTACTTTAGGTAGCTTTGGTATAAGTTCAATAGAAAAAATAAAAGGTAATGGAAAGTAATGATTAAATTAACAGATATACTATTTGAGTATGTAACAAAGAGTGATATGCGTAATGTTGAAAGTTATGCAGATAAACTTTTTGCGGCAGCAGGTATCGACGTTGATTTTACAAGACACTTTAGACAACGTGTTAATGATAAGAGAAATATAAAGCCAATATCATCAGCAGAATTAATTGGTGTTTTTAAGAGAACATGGAATAAGTATGGAAAAAAATTACCATCTCTAACATCAGATGCTCAAGCCGTTATAAAGGACATGAGAAGTGATATAAATATGCCATTTGTATTTGCACAGGATAAAGATGGTGAATTGGATTTAATAGTAAAAACAGTGATGAGAAAGAAAAATTTTCAAACAACAAATAAAGTATTGGATGTGTAATTATGACAAAATTTAATGACTCAAAATGGAGAAGAGAACTATTAGAAGGTAAGCACCAATTAAACGAGTTTACTGAATATGACTTTGACCCTATGGACATGTACAGTAGAAATACACAGAATGCAAAAGCAGTAGAAAGAACATTAAAGAAAGCTGGTTTTTCAAAGGTAAACCTTGGTAAAGCTCAAAAGCAAGTAAAATTCATAGACCAAAATATGAACAGAACTCAAGGAGTTATGTTTGTACATATACAGTATCATGTTGTTGAAGGAAAGGACGGAAAGAAATACTTTATACACCAAACTCAATATCATCATAGGGATTTTGGAACAGGTGGTGTAAACCTAACAGCAGTGATGGTAGAGGAGAGACCTAACTATCCAGATAAAGGTCCTGAAAGAGAAATAGGAAGAGCAGTTTTTCTTACGGATGATTTCTTAGCTGGATTGAAAAATGTTAATGTATTGAAAAGGGCTTCATGATTAAACTTGTTGCCATATTAACAGAAGGTGTATATGACCCGGGTATATTTAAGGCTGTGTTCACAGCTGGCGGTCCTGGTAGTGGAAAGTCATATGTTGCATCTACATTATTTGGTATGCCAGAAAAAATGCCATTTGTTTCTGCAAAAGGACTAAAATCTGTTAATAGTGACAAGTACTTTGAAACATATTTGAAAATGAGTGGACTATCCCAAGATATTGCAAAGATGACACCAGCAGAATATGAACAAGCTATGGAGATAAGAAAAAAGAGTAAAAAGGTTAGAGATGCTGCTCTTAAGAATTATATAAATGGAAGACTTGGATTGCTTATTGATGGAACTGGAAAAGATTATGCAAAAATAGCAAAACAAAAAAGAAGATTAGAGTCTGTTGGATATGATTGCTACATGGTATTTGTTAATACCGATTTAGATGTTGCATTAAAAAGAAATCAAAGGCGTGAAAGAAAAGTACCAACGGATGTTGTAAAGAAAGGCTGGTCAGATGTACAAAGTAATCTTGGAAAATTTCAAAGTTTATTTGGTGCAAGTAATATGTTAATAGTGGACAATAGTGAATACAAAGAATTTGAACGGGCAGTTAAGCGTGGAGCAAATTCATTTATGTCTAAACCAGTACAAAATCCAATTGCAAAAGCATGGATAAGAAAAGAATTGGAGTTGAGAAAATCATGAGTAAATTATTAAATGAAATTAAAAATATGATACGCCAAGAATTAAATGAAAGCAAAGTAACTGAAGCAACACCTTCATTACCTTCTGAAATAAAAAGATACATGGAAAAGTTTTTATCAGCAATCAGGGGTGCAAATCTAAATCGCCAAAAACAAAAAGTTTTATTGGCCGGATTGATAGAGGCATTAAAAATAGATTCTGGTGAATTGATGATGTTAGTAAACAAAATCAAAAAAGGACTTAAGACTGAAGATAAAGAAGAACAAGATGAATTACAAATGCCATTTGCATTGGTTTCTTCTGTAGATGAAAACAAATTAACTGAAGCTACTAGTCTTTGGAAACATTTTGATGCTAAAATGAAATTACAAGACGAGATAATGGATATTGAAATGGATATGCAAATGATTAATAAAGCCTTAAGTGAACTTTACAAAGACATGGAACAAGAAGCTGAACCGGAAGGTGGTCCTAAAGCCACTAGATATGGTAGAGAGATTGAAAAGAAACAAAAAGAATATAAACAGAAAAAGGCTCAGTTCAAAAAACTTATGGCTAAATTGGATAGAATGGAACAATACTAATGATTAGTTTAGTTGACATAGTAAATATGAATAATATGGTATATTCAGATAATATCAAAAAGAAACATCTGGATGTAATAAACAATCCTGCAAAACCATTTGATACTTTTGATACATCACAGTGGATGGCAATGCCACCACCAAAAAATAGTAGTCAAGCAACATTTAGAGAAATACTTCAAATTGATGCTATTCCATTAGATAACAAATTTATACATGAAGGTGATAAAACAATAGAATATTTTGAAAAATGGTTTATTGAAAATTCATGTGGATGTGACCATGTTTTTCCAAAGGCATTTATAACAGAGGTTACCAAAGCTGTAAGGTCAATAGTATTAAAATTAAAATATCATTACAACAGGCCTAGACCTAAACAAATAGCAGAATCATACAGATTAAGATTTCATGAAGAACCATTAGAATCTGCACAAACACCAGCATATCCATCAGGACATGCAACTCAAGGAACATTAATTTCATTAATACTATCAGAAATATATCCAGAGCATAGTATGGAGTTAATGAATTTAGGTGCAGATGTTGCAAATTCAAGAATGGTTGCAAAAGTTCATTATGCATCAGATACATCATTTGGTGTAAATTTAGCAAAGTCACTATTTGAACATTTGAAAAAACATGTAAACTTAAATGAATACAGAATAACAAAGAGAACAAAAATCACAGCTATTATTGCAATTGCTGAAGAAAAAAAGTTATCACTAAAAAACTTATTACCTGAAAATTATGATTTAGATAACCATCCAAAAAAGAAATGGATAAAGCAACAATTATCTAATATAGATGATAGAATAATGAATGATATATTTAAGCATTACAAAGCTGTCTATTCTTCAGAAGGTATGCAACTATCAGCATTTTCACCATCAGAGTTAAAATCTGGATATGAAATAGTAATGTTAATCGATGTTGATAAAGACCCTATGCCAGATGCCTTTATATTCACAAGAGGTAATCGTGTAAAATTATTAGCAACTGATGGTCAAGGACCAAGTAAGAGTGCAGTTGTTAAAAAAGTTGTAAACATGGTAAAATCTGAAGGTTATAGTTTAGAAGCTAGTAAAAAGATGAATGATATTATGATAGGGAAAGGCGCACCTGTAATAACTGACAAAAGTAAAATTGAAAGAATGGTTGGTCCTAAATTTATAAAGCACCTTGATAATGGATATTATGAAAGAAAACTTAAAAAAGGTGGAAATGTAGTTAAAAGAATGTATGGAAAGTAAGCTATGAAAAACAAAATAACAAAAAAACAATTAACTGAGCTTGAAGATAACGAAGGCCAAATGGCAAAATCACAACTTGAGCGTTCTATGGAATATGCAAAAATGATATATGATTTCATGGACAATTATGGTGGTGATTCTGATAAGTTACAGTTTCCTTCATGGGTGCAGTCAAAGTTGACAAAGTCAATGGACTATTTACAAAGTGTATACAATTATTTAGATGGTAAGGATGGACTAGCCGATAACCCAGCAGAATTAAGAAAAAAACAAAATGCTGCAAAGAATGAAGGCAAAATAACAGAAGCTAAAATAAAAAAAGGTAGTATTGTAATTCCAAATAAGGGACCTCATAAAGGTGAAAAACATGAAGTCATACATGATTTTGGTAATGGTACATATAATATAAAACCTACAGGTATGAGAAACAAATATCGTTTAGGTGCTGCTGGTGCTAGTGCTGGTGATTTGAAACTTGTTAAAGAAAACAAAAAGCCAATTAAAGATTATGAAAAATCTATAGAAAAAATAATTACACAGCTAAAAGGCGCAAGTAAACTACATGGTGGACAAGCTGATAAAATAGAAAAGATAGTAACACAATTAAGAGGTGCAAGTAAACTACATGGTGGACAAGCTGAGAAGTTGATTGATATGCTAAAGAAAGCAAATGAAACAAAAGATGTAGAAGATGTTGATGTTAAAGAATTAAAAGTATTACTACGTGATTTAATACAGAAAGAAATGACTGAAAGAGGTGGTGCAGCTGTTAAAGCTCCATCGGCTTATGGATATGCTGAAGATGCTGAAGCAAAAATTGATGGTTCAGATGTTGCAGAATCAACTGAATCATGGGAAAAAGCATTAAAAGATATGCATAGACAAAAAATTATGAGTAAACTTTCTAAAAAAGATAAAGAAACTCTTTTGAAAATTCAACAATTAATGGCTAAAGAGAAGAAGGTCAAAGAGGTTAATGAAGCAAAAAAGTATCCAACAGTTTCAAACAAGTTTAAGAATGCATTGGATAGATTACCAGAAAAACATTTTCATAGAAAAGGTGTAAAGGCATTAATTAAAAAACTAAAAGAAAAGGATCCAGAAGCTGCAATGGCATATACAATGGATGCATTTGGTTGGATGAAGAATATGAAAGAAGCTAGTATGGCCAGCCACCCTGTTGTAAAACAAGGATTTGCAATTGGTAGTGCTAGTAATGTTGGTGCTGGTGAAATGGCAAAAGCATCTGGTGTAAGTGAAGATGATGAAGATATAGAAAAGGTTAAAGAAATTGTAAAAACTGAATTAAAGAAGTCAGGACTTGAAGATGACTATAATGTTTTAGATATAGTCACAGCTTTAGGTTTAGAAAATACAAATGAGTCAAAATTTATTAAAACAGTAAGGGAAGAAATAAATAAACAGTTGGAGATATAATGGTTCTAAGAATGACATTTAGTGGTAGTCAGCAAATACTTGAAGAATTTTGTGAACACTGTGGTGAAAAAATTGAAGAAGTACCAACTAGTGAAATAATAATTCAAAAGGAAACTGATAAGAGACGATTAATTAGTCGTGATAAGGACGGTGAAAGACGCCCACTATTTAAGAAGGCAGATAAAATTGCTGGTATAAAGGCATCAGCATCAGCTGAAGGAATGTATGACAGGGCAATTGATGGAGATGACTTAAAGTACGGTATACGTGCAGAAAGAATGTGTAGTTCGAGTGATGGAGCATCCACGCAATTTTGTTTTAGAGTTACGAATCCAAAATTTTTGGCAAAGACTAAAACTGATGGTACAACTCTTAGTGCTAGTTTTTTTAACCCAAATGAACCAGTAATAAATGAATCTGGGTCAAAAGTTGGATTGGATAGAAAAGGAAATGTTGTTAGATTAAAACAAGAAACAGATTCAGATGGACGTACAAAAAAGAAGGGAGCATTTGCAGTTGAATGGTTTAGTAGAGTACCAGCGGCTGGTCAGAAAGATATATTAGAAAAATATTCTTCTTGTAGATATATGTTGGCACTTGGAGAAAGACTTTCAGATGGTGAAGCCGAAAATACACCAGGAATTCCTAAAGGCCATCTTGGTGAAGGTTTAGCTGCATTTAGAGATTTGAATGATTTTTTAACTCAATATGCTAGAAACTGTAGATAGGAAAAAATTATGGAAAAAACAATATACAAAAATAAAAACTTAAGACTTGAAATATACGAGTCATCAGAACCAATATTATTTGCTGAGGCTGAATATCAAGGTCGTAAAGTAAAACTTAATAAGATAATGCAAGGTGATGCAAAAAAGTTTAAGGTATATGTAAAAAATCCAAAAGGTAATGTTGTAAAGGTAAACTTTGGACAAGGTGGTGATGCTAAAGGTGGTACTATGAGAATAAGAAAAAACAATCCAAAGGCTCGGGCAAACTTTAGAGCTAGATTTAATTGTGACAATCCTGGACCTAAACATAAAGCTAGGTACTGGGCATGTAGAACTTGGTAGGAAAACATTATGATAAAACAAACACTAAAAATATTTGAAAGAATTGGTTCATTTTCTTGGACTGGATATTATGAAAAAGGTCGTTCTCTTGATAATACAGTTGGAGGTCAGCCTGCAGGAATATCTCTTAAGAGACGTGTTGCAGATAATACAGTAACTGACCATGATGGAAAATCTTCCCCTTATGGTTCAGCATATAAAAAAGTAAAAGATTTAGATGAAATGAGTGCAACGGCTAAAAAGCACGGAAGATTTGGTTTGACTAATGTACCATTTCCGACTGAGTCACCAAATGAATTTGCATATCTAGATTTTGAAAAGTATGTAAAAAAGAATGAAAAGAAAATTATAATGGCATTAAAAAATATTTCAGATGATAGAATGTTTAAGGCAATTGAATCTGTTTGGTCTAACTGGGACAAAAAAACAAACAAAGGTGCTTTTTCAAATATTCGTGGAAATAAGTTTGGTAGAGAGTTAGTCTTAATGCTAAGAAAGGACGGGTTAGTTTTTCAAAACAAAGGTAATAAAATTACTAATCTAAAGGAAAAATATAACATAAGAAAACAGGCTTGTAAACAGTCCGATGGTGATAGAGGAACTTATACATTATCATATACTAGTAAAAAAGGTAAAAAGTTTAGTAACTGTCATACATCAAAAAAGAATGCACAAGACCAAATTTCAGCAATAGAGGCACCATAATGGAAAAGTATTATAAACAAATAATGAATCTTATTGAAGATGTAGAAAACATTGAAGATGTTGAAGAAGATGTAAGAAAAGTTGGTGGTAAGTTTTGTGCATATGTAGATGATAAACTTACTAAGGCAGAGAAAGAAAACAATCCAAAAAAATATAAAGGCAAAAAGATTGGAAGTATACAAAGAACAAAATCAGGTAAACCAAGAATGAAAGCACGAGCGTGTTATCAATCTAAAAAGAAAGCCAATAATGCAATGGCTGCTGCAATGATGGGATAAAATTATGATTAAAAAAACATTAGAACTATTCGAAGATAAAAAGAAAAAATCAGCTGGAGCGGATCCAAAAAAATCACCAGAATATTACAAAGGACTTTCTGCAAAGGAAAAGAAAGAACGGTCAAATGTAATTGCTCGTAGAAGTAAAATGGATGATGACGACCCAGATGCATATAAGCCATTTAGAAGTGACAAGGGCGAAAAGACAAAACCATCACAGCATACAAATAAATTCAAAAAAATGTTTGGTGAAGCTGGTTGGAATACTCTTAAAGAAGTTTATGAAATGTCAAAGCTTCATACTGAGGTAAGTGCACCTGTAAAGAAAGCACTTCAAAAGAAAGCCAAAAAATCTGGAATGCCATACGGTGTACTTAAACAAGTTTTTAACAGAGGAATGGCTGCATGGAAAACAGGACATAGACCTGGAGCAAGTCAACAACAATGGGGATATGCAAGGGTAAATAGTTTTGCAACAAAAAGTCCAGGTACTTGGGGTAAAGCCGACAAAGACCTTGCTAAAAAGGTTAGAGGTAAAAAGAAGTAATGATTAGCCTTGCTGATATATTATATGAAGCTGAATCTAGAAAAGCCAGAAAAAAAGGTCAAAAGAAAAAAAGCAGTAAACATTCTGATTTATTTACTGATGAAGACCCAAAAGGAACTATACATGGTTTAGGTTTCAAAAATGCAACAACTGCAAGAAAAGGAATTGCAAAAGTCAACAAGGCAAAAAGAACTCATGCACATAAAGTACAAGCAACACTTGTTATGAAACAACGTGCAAAGGTTGCAAAGGAACGTGCAAAGGACCCAGAAAAAAAATCAGACTTAAATCAAGCATATCAAATTTGGTCAGCACATTTAGAAAAGTTAAAAGCTAAAACTAAAAAAATGAATGAAGGCAGTAGTAATAGTACGTACACTGCTGACGCTGGAGAACCAGACACTGGATTTATTCCTGGTGGAAAAACACGTAGATTAGGAATGAGAAAAGGTAAACCTGAACCTTGGTTTGAAGGTGGAGGATATACACAGGTTGATTTTCCAAAAGGTGATTACATATATGGAAAGAGAACACGACCAGAATATAGTGTAAAGAAACGAAATGTTAGAATGGTTGTAAAGCTTAAACAATCTGATAAACCATTAAATGAAAGATTTATTGTTGAATCATCTAAAATGGAAATATTGGATGTGGTGAGTAAAGTTTATCCACACATAGTAAAAGATTTAGGTGGAAGAGCTGTAAAGGTTGAAGTACATAATAATATATACAGAAGACTTGGTGCAGTTGGTGAAGAAGATTTAATGGTTGACAACAATCCTTATGGTGAATATGACTGGGATAAAAGAAAAATATATTTATATGCATCAGCAATATCTAACACTGAACAAATAATTAGGTCATTACTTCATGAGCATACTCATACATTACAAAATAGAAAAAAGTTCAAAGCAGGTTATGATAGTGGAAAATATGATTACAAAACTCATCCTTATGAAAAAGCAGCAACAAGAGCAGAAATGAAATGGAAAAATTATCTAAAATATTTATAGATGATGAATGGGATAACTGGTATCCTGATACACAATTATGATTAAATTGACTAACATATTAAGAGAAGCAACAACACTCAGTATATTTGACTTTGACGATACATTGGCAAAAACTGATAGTTGGATATATGTTATGAAAGGTGGAAGAGAGGTAAAAAAGTTAGACCCAGCTGAATTTGCAACATATGTACCAAAGGTTGGTGAAACATTTAATTTTAAGGATTTTGATAAAAAACTAAAAAACCCTAAAATCATAAAGAAAAATGTTGATTTGTTACGTAAGCAATTAAGCAAAGGTGGCAGGAAAGTGACTATTTTAACTGCTAGAAGACTTGGTGCACCAATAAATTCTTTTTTCAAAACTCTAGGTATTCAACCATATATTGTACCACTTGGTGATGCAAATCCACAGAAAAAAGCAGATTATATAGAAAAGCAAATACGAAAAGGAAAGTATAACCCGATATACTTTATGGATGATAGTCCAAAAAATATTAGAGCAGTTGATGCACTAAAAAAGAAATATCCTCGAATCAAACTAATAACCAAACTTGTATGATAAATGTCAGATATAAAAATCATAAAACTAGATACTCATGCACAAGGACTTATTGGTTGGATTGCAGTACAAAATGATCACACCTTAGGACATATATTCATGTCCGTTGAATTAGAAATGAAAATAAAATTTTTAGATGCTTGGGTACATGAAGAACATAGACGCAAAGGTATATTCAGAAAATTATGGAATACTAGGTGGACATTTGTTCAAGAAAACTATAAAGGTTATAAAGTATATGCATGGGCATTACCAAAAAGTTTGCCACTTTTATTAGAAAAGGGGTTTGTAGAGGGTGATACATGTGTGTATGTTGAAAGGCAAGTAGAAGACTTAAGGCCTCCTGGAGAGCAATGTTTCGTATCTTGCTAAAGAAAAATTAAGAAATGGCTTAATAAAGAGTATAAATGCTATTAGCCTAGCTTAAATAAATCTCCATATTTTACTTTATATTAGTTGAATTTTATATTTATTAGTATATGAAAGTAATAACTCATAGATTCAAAAGAAGTGTAGCGGATGATAGTGATATTGTCTACTTGGTTAATTTAGTAGATTACACTGGCAGACCGCTCGAAAGTTATATTGCAGAAACAACAGAAGAAAGAAATAATAAGTCAAATAGTTTATTAGAAAGACACAATGTCAATGTTGTACAACACAATGAAGGTTTTAGTATTAGGACAGAAAATTCTACAGAGATTGTAGATAATGTTACTATCTAAATAATCAACATATTTATGGTATAAAATTTTTTTAATTCAAAAATTATAGTTATATTATATAACTTAAAAGATAACTCTATAGAGATTATGGAGTATTGTACAGTTTAGAATAGAGGAAGTAATAAAAGAGGAAAAACATGAAGAATTTAATTTTAACATTAGCTTTAGTATGTGGATTTGTTTTCACATCACAAGCTCAAAACAATGGTGGTGATTGGTATATTGGAACTGGTGACGTTTCTGGCGTTGCTTGGACTGATTTAGCAATTAACCCAACAATTGGATATGCAGTAAATGACAACCTTATGGTTGGCGCATCTGTATCACAAGCAAATGAAGATGCTGATTTAGATATGGATTTCCATGCAAGATATTTCTGGAATGGATATTTCGGATATTTAGCAACAGATGGACTCAGCACTGATGGAATGTTATTAGGTGCTGGTAAAATGTTTACATTAAGAAATAATGTTTACGTAGACCCGAAAGTGGTATATAATTCAGGAGATAAGACTACAAATCTACAGATTGGATTTGGTCTTAAATTTTAATTAATTAATTAGACCCTCTAATTCTAAGCGATTTTTATTAATATTAACAAAAGTAGGAGAAAACAATGGATTCAGTAATAAAATACGTAACAGGTTTCTTTGGTGGACTATTATCAATTATGATGGCAGTTTTACCAGTAACTATCGTCTGGCAAGTATTAACAGGCGGAAATGTATTTGGAATGGATGTAATCGGCAATTTAACTGCAATGATTGATGCACTAGGTAATGGTGGATTTGTAGGTTTAATTGTATTGGTGATTATCGTATCATTCTTTACTAAGAAATAGTTTTATTTGATAATAATCTAGTTAAAAGGCTCTGAAGAAATTTGGAGCCTTTTTATTTTTATTTGTCAATAATTTTTGTTATATTTATTAAAAAGAAATTAACATGGAAATAAAAGCATTCAACAAAGGACTAAAAGTAATTAGTAGTTGTAAAACAACATCTCATATTATGGGAGCATACAACTATGTACATAATTACAGAAATTTATTTGGAAAGACAAAATTATGGAAAGAGCTTTATAATTTTTGTGGAAGAAAAAGAAACATGCTAACATTAGGAAATGATTATGAATAAATATTGGACAACATCAACAACTTTTGGTGACGTAGAAATAGTATATCATTTAGTGGAGAACAAGTAATGGGATTTCATAAAAGATATATAGACAATGACCAAGTCATAGAAATGTATACCAGAGATGGAATGCAAAAAGTTTATGATTGGTATACTAAAGGAGTTGACGCATTAATTACAGAAACTGGACTTGCATCAGATGTTAGAGATTTGATAGGAAAGAAGGATGACTGGAATAAAATGTCAAAACTAATATCAAAGGTTGCAATTAAACAGGCAAAGTAATGTCAGATATAATTAGAAAGAGACATAGTAAAAGACCACTTCTTCAGGCAGAACTTGAAGTTGCAATGAAGAACAGTAAATCAAACAAAGGTGCTGCAAGATTTTTAGGTGTATCATATAATACATATAAAAAATATGCAAAACTATATACGGATGAAAGTGGTACAACTCTTTTTGATAAACATCGCAATTGGTATGGAAGAGGTATTCCAAAGGTAAGAGACTTAGGAAAGATTCCATTAGAAGAAATACTTGAAGGTAAACATCCAACATATCCAAGATGGAAACTTAGAGAAAGATTAGTAAAGGCTGGATATTTGGAAGGTGCTTGTCAAAATTGTGGTTATTGCGAAACTCGAATCACAGATGGAAGAAGTCCACTGCTTCTAGAATTTAGTGATGAAAATGTAAATAACTTGAAGGTAGATAATCTATACGAATTATGTTATAATTGTCACTTTCAAATAATTGGTGGACTTAATCAGAAAAAATCAAATAAATTACATGGAATTTAATGAGATTAGTTATGAATAAAATAGATAGAAATAAATTAAATCCAAACAAGGTTGTTGGATTCACAGCAGGAAATTTTGACCTACTTCATCCAGGTTACATTTATACATTTGAAGATGCAAGAAAACATTGTGACCACTTCATTGTATTTTTACAGAGAGACCCGTCTGAAACCAGGTTTAATAAGTATAAGCCAGTCATACCTCTTTATGAAAGATACCGTGCACTTATGGCTATACAATATATTGATGAGGTATACATTTATCAAACTGAAGAAGAACTTTATGAACTTATTAAATTCTTCAAACCAGATGTAAGAATACTTGGTGAAGATTATATTGGTAAACCTTGTACAGGAGATGACTTACCTCCAAAAATTATTTACACAAGTAGAGCTCATGGTTGGTCAACAACAAAACTAAAGGATTTAATTACAAGACAGACTGTAAAACAAAATCCTTCAATAATTAAAGATGATGATGTTGATACTGATAATGAGACATCAAAAGAAGTTGATAGAGAAGCAGAATGGCTACTTGACCAACATAATAGGAACAGGCCATTTGATGAACATATTAATGACATTGATGATTTGCCACAAAATAGTCAAGCATTTGGAGATTAGTTATGAAACATCCTTATTATGATAGTGATAGAAAAAAGAGAACAGAAAAATTTGCGATGGCAGCATGTTCTTTTAGTATACTTGGAATAGTTATCTTAATAGTAATTGCTTCAATATTTAATTCTTGTAATAATTCACCAGAACCAACATTTGATGATTTTTTATCAGGTGATGAAGAAAACTTATTGGATACTTTACAGTCAATTATACCAAACGGAATAGGAATAATTGAATATGAAGATGGAACTTGTGATAGTATAAGATATAAAGAATCCGATGAAAATGTTCAGTGGATTGGAAATGATGGTGTAAAATTTTATGATTAAAAAGATTTGGGCAAATACACTGTTTTTTATAGCAGCATTTATAACAATACCAGTTGCAATAGGAATGACAGTATTTTTATGGGTTCTTGGTTCAGTTGCAATAGTATTGTCTTCAATATTAACAACTATAGAAACATTAAGGAATAATAAATGAAAGTAAATATTTACATACACAGGGATGATGCAGCTATGGGAAAGCTTGACCCTAAAACATATTGTATAAATCAACCTCCACAATACACTGAAGGTAAAAGCGATTATGTAATGGTTACAATAACACCGGACGAGTTTTGTGAATTGGAAGATATGAGAGGTGATGCAACAGTTCAGGGTGACATGTTAGATTCTGAAAAGCTACAGAATATTTAACAATAGATTAACATTAGATTAATATAGTTGTAACATATTTTCCATATTTATTAGTATGGAAACACAAAAACTTGACATAACACCTGCAATTTATATAACAATAATGATTGTTGTATTTCTATTAGCACTGTAATTGTTAATAACTTTTTTAGCTTTTTTTAGAAAAAAGTCTCCCAAAAATTTTTTTTTCCCAAATATTCTAGTTATATTTATATATAAATAATTGATAATACTAGAACTATGATAATATACATTGACTTAGACGGTGTACTTGCTGACTTTCAAAAAGCTGCATCACAACACCCAGATTATGGAACAAAAGGTTTCAGACCAGATTTAACATTGGATTTTTCAAAATTTGATATAATTCCTGGGGCAAAAGATGCGGTAAAACAAATCCTAGATATGGGACATGATGTTTATATTGCAAGCACAGCTCCCTGGGACAATCCAAATGCTTGGACTCAAAAGAGAGAATGGGTAGGAAAAAACTTTCCAGAACTAAAAAGAAAAGTATTTTTAACTCACCACAAAAACCTGCTTAAAGGAGACATTCTTATTGATGATTCAACATACAGAGGACAAACTAAGTTTGAAGGAGAATTCATGAAGTTTGACCCTAGCATTGGTTACGATTGGGATTTCATGGTTAAGTCAATTGATAATATGACTAAGTTGTTAAAGGTAATTTGTTAATAACTTTTCAAAAATAATTGAAAATTATAGTTCAAATTCCAAATATTCTAGTTATATTTGTATTATAATAATGGTTAAATTAAATTAATATGAAAGAATTAAAAAAGTTTATAGATGAAATGAAAAATACTTCTTCACTTAATGAAAAGAAGAAGATTATTGAAAAGTACAAAGACAATGAATTTGTTATGAAGGCTGTAAGATATACTTATGACCCTTACAAGAAATACAATGTTACAAGTAAAAACTGTAAAAAGTTAAGAGCATCTAATATCATTGATAAGCATTGTGGATATGTAGATTTATTTGAATTGTTAGATGATTTAGATAATAGAACTTATACAGGCCATGATGCAATTGCAATGGTAAATGGATTTGTATATCAAAGTCCAGGTTATAGAGATGTAATTTTTGGTATCATTGATAGAAATATTGAAATTCGTGCAAATGCTAGTGTATTCAATAAAATAGTTCCAGGACTTATACCAACATTTGATGTTGCATTGGCAACTAAATATGAATCAAGATTTTGTGATTTTGATAATGAAAGGTGGTTGGCATCTAGAAAATTAGATGGTGTAAGATGTATTGTTAGAAAAGAAGGTGATACTGTTAAAGCTTTCTCAAGAGCTGGTAATGAATTCACTACTTTACAAAAAGTATTAGATGATGTATCATTAATGTCAGGAGATTTTGTTTTAGACGGAGAGATATGTTTGATGGATGAAAATGGCAATGAAGATTTTCAAGGAATCATGAAACAAATCAAAAAGAAAAATCATACTATTGAAAATCCAAAATATATTATATTTGATTACTTGTCATTAAAAGAATTTGATACTAAGGAAAGTGATATAAAACTATCTGAAAGAATAAAAGAATTAAAAGGTGAAATTTATCATGATGGATATTATGATACATTAAGTGTACTCAAACAAGTATATGTTAAAGATGTAGAACACCTAAATGATATGATTGCAGAAGCAGATAAAGCTGGATATGAAGGAGTCATGTTAAGAAAGAATGTTGGTTATGAAGGTAAGAGAAGCAAGAATCTTTTGAAATGTAAAAAATTCCATGATGCAGAATACAAAGTTGTAGGCGCAACAAACGGCGACATTAGAGTTATTGAAGATGGAAAAGAAAAGACAATAAATTGTTTGAGTATGATTACAATAAATCATAAGGGAACTCAAGTTGGTGTTGGTTCAGGATTTAATTTTGACCAAAGAAAAGAATTTGGAAAGGATCACAGTAAAATTTTAGGTAAGACAATTACCGTACAATATTTTGAAGAAAGTAAAAATCAATATGGAGAATACTCGTTGAGATTTCCAGTAATTAAACATATATTTGAAAATGGAAGAAATGTCTAATATGAAGATAGTATACCTACATGGATTAGAAAGTAAAGTTGGTGGACCAAAAGTAGATTGGTTAATGAGTCTTGGTCATAAAGTTATATTTCCAAAAATGGACTATAGTGATGTAAATGAGTTTAGAGATACACTCCACCTTTGCGAAATGTATAAGCCAGATTTAATTATTGGTTCAAGTATGGGCGGTTGGTTTGCATGGAATATTGGAAAGGTATTGAAAGTTCCAGTATTATTGTACAATCCTGCAATACTTGCACCTACATTAATTGATGTACCACTATGGGACAGTAAAGTATTTTTGGCATTAGGTACAAGTGATGATGTAATAAATCCTAATCAAACAATTAAGTTATTGAATATGATTGATAAACATGATTTCAATATGAACAATGTTTGGAAAGGTCCACACGGCCACCAAACTCCACTTGATTCATTTCAATCGGCATTTTTACATTTTCAAAACAATATAAAAGCAAATATTAATCTATATAAAAGAAAGAAACATGATAAAATATAAAGGAATTGCTCCACCAACATTTATGGAATTAAATGGTAAAAATTATTTAATGCCAGGTTTTACAGAAGTACCACATTCATGCGGTATACATAACTGGAATGATTACATTGTTTGGGAAAGAATAGAAAGTAAAGATTCTCCAAGTGATAAATGGACAGTTGAAAGTTCATCAACTACTGGAATATTTTACACTGTGAAAAAAGTTGGAGATAATTATGAATGTGACTGTCCTGGTTATAGATTTAGAAGAAAAGAATGTAGGCACATAAGAGGCATAAAAGAATCAGCATAAATCACAAATTGAATGTATAACTTAATATTTATAATAAATGGAGAATAACATGTTTAGCTTTAACTCAGACAACGACAAATACGACGAAGTGGATTTACAAGACATCTTATATGAATTAAGAGGTGAGGCAATGAAGAGAGGATTTGAGATAGTAATGGCAGAAGGAGTTGGAGGGTTAAGAGATTTAGGAAGCAACAATCCAAGGTTAATAATTAAAAAAATGATAAAATACTATTCACAACCTGACATAGAAGAATATGAAAAGTGTGCTGAACTAGTTAAATTGTTACAAAATGACAAACCAAAATCAGAAAAATCTAAAGTACCACAAGACATATCTTAAACTAGCAAATGAATGGTCTAAACTTTCTCATGCAAAGAGAATGCAAGTTGGAGCCATAATGGTTAAAGATGGAATGATTATTTCAGATGGATATAATGGAACTCCATCTGGATTTGATAACTCTTGTGAAGATTCAAATGGAAATACTAAACCTGAAGTATTACATGCAGAAGCCAATGCAATACTTAAGTGTGCAAAACATGGTACAAGTTGCGAAGGAGCAACATTATACATCACATTAAGTCCATGTCAAGATTGTGCAAAGCTAATTCATCAAGCAGGAATAAAAACAGTAATATATAAAGAAAAGTACAGGTACGGTGATGGCTTAGATTTCCTAAAAAAATGTGGTGTTAATGTTAAAAAAATAGCAGAATAATTTTTTTATATCAATTGAAATGGTTATATTAATTAAAAATTTAGAATAAAAGTTATGAACGAAAGACGATACGAACAGTTTAAGAAATACAAAAGAACAGTGCTAAGAATGTTCCCTCATGCAGAAACAAAAGTTAGACCAAATGGAAAGTTTACTGTAGAGGATGGATTTGGAAGATGTATATTAAGACATTACCCAGATGTTGCATTATGTGATAATGTTTTTAATGCATGGAAAAATATTACAATTATAAAACATTGGGATAGAATTGAACAGAGAAACATTAAGAAGTCAAGAATAGATGTTAAAAATGTTGTAGGTAACACATCAAACATGCCAAGAAAAGAAAGCTGGGAGTATACTGATAATAATGTATCAAATACTGGTGAAGTATATGATGAAGCAAATCAACATTCAAATAATTAAAAAAGAAGAAAAGAAATGAAAAAGGTTTTATTAGCAGTACTAGTCTCGCTTGGACTACAAACACAAGCACAACAGGCAGTTCCATATTTTTGCTGTGACTCAATAACATATTGGATAGACCAAAGTCAAGGATTTAACATAGGACTTGATACAACAAATATAGTACACAATCCAGATTCTATAGATGTGATTTGGGGAGTATGTACTTATCCAAATGGTATGTGTTATTCAGGACAAGGTATGTATTATTATTTTTCTCAGATTACAGTACATGACACAATAAAAGTATCTTATTCTGTGTCTATTTATGAAAATGGTTCAGTAGAATACTGTAATATAGAAGATTGGTTAGTATTTGACCAGAATAGTTTTTCATGGGTATTGATTAATATGGTGCCAACAAATATAGAAGAATTGGAAATTAAAGCCATAGGTAATAAAAAAATATATGATTTACAAGGTAGAGAATTAAAAGAAGTACCTGTAGGAGTTATGTATATTAGAAATAATAAACTTTATATAAAATTAAATAAGGAGAAATAGTTATGAAAATGTATTATGTAGCAAACGTAAGGTTTACGGATGATAGTCGTAAAGGTGCAAAACAATTTACCAAAGAATTTTTAGTAGAAGCTGTAAGTATCACTGATGCTGAGACAACTTTAACAAGAGCTTTAACAGAAGAAGGCACTGTACTTGATTATGAAGTTAGAGGAATAAGAGCAAGTAGAATTGAGGAAGTATATGCAAAGCCTGAATAATAGAATAAAAAATGAAATGTCAAATCTAACTGTTAAAGATTTTAATAATTGGCATGAAGGTTTAAGTCCAATAGAATTATGGATGTATAATAATTTAATAAGTAAAAATGACAAAGAAAAGTAAATATCAGAGAAGACGAGCTATCGAGTGTAAGATAGTCGAAAAAAGTAAAAAGAATCCAGGTTACTGTAAGTATAATATTACAATACAAGAATTAGATGGAAGCATACATACTCAACCAGCTTATGGTACAGATATGCAAGATGCGTTATCCAGACTAATGAACATTGAAAGAACTGTCAAGATAGAAAAGAAAATGGAAAAGAATCCATTAATATTCTTTTTGGTGTGGATGTTAGTAATGGCAATACCAGTTGTTATCAATGGTGATATGACTTACACACCTTGGTTTATATTGTATATGTTTGGTAGTTTTACTGCAATGTTTGTATTTGCAGGACTATGGCAAAATTATTTAGAAAAAGGAAAGAAGTAAAATATGGAAACAATAGCAATAATTTTATTTGGAGTAGGTTGTTTTGCATTAGGAATGTATGTAACTACTCAGATAAGTTCATGGATTGATAGTAGAATTCAACATAAAAAGTTTATGAAAAACTTGGAAGATTTTGATAAAAAAGAAAAGTGATGGATATTAATAAGATTGATTTGAATCAACTGGCTAGTGATTTTAAGATGGATGATATAAAGTGGTATGATAAGGAATACTTTCTATGGTTTATCAAGTCAGTTGTATTATGTAGAGATGTAAAGCAAACCGGTATACCTTTTAGAAAAATGTATAGGAATGCAAATAACTTTATGTTAGTAAAGAATAAAGATACTGCTGTCAATAGTTACAATGTTGGAAACTTTGAACACTGGGATTGTGTACCAACACATTTAATAAATGATGGACAGAAATACTATTTGTGTTGGACGTATGAGTAGAAAAGACAGGTTTTATATTATAATTAAGTGGCATTACAATCCAACAACAAATGAAGTTGGAAAGAAAAAGAATTTACCAGTATTAATGTTAGATTCTCATGGTGATCCGCTTGAATTTGATACAGAAAAATCTGCAAAAGAATTTGTAGAAATAATGAACTTCAATACTAATCAAGGATTCAGATATGAAATACGAGAGTTAGGAAAGAAGTACTTAAAGGTCAATCAGAAGAGTAGTAACAATGATGGATTTGATGACAGGTGCGGCTGACCCCCGCCCGGCCCGGCGAAGTTCGCACATGCGATGTCGCACATCAAACCCTAACCAGAAAGTTGCCTTTACAAGTTATCAACAACTTTACAAGGCTATATAAAGGAGTAATATAATATGGCATGGGAAGATTTTTGGTGGGACATAACAAAAGAAATAGAAGATTTGGGAATAAGAAAACAGTTTGACGCTCAACTCAAAAAAATGGATATGCAAGACAAACATCGATATCGTGACACACGGGACAGATGGAGTTATGCACTTGACAAAGTAAAGAAGAAACACGATGCAAAGCAAAATGGCAAAAAAAGACCAAAGACTAGCGACAACAAATCATGACATTGAACCTTGGATGAAAGTCCTGATGTTGGAAGTCGACCAGATATTGAAGAGTGGGATAAAAGAAGAATGGAGAGAAGTAACAACTAGTGTTAGGAAGGACCTGACATGTTTTATTGATTATATAACAAACGGAGAAGACAATGGAATTAACTAATGAAATAATGGATGCGTTGAATACAATGTATGAGGCAAAGAAAAAGAAAGCAATTGCGAATTTGTCGAATTATTTGAATAACCCAGCAGCAATAGGAGAGCATCCTGATATAGTTGCAGAATGCGATAAGTTGCTATCAGATATAGATGATGCGTTAGGCAAACAAGAAACACTTCAGCAACTCCTACAACAGGGTAAACAAAATGCCAACAAATCCTGATAGATATACAGAACTAACAATACAGGATTGGTGTGTAGCGACATACGATTGGAACAAGCTAGAAATACGAGTAGTATACGAGGAAGGCATGATATACCGGTTTCATGGAGTACATCCCGATAGATGGACACAGTGGTGTGAAGCAGACGATGCATTACATTACTATTACAGACACATAATGCCGTGCCGATGGAGTTGTGAGAGCCATCCCAACTGGACTCCTGTGTCAATACCGGTAGATATGGCAGGAGATGCAATGGTATCCTCTAGTCAAAGTGATAGTGAAGCTCAAGAGAATCAAATGGCTGAAAAAACCATGAGTGTGACTAGGAAGGAGCGCATTTCTGGCAGTCTGGATGATACTCATGAGCACGACACAAGTGTGGCAAAGTAATCGTTAGCTAGACTATCCGGCATGGCTAGACTCACGATAAGAGTGATAGATGGTATGTCAAATTTGCCACTGGTCGTGCCACATTGTCATGGAAAAAAGTTGTGAAAATATTTTTTTTTCCCAATTATTCTAGTTATATTTATAGTATAATAATGGTTAAAAAATATAATACTATGAATCACTTAGAAAATCTTTATGACGTTTATCTTTACTGTCCATCTATAGACTCTGCAAAGGTCTGTACTGTGGAAGCAACTCACTACAGCAACGCTAAAACAAAAGCCTTGGATATGTATCCTGGTTATGTATTGCTTGAGGATCAACTGTCTACAAAATGTTAATAACTTTGATATTATTGTTAATAACTTTACGATAAGTTATAGCACAAAACCCAATATTAATAGTTATATTTATATATAAATAAAAACAACAATAAATAGTCGCTTATGAAAAATGTAATCTTAAAAGCTGGAATCAACGAGAGTGGTAAGCCAGTACTAACGGACAAGGTTGGCAATCAATATGAATGTCCTGTAAATGAAAAAGCCAACAAACAAAAATTAACGTGGGCCGTTAAAAAAGAAGCCTTCGTAAAAGTAATAATGAAGGAGGGCGGAGCCATGTCCTACTCAGTATCTAATAGTAGTACTGAAAAGGATTGGACTAAAGATGCCACGTCTGTATTGAATGGCCAGTGGTTGAATAAACCTGCTGCTAATGTACCTGCTGAACAAGCTGAGGTAATGGCATTCATTCAGAAATCTCCTGAGTTAAAACCAGATACTCTTAAGATGCAAGACCTTAAATGGAAATATCTTGTTAGGTCTGCAATGAGAGGTAAAAACATTATGATGACTGGTCCTGCAGGATGCGGTAAAACTATGGCAGCTAAAACTGTTGTCAACGCATTAGACAGACCAGAGTTTTATTTCAACCTCGGGGCAACTCAAGATCCTAGAGCTACCTTAATTGGTAATGTACACTTCAATAAAGAGAGTGGTACGTTCTTCTCAGAATCAATGTTTGTGAAAGCCATACAAACTGAGAATGCCGTTATACTAATGGACGAGCTTTCAAGAGCTCACCCTGAGGCTTGGAATATTCTTATGACAGTTCTTGACGAAGGTCAGAGATACTTGAGATTAGATGAGGCTGATGGTAGTCCAACTATTAAGGTTGCTCCAGGAGTTACATTTATTGCTACGGCTAATATTGGTAATGAGTATACAGCTACACGTGTTATGGACAGAGCGTTACTGGACCGTTTCATTATTGTAGAGATGGATACTCTAAATGCATCTGAGGAATTTGCTTTGTTAACAAAACTATTTCCAAATGTAGATTCCAATACTGTTAATGCCATTTCTGAAATCGCTCATGCTACCCGTGTTGAGGTTAAGAGTGAAGTAGCGAGAATCTCTACAAGTATTTCTACCAGAGCTTGTGTTGAAATGACTAGCCTTGTTTACGACGGGTTTAGTTTAACAGAAGCTGCTGAGGTTATTATGTATCCACAATACGATGATGCGGGTGGAGCTGATAGCGAAAGAACCTTCGTTAAGCAACTTGTTCAAAAGTTTTGCGACGATGGTACTGATGAAGACCTCTTCAATACTGAAGATGTTGATGGTGCCGATAACGATAACCAGTAATAAGCGACTGGAACAACCTCTCTGCCCTGGCTTTATTGCTTGGGGTGGAGTTAGGTTGTTAATAACTATGTTAATAACTTTCTAAAATAATAGTGAAAAAATTTTTATTTCCCAATTATTCTAGTTATATTTATATTATAAATAAATGATTAAACTATGACAAATTATTCAAGCTTTTGGTTAAATGACAATTATGACAATGACATTGACATTCTGACAGGTGAATCAACTAAGAAACCTGGTAAGGACCTCATCAAGCTAGCTGGTTACCAACGAGCAATCGCTAACTTTGTTAACATTGTAACAGGTAAACACGTTCCCGTTAAATTCAAAACTAATGGTAATAGCTACACTGATGGTAAGTCAATTGTAATTAGCTCGAGTCTAAAGGACAAGGATTTCGACCCTGCTGTTGGACTTGCTCTTCACGAAGGTAGCCACATATTGTTATCTGATTTTGAATTCCTACAGAAGATAGGAGAGTCTATTCCAGAGGATATTATAAATACAGTAATGATTAAGTATGATTACGACAGGTCTTCTGCTAATTGGCATATACTAAAAAATCTAAAAGATTTGTTAAACATTGTCGAGGACAGACGTATTGATAACTATGTATTCAAATCTGCTCCTGGTTATAAAGGTTACTACCACTCAATGTATGACAAATACTTTAACTCTAAAATTATAGACAAAGGATTGGTTAGTTCTGAATTTAGAATGCCTACCTTTGAAGCTTATATGTTCCGTATCTGTAACATTACTAATAGTCATAGAGACCTCAACGCATTACCTGGTCTAAGAAAGATATGGAATATCATGGACCTAAAGAATATCGGTAATGTAAAGGATACTCAAGAAGCCTTTGCTATTGCGTGCGAGATATACCGAGTAATAGAAAGCAATATTGAAGCTCCAAAACCAGAGGATAACGAATGTGAAGGTGAGTGTAATGGTAATGGACAAGAAAGTAATAATAGAGATGGCGGTACTCCTCAAACACCAGAAGGACAATCTAATGACGATGGTTCTACTACAACTGGTTCTGATTGTACTAATGGTAATACCACATCAACTATTGACCTAGAGGATTTAACTGACAAACAAAAACAACAGTTAAAGAAAGCTATTGAAAAGCAAAAGAGTTTCCAAAAGGGTGATATTAAAAAAGGTGGAATGAGTAAGAAAGATGCTAGTTCATTAAATGCTATTCAGCAAGGAGATGTACAGGTTACTAATGTTGGTAATGGTATCTCTAAGAACTGGCGAGAAACTGGTACTGGTACTAACTGTATTGTTATTAATGGTATTAGTAAGACTCTAATTGACGAAAATCCATTTGACTTGTTTCTTACAGAGAACCACTACTATAATAGATGTGATGCGTGGCAACATGCTGTAGACCAAGGCCTTGTATTGGGTCAAAAACTTGGTAGAAAGCTACAGGTTAGAAACGAGGAGAACAGCCTTAAATATACACGATTAAATACAGGTAAGATAGATAAAAGATTGATTAGCTCGTTAGGCTATGGTGCTGAGAGTGTATTTAGTCAGGTATTTACTACTAGCCATAATGATGCCAATGTACATATCTCGGTAGATGCTAGTGGTAGTATGAGTGGTTCTAGATACAGAAAAGCAATGACTACCTGCGTGGCTATAGCTAAAGCAGCTAGCATGGTTGGTAACCTCAACGTTCAGATAAGTTTCAGAACTACAGTAGAGAGTGGTGGTATGTCTACGCCGGCTATCGTAATAGCATATGACTCTAGAAAAGACAAGATAGTAACTATCAAATCTCTATTCAAATATTGTGTCAATCTCGGGACTACACCAGAGGGTCTATGTTTTGAGGCTATTCAAAAGCACATGGTCGAGAGCAATGGTAGTATGGACAGCTACTTCATTAACCTATCAGACGGAGAACCTTATTTTGAGAATCGTGAAATTGCTTATTGGGGAAATGATGCTGCAACTCACACTGCAAAACAAGTGAAAAACATGCGTAGTGGTGGTATAGAGGTACTGAGCTACTATATAGATGGTGGTAGCGACGTTAGTAGTCAATTTAAGGCTATGTATGGCCGCTCTAGCGCTAGTATAGACACCAACAACCTAACTCAACTAGCCGGGACTCTAAATAAAATGTTCCTAGCCAAATAGAGGACCACAGGACAATGCCACAGGTCTATTACAGGCCTTGTGGCTGTCTATAACACACAAAAATCTGCAAGTGAATGCAGTCGGACTATTTCTTGTTAACAGCAAGATATGTGTGTGTAGCATTAAGCATTAGTCCGTCTTTGTACAGGAGCCCAATTTTTCTTGTATATAAGTGATAGTAGTAGAAGAGTGTTTAACACTATAAAAGTATAAAACCAATTAAATATAGATAATATGAAAGACAACATTGAAAAACAAACACATGACCCTCGAGCACCAAAGTGGTTTAGAGATTATGTAGAGGCAAAAGGTACATCCGATAACTATCCATATCAGACAAGGATAGAAAGTATCGAACAGGAATATAGTGCCAAGGGACAACAGGTACCACAAGGATTCTACTTTAAGAATGGCGGTATAATTCGAGCTCTGCTCGATTTTGTGAAACAAACTGGACCCTGTACATGGACTGAAATGAGTATGGAATACCACTACCTGTTTAGCAACATGGAATACCATCCAGTCAATCACCGTGGTGGTAGTTTCAGTAGTGGACACTATCGTAGCCTAATGACACCAAGGCGTAGACTGATAGGCAATGGTGATTACGAATATATCCGTAAAGGACAGGATGGTCTATACCGATACCATACACATGCTCTGGGTTATAGTGGTGTAAATTGTTAATAACTTTTTCATCAATAATTTTTATTTCCCAACTATTATGGTTATATTTAATTATCAAATAAAAAACAAACTAGATTATGTCAGCTATCTGTAAATCATGTCAGTGCACTATTCCTGCTGGTCGGGTTAGTCTTGGCTATAATGTATGTGTTGATTGTAGTACCGAGGAGGCTGTTGCCTGTGTCGATATTACATATCACAAAACCGGTAATACTATTCAAATAACCGACAAGGAAACTGCTAGGCGAATCAACAAGTTGGCTGCACGTAGTGGTTATGGTATTATGCGTGGCCTTCGTGGTGGCAAGTCGTCAACTGACAAGACTACACTATCCACTACTCCTCGCAATATCAAACCTATTCGTGAGTATACTCATAGTGACCTAGAGCGTGTCCTTGAGGTTGCCATTGATTGGATGGAGATGGATTGTCGTGACCGTGCTACTGCACATGTCGAAAAGGCTTTGGCCAACAAACAAATAAGTGGCATACAACGCCGACGCATTATGGAGATACTTGCAACCATGTTCCCAGAACCAGTTGTTGAGATTAAGAGCATGCAGGAATCAATAGACCCTGAAATCGAATTTGCATTTCGTAACTGGCGTAATAGTCGAATATATAAATAAAACATATGAAAACAATAATCAATAAAATCAAATCATGGCATGCCTACTGGGTATGGATTGAACAGGAAAAAATAAAAGCTGCTATACACAATTGTAGTGGAGCAGGTTTAATGTCAATACTATTACTTGTTGTGTTTACTAGTTGTGAACGCCAAATTGAATTTGAAGAGGTATGCTGTGACTGGGATGCTGTAAACTTTGACCCCAACCACAACGGACACAATGTCAACCAACTCTATTTTACAGGTAGTGATTTGTGTAATGACAATTTATGTATATATTATTAAAACACAATTATGATTAATTATTTACTTATAGGAATTATATTTACATTCACTATGGAACTCATCAACCATCCATTGAGAATCAACATTGACTGGCCTATGCGGACGTTAATGGTCCTTGCATGGCCAATATGTCTGGTAGTGTGGTTGTATCACTTCTTAAAGGAATTGTAATGGGTGCCGCATCGCATGTGAGACTTCGCAGGTGTGGTGGTGCGGCGGCCGGGAGCTGGACCAGTAGCTCAGCTGGATAGAGCAACAGCCTTCTAAGCTGTAGGTCGAAGGTTCGAATCCTTCCTGGTTCACAAATTATAAAATATGAAAGTACTTAAAAATATAAAATTAAAGGACATTA